ATAAACTGACGAGAGCTTTAGATGGTATCAACGTAAAAGGGTTGCAGAGTAGCGTGCAAGAAGCTCAACAGACTCTAGCGAGTATACAGTTAGAGGTCGCTGAACTTCAGACTCGCATGGATAGTATTAAGCACACGGGGCTAGGTCGGCCGACTAACTTCACGTCGCGTAATACACATCCAGAATCCGTACAAGTGACAGAAACATCAACGACTAGCACAGCTAGGGTGGTACATATTCCTGGAGTTGGTCAGTGCAAACACTGGTTAGCTGGGGATGTCACACCACGACCTGTGCTAACGTCTGATCAGATGTCACTTATGCATCCCTACCAGATACTAGCGTATCGCGAAGGTGGAGAAGCTTTCGTGCCTATCATCGAAAGTGAAGTGTAAGTGTGAGGACGTTCAAATTGGTTCGTCACGAAGACGTGACTGGAATTTCCGGGACGGGTGTTATCGCTGAAGGCACTCAGTACGAGAGTGGGAAGTGCACACTTGCTTGGTTGACTGAGTATAAATCCATTGGGGTGTACGACTCAATGGAGGAGCTGAAAGCGATACACTGTCACGGAGGTAAGACAGACGTGGTATTCGAACCCGTTGTGAGTTGGCATATGGAGACGTCACCGAATCTAACCTTGACTTCCGTCAATGGTATACCCTACAACTATTGGTCATCTACTACGAGTGCTTCTAACGTGTTGCATAACGTAGTAGACAGCGATACAAACAAGAAGTAGTGCGCAGCACGCTTAGTGCGAGTCTGCGGCAGCTAACTGCTCAGACGGATACAATATAGCGAGCCACGGCACGAGCATCAAACACATGAAAGGATGCCCGAACAGTGGCAGATACATTTACAGAATTTCAGCATCCGAACGATGCGACTTACCAGATCAAACGTGACAAGATGGTAGGAGAGCTGCTAAAGATGAATCCAGTCCAGCTGGATCGTCAACTGCAGTACATGATGCGTCAGGCACCTCCTAAAGACGACAGTGGCATGACAAAGGAACTGCTACGCGAAATGCGTAACGCCCCCTTCGCACCAGACGCTGTCAAAGGTATCCTAGACTCAACGTCAGGAACTACAGGCAACGTATTAATCCGGCAAGACCTGGAACCTACCCTCTATGCGCTGTTTGTGAAGGTGTTCCCTGCATTTGAGCGGCTCGCTAAGGGACCAGCTAATGGTCTCGTCCATGCGGCTGGAGCGTAAGCTGTTGGCCCTGCGAAGTAGGATACTGCTTCGTAAGCAAAGAGCGCTGTATCGGTGAAAGCGCAGCAGTGCGTAACGCCGAGGCAACCTGACCTTTGTCAGAGAGTCCGTAACGAACATACGCGCTCCCCGAAAGGGATGACATGTTCTGAACCCTAGCTATAACTAGTTCGAATGAAACTAGGGAGACAAGCAGAAATGACTTGTCCGACGCTTCGGCGTAGGTAACAGACTGAATCAAATTACAACTCCCGACAGTAACTCTCTCGGTTCGACCATCATTACTGAGCTTGGTACCGTCAGCTATACCGCCTCGACCTACGTAAGGGCTACGTTCCCGATCGCCGTCTTTGGCGTTGGTAGAGGCGTGAGTTTCAAGGAGATGGCCGCTGTAGCCCAGGGTGGAGCTCCGTTAGCAGCATAGCGGCTTCAGCAAGTGATTGCTGTCGAATAACTCTCTCTGATATCGGTGGAGGCCTTCACTTCTCTAGTCTTTAGAAGAAAGGTAATACCGAGGGAAGTCGGCTATGTAGTCGACGCCCGTAACGACTAAGCGAGAGAGCTCTAATGCATATGGTGTTCACTTGTTTTTATACCTCTTTATATACTATAATTAAAATAGTAGTTAATATAAAGGGGATAAGAACTGTGAGTAATGAGAGACCGTCAAAGGAACAGTTATATCAGATGTACGTCGTTGAAGGTTTGACACCGATACAAATAGCAAGAAAGTTTGGCTATACAGCATCGGAATCTATACGCTACTGGCTTAATAAGTATAGTATCCCCAAACGTACTGTAACGCCGAATAACGCTGTGAGGTCGGTAGCAACTCGAGAGCAACTGTACCAGTGGCACGTAGTTGAAGGGCTTACCGCTGTAAAGATAGCGTCTGCGCTTGGGTGCAACCAAACAACGATTTCGGGTCTGATAAAAGAGTACGGACTAGATCCCGGACGAGCGCTTGTTAATCGTCCGATAGAGTGTCCCGTAACTCGAGATGAGTTGTGGTATATGTATATAGTCGAAGGTATGGGCTTTACTTCTATAGGACAACTACTAGGAGTAGGAGATCAGGCAGTGGAGCGTTGGGTTAGAGCATTCGGTTTTGAGGTCCACTCTAACGGCAGATACACTCCACAAGTAAAGCGTACTCTAGAGGACTCAACTTATACGACGTACGGTTTTGACGATACTACGAAACTAGTTATACTATCTCGAGACAGTTGGGTGTGTCAGATGCCTAACTGTGACTGTTCCGAGAAATGGAAGCTTCAAGTACACCATATCCTACCACTGTACCGAGGAGGTACAAACGACTCTGAGAACGGTATTACTCTCTGCGAAGATTGCCATCGAGCCATTCGCGGAGTGGAAGATGAGTGGGTCGAGTACTTTCTGAGTGTAGTGCAAGAGTATTAGATGATGCTATAGTCTGACCTTTACAGAAATGTAAAGAAGTAGGCAGAAATGACCTACTCCGACCGAAAGGTCGAGTAACACACGTGATGACCCTCAGAAGACCGAATTAGCTAACGGAATGGTCAAACTGGCTACGGACCTGCAGTACACCATAATGCAGGGGAATGCGACTAATTCTTCCGGGACTGCGACTCAAGAAGCGGGTCTGTACAATGCGAACGCCTTCGATGGCTTCCGAGGTGTGCTAGGAAGTGTCGGTTCGTTCTCTGCAAACTCTGCGACACAGGCAGATATTAGCTCGCTGAACATACTCGAGAGTCTCCAGTTCGTTGCAGCGAAGCTAGCTAATGCCGGTGGTATGCCGAGTGCTGTCTACATGTCGATGAACTCCAAACAAGCTCTCGATACTGAGCAGCAGACCAACCAACGTTATAACAACGACTTCAACGAAATTATACCCGGAGTCAAGGTTAACAGCGTACAGTGGGCGAACGGTCAATTAGCCATCATTCCTGTGCCTGGCAACATGATAGGGACGTACAACCGTACGAGCGACAACGCTCTAGTCGAGGACATGTACATCTTGGACGAGAGTACCGCAACTTTACGCTGGCTATTCTCTCCAAACTTTACGGTCCTCCAAATTCCGTCGGGAGTAGACGGAATCCTCAGCGAACGCTACATCGTCTTTGCGATGGACATACACGTCGCCTTCCAGCGTAAGCTGGTCGACTAAACTTCTCTGACATCGGGGAAACTCCCAACTGAGATAAGTGGACAATCCCGAGGCAAGCAAGTAGCAAACTACTGTGCAGCCGTAGAGACTGAGTGAGAAGCTCCGAGAGTTCGAACTCTCGGATGAAGCGACAGTCCGGACTCGCTAGGAATAGCGAGAAGGTAGCAGAAATGACTACCTCACGTAGGTAATGAGTTACCTACGGGGTAACATACCGGTGGGGCTTAGAATTAGCCGGGCCTATCTTCTGTGGCAAGGTCCGAAGATTGGCTAGCTAGTCGAGGTAAAGGTTCGTGATGTGTGAGAGCTCGCGAATTCAACCATGAGTTATACAAGGGGAGCATTCCGGAATGCTCCCCTTGTATTTTTGGGCTTTTGAACCTCTTGTAAACAGCCAATCGTTTATATTATAATATATTTATATAAAGTTGTAATATAAACGAAAGGTTACCTGCATGTTTAACCCAAAGATCGCTGAGGAAGAGATCGTACAGCGTACTATCGAGTTCATTCATGAGTTCCACGACGCTCACTTACAAGACTACGCGGAATGTTACCGACTTGACACGAGCACCGAACTTGCTCGTTGGTGGTTCGAGAAGCATCTCTTTACTGTTATGGACGGGTTTAACTACCACGACCGTTGGATTAATATGGTCGCGTCTGCTTCAACGCCCGATTATGATACAGAGTCTTGGGAGAGAGACTTAAGAGCGAATTGGCATACACCGTCAAATCAGCCTCTTATGGAAACGAAGTTTGAGCTGGGTTTGTGCGAGCTGAATGATAGATGTCACGTACTAGACAACCGTAAGTGGGCTAGTGCTACTGAAGCTCAAATCGCGGAGGCGAACGAGTTGGTGGACGTCCACCAACTATCCTATAGTGGGGATATAGCTTTTGAGTTGGAAGTGGAGTTCATTAAAGCGTTCGAAGCTCTCGTTCGGCAATTTATTACGAACTATAAAGTTGGTTTTGACAGTCTGACGGCTGAAGAGCGACTTGCCTTACACGAAACTTACGAGTATGGTACGTTCGAGGAGTTTACCTGTGGGTTCTGGATTGAGAGCATTGTCAGTAAGCGTCACTATCGGTTTTTGCAAGCGATGCATCAAGGGATACAGCGTGCGTACCCAGTCGAGATTGGAGACCGTTGGTTGTACTGGGACGAGAAAGACATCGACCGTGGCGGATGCGGATTCGCCTAGACTCTAAAGGGTACTAGTACAAGTAGGTCATATACGTATATGACCTACTTGTTTATGCCTCACTTTTTATATTATAATATATTATATAAAGTATATTGCGATACGAAAGCGAGTGTACTATGTTTCTTGACCCCGTAGAGTACGACGAGTGCGGAAGACCGACGTACGAGTGGCTATACGATGCCTATGTCGTGAAGAGGGTTCGTATAGCTGTCTTATATGAGATACTTGAGTTATCCTCACCATATATGTACGCTTTGATACGAGCGTACAACCTACCGATGCGTATACCTCGTCGAGTTAAGGCACGTCAACCGAGTAAAGAAGACGTCGAATATGTGTACACTGACCTAAGTATCCCCTTAGGAGATGCTCTAGCATTACTAGACCTACATTCTCACGTGGAACTGTCCGCTTGGTGTTATGCGTACGGTATCCCCTACAGATACCGCCACTTACTGACTGATACTGACATAGAAGACATCGTCAACCTCATAGACGATGGAGAGACTATGACTGCTATTAGTGCTAGTTACCACACGTCTCCCTCTACGATAAGGGCCGCTCTAGCTACCGTCGGGTATGCTCCTCCTAGTAGACGTTGGTTACGCAAACGTCCTACGGCAGAGGCCGAGTTGAGGAACGCAGCCTCTCGACCGGGTGCAACCGTTAGCAGTATCCGCGATGAAGTCGGAGGGTCGATAATAACTGTGGAGAAGATGCTACAAGAGTTCGGCATACCCTACGCAAAGTGTTATAGAGGTGTGAAAACCGGATGGTTACGCAAAGTAACCACTCCGAGCGAACTACAGGCAATGCTAGACAGCAAACGTTCACTTACTGACATTGCATCCGCTTATGGTAAGAGTATTTCTACCATAAGTAAGACAGTTAGGCGTTGGGGACTATCAATCCCCAAAGATGAGGATATAGTCGATGAGGACTGTGGGTAACCTCCTATTGATTTACGTTACATAATACCTTATAATACTTAGGACAGTGAAGTCTCACTGTCCTAAAAATATCGTAGGTGGTCAGCATGAGATTGAATCAGGTAATCGCCGTAGAGAAAGGCGTAAAGTCGAGCGCTCTGCAGGAGGTTACAGCCGCATACCATATCTTACAGAAACCCCCTCTGTTTACTGGAATCAGCCGTACGTACCGACCTAAAGATGAAGAGGGGGAGACTCTTCCTCCAGAGCACACTAAGGTGCAGATGAACGTAGATGACATCATTCGGTCTACGTCAGGGACGCTCGTGAAGTTGTTTGACGTTGTAGCGTCAAAGGATTGGGCTAACTGTAGGGCAAGAGCTGATGTCGTCGTAGACGGTAAGGTACTACTTACTGGAGTACCTGCAACGTACCTGTTGTTTCTCGAGAAACAACTCATCGATCTGCACACGCTTATAGGCAAGCTACCTGTGCTAGATCCAGCGGAGACTTGGCTCTGGGATGCGACAGTTGACTGTTGGGCGACGGAGCCAGCACAGACTGTACGGACTAAGAAGGTTCCACGCAACCATGTGAAGGCCGAGGCTACAGAGAAGCACCCAGCACAGGTGGAAGTGTACTACGAGGACGTCTCTGTAGGTACTTGGCGTACAGTAAGGTTCTCTGGTATGGTGCCGGCTTCTAGAGTAAGGGAACTGTCTGCTAGGGTAGTGAAGTTGCAAGAAGCCGTAAAGGTTGCTCGAGAAGAGGCTAACAACCTCGAGATCGAGGAACACAAAGTCGGCGACGCTGTTTTGCGATATGTATTCGGATAGTATCCGGTATATATAATTTGGGGTTCTACACTCAAACTTATACTCATGTATAATGAAGAGGTATCAAGTGTGGGTTCAAGTCCCACTCGCGTTTCGTGACGCGATAGCCCAACTTGGTAGAGGCAGTACCTCGACTGGTAAGGCTTAGGTTATTACCCCTAACTTAAGCATTTTCGTCGAACGCCAAATCGAATGCTAGGAGACTAAACTCACGTATGCAGGTGCAGCTCCTGCTCCGCCGTCCAATTCATCGGCGGATAGTTTAAGAGTAGAACGCGCGAGTGTAACGACTGAACTCCCAGCTTAAACGCCGTTGGTGTGCGCAAATGGACGATCAGAACGGGACTAGGAACTTAGGGTATTGTTCCTAGTCCCACTTTTTATGTATGGGCAACGAACTATGAACACGATTGACGATTTCAACCAACAACCAACCAAGCCTAGTAAAGCAGTGCGAAAGCGTAATAGGCAGCGTACGCTACGAGACGCTATTGGAGCTGCAGTATCCATATGTATCATTGCTATTAGCATCGGCTTCATGATAGCGAAGCTTACACCGACTACTTCAGCCGCAACTTCTAGCTCTACCCCTACGGTTGCAGTAGTACATACAGCTCTACCTAACGAACAAGGCAAAACTGCTAGGGACAAACCAAACACAGTCCCCGGTACAACCCCCACAGCAACTCCGATACCTGTGGTCGCTATCGTAACATCCACACCTGTACCAGTCGCTGCACAGCCGATCGTTCCTACCGCAGCTCCCACGCAACGCTCTGTAGTGTACCCAACTCCTACACCACAGCCTATCCCAGTAGTACTACCTACAGCTACACCCACTACTCCGAAGCCAACACCAGTACCAGTCACGTCTACACCCACGTCTGTAGTAGTCCCTACAGCTACACCTGGCATCACTCCTACAGCTACACCCATGCCTATAGTACCCACTGCTACACCTGTACCTACACCTGTACCTACACCTGTACCTACACCTGTACCTACACCTGTACCTACAGTAGTGGTGATACCCACACCTACACCAGCAGGGGTAAGGATAGGTGCTATATGTAGGGATGGTACTAGGTCCACTGCTACTGGGTCTGGTGCATGTTCACACCATGGTGGTGTACAGAGTTGGATCTATGGGTAGTGTATGAGAGTGACGTGTGCGTTAACTGGTTGCGATAGTGTCGTACGTAGTTCGGGTAAGTTCTGCTCTAACGCATGTAAGCAGAAGGCATACCGAAGACGTATACACGGCATCTCACAACATCCTGATATCCAGTTGTACTGTGGACTCAGCGAAAGGGACTGGAACCATCACAGCGCCGAAACTGGTACTCATGTATGCATATCGCCTGTCAACGTTCGGACGAGAGGCGGAGTTAAGAGCGGTCGGGAGACTAACCTGTACGTAGATACGTCCAAGGTCACCCACATACTACTAGACAGTGGAGCATTCTGTGACAGCATCGAGATAGCACAGGGTGAGATCGTTCGGGATGGTAGGTTGTCGTTTCCTCATGCGTTGGATAGACAAATAGCACATGCTTTTAAGTACCACTACTGGAGGCAGGTAGAGACTATCGTCAGCTACGACCTGCTTATCGACGAGACCTGGACCGATGGCGAGAGGCATAAACTGAGATGGTCGTCTGAAGCTGCCGAGTATGCTGTACGTGAAACCATTGAAGCAGCAGAGTATCTAGTTCGGCAGCGTAGACGTATAGACAGAGTGTTCGGTCACCACGTACCTCTGTGCTTACCTGCGCAGGGTGTAGATGCCCACCAGTACGTACGCTGCACTCAAGGGATTGTACCGCTGATGGAGCAGGGTGACATCTTCGGTCTAGGAGGCTGGTGTATCTCAGGTAAGATGCGCAGCAGTATGCTGCATGCTGCGTCTGAGATACTACCCCATACATTCAGGGTACTCAGTACAGGAGGGGTTACACGAGTACATGTGTTCGGTGTCATACTACCTGCACTACTAGGTTACCTACTGTACCTGTGTGACTCCTACGGTATGTCCCTATCGACAGATAGTGCAGGACCTCATGTAGAGCCAGCGGCTCATGGTACTTGGGGATACGGCTCATGGTATGATCCCTACTATACCATACCGCCTGTACTAGATACTTGCAGGGTGGTAGATAGTACCGGGAGGAAAGCCCCCACCTGTGCTATACACGGGGGCTGCAGAGGGTTAGAACGTTGTAGACATGTGCAACTAACACGGAACTACCTGGCGAACTTTAGGGAAAGGGAGCCTCAACTGTACGGACCTCTTGATAAGCCGTATGTGATTCCATTATAATATAATTATATAATCGTATTATAATGGAGGTCTAGCGTGCAGATACCCCTAATTACCTACGAGTCTACAGGAGCTCCTTCGTATGAGTGGACATACGAAGTGTTCATTCGAAGAGGAGTACGTCTAAAGGAGCTGTCGTCTATATTAGAGTGGTCACACGAAGCGGCTTGTTTACTTGTCTGGTATCACGGTCTGCAGTACGGACGACAACGCCAACGTACTAGGAGTGAATTCACTCGAGTAGACGGTGTACGGCTACGACAAATCTACTCGGAAGATTTGTGGCGTATAGAGGATGTCATATCCGAGTTAGGACTTCGTGACCCCCAAGAGATGTATAACTGGTTACAACTCTTTAACATACCTCGGAGAAGAAGGCAAGTGCTACTTCAAGTCAGTGACGACGAGTGGATCGCAGCAGCTGAAAGTGACATGACTGTTTCGGAAATATGCAGACAGTTCGGGGTAACCGCGGACTACCTGTACAGACAGTGGCGCAGACTAGGTATACGTAGTCTGGATCAGCGGAGAAAAGCCGTGCAAGAGTTTAGAGAGGTTGCTACTTACGATCTCTTATACAAGTGGGTGCACGTACACGGTTTCTCCCCTCGAGAACTGGCTAGTAAGTTTGGCATAGCAGTATCTACAGTTAGTAGACATATGAAGTTACTAGGTGTACCTCGGAATACGCAAGATACGTATCGGCCTAGGGGAGGAAGTACGGTACACGCAGATACTCTTAGGTACTGGTACGTGACCGAACGCAGAACTTTAGAGTGGATTGCAGATAAAGTAGGTGGAGAACCCTCCGGAGTATACAGAGCGTTGGTGCGACTCGGTATTATAGAATAGTCCGCTCTTGATTTTCTCATACTGACACTCTTATAATTATTGAAACTGATAAAGGAGTGTCAATGTCCCACGCCTTATACCACGCAAAATCCTCCGCTAAGCGTTTCGGTGGCGAGCCAGAAGACTACATGGCTCTGCATGAATGGTTAGATCATACTAAAGCACACTTCGCAGACGCTAGACACAGACTCTTACTACATAACTCCTGGGGTATTTTTCTAGCCGAACAGGTACTTGGTAAAGTGTTAGTGAGAGCTTCAGACGGTAAGGAAGTCCCTACTCGCACTGTGCTAGAACGTCATGTGTTAGAGGACTTAGGTCGCATCCCGACACTCGAACAGTGCTTATCCCAGGTGTCGCTAAAGCCTTGGATGTATAAGAATGCCGAACAGTTGAGTACTAAGGGGGAAGAGTACCTTGAACACACTAACTAGAACCCAACTGGAGCAGCTATCTGTAGAATCTGTTCGACTCTACAACTGGACCGTCGCTAGAGACTTCATCTACCAGATGTACGGAGACAAAGCTGTAACAGTACACTTCGACGTACACGGAGAGTCTGACGACGAAGGTGGATTAGTTTACAGTATAGACAACCTAATCGTACGTGATGAAGAGGATACCGAGCTGTATCCGGATACTACGCTACCTTTCTATCAGCTGTCTGAAGTGTACACGGTTATGCGTACACTTACAGGTGAAGACGGATACTCAACCTATACTTGGGGTACAGCTACGTTTACCGGTGGGGATGTGATAGCTCTATTCGGTGAACTGTACTTTACTGCCAATGACAAGGCTGACTGGGTAATGCTGGAAGATATCTCCGTAGAGGATGCCGACTACGACTTTCGAGCTCAACCCGTACTATCGTTTGAGGTTACGCCGATCTAGACTTTAGTAAGTCCTACCCACTTGATTTTAAGGTCAATGTCACATATAATCTATATAGTGACAGAACTTGCTGACGAATAGGTCATATCCCGTACAATACAGAACTGCTGACTGCCCCTCGAAAGACTCTGGTTTACTAACCAGAGTCTTTTTTGATGGTCGATATAGAAAGAAGTTTCCCTAATGGCAACCGCTACAACAGTCTCAACCACAAAAGAGACCCAAGCATTTAGCGATGAAGATGTAGTCACTGTGCTACATGGTTGGGGTGTCGTAAGGCACAATGACAGACATTACATTGACAATATCCTCTTTGAAGGTGGAGTCGCGAGGAACGTTCCGTATACAATCGCTAAGCACTGGAAAGCCGGTACTAGACCTGATGGCAAACCCGCTATTGGTCGTGTGAAGGTGCATCTGCTACCTAACGACGCTAACGAAGTCGAGTTTGCTAGAGCTACTGGCATTCAGCCTATGAAGACTAATGAACTGGCCGCTATGATACTGGCGACTGACAAGCAGGAGCTACTGAAGTCGTTAGGACCCCAACGTATGCTAGAACTGTCTCAAGAACTTAGCAAACTCGCTAAAGCTCAACTATAAACCCGCCCGCATGAAACAGCTAGGAGGAATATTCCTCCTTGTCGGTTGTGGTGCTACCACAACGGAAAGAGAGTATGCATAATGGCACGTTTAGCCCCCTCACTTGGACGAAGACGCGATTGGCCCCAAGTAGAGTCTATTAACGTCTCTAGCGTGGCAGCCGGATCTGCTACTGACTATGAAAAGTGTATCTTTACCGTTCCGGATCTTACGAAGGTTAACCCAGCAGTTTCCGGTACTGCTGGTGATGTACCCATCAACTCTGTTGCAGTTCGTATGATGTACATCATACCTGACACGACGATTACCGGGCAGGCTACAAACTTCTTCACGTTTAACTTCCTGCAAAGACGTAACCTAGCGGTCAACACGACTGGTCCATCGACTATCGCCTCTGGTTCACGTACGATCACCCCAGCTAGTATGAATAATATCAATCTTAACTCCGTACTAGTCATCGATACAGTCGCAAGCGGTGTACAAGAAACTGTGACAGTCTCCGCCGTTACAGCGACAACGTTCACAGCTACCTTCTCCAATGCTCACACGGGACCATTTCCGATCGTAAACGGTAACCTAGCGTCATTCCCAGTAACAACGTCTTCTGCCACGACTGTGACTGCAGGTACGATGGCGGTTACACCACTAAGTATGTCTAATATCGCTATTGGCACCACACTACGTTTCAGTGGAGGTACTGGTGCTACTGAAGACGTTATTGTAAATGCGGTAACTGCGACAACGTTCACAGCAACGTTCGCTAACGGTCACTCCGGTGCGTATACTATTACTAGTTCTCCAATTGGGTCAATCGTATTCAGTGCAGCTACTGTCGTAGCTACATCTTTGCTACCAACGCAGCTTAGCTTGATCGTACCTCTAGGTACGTCTCCCCTGATCGCTGGGGACGTACTTACGCTGCAAAGAGTGTCGTCTAACGCTACTGGACTTGCTACTCCGGCTACGACAGCAATTGCGGAGTGGGTACCAATCAGATAAGGTAGGTAGCTACATATGGCGACTAGACACGTAAGATACTCTCCAATTGGAGAGTATCAACCACTCCATATAACAGCGACTGGTACTCTCGTACCAGTCGGTAAGACTGTGAACACTACTGCATCCGCTGTCCTGTCAGGTAGTGGGGTAACTGTGACACCCGCATCGATGTCGAACATTACCGTTGGCATGTCGCTTAACTTTGCCAACGGTACTGGCACTGCGGAGAACGTTACTGTGCTTTCGACCACTGCGACGACGTTTACGGCTAACTTCGTAAACGGACATAGCGGTTCTTACAACATTACGTCCCTTAGCGGTACGTTTCTGGGGAGCATCGTAGTAGGAGCCGCAGGTACTGGAGTTGCGATTACACTCTACAACGGGTCACCTAATACCTTACCAAGTGCGGGTACAGCCTTTGCTGTCATTACGCCAACTGCAGGAACGTATACATTTAACTGCACACTCGACAAAGGACTATTCTACACCCTTACAGGCACAGCGGGTGACTACACGTTAATGTATTTAGATCACAGTGTATAAAGAGACAGACCACTAACGGTCTCAAGCGATAGTGGTCTGTATCGTAATAGACCCTTCAGGATTCCACTGCAAAAGGTTTCTACATGTATATTATAAGGTAGTTTGATATGTAGAAACAAGGGTACCCAAACGGATGGTGTCGCATGAATTTGTATGCTAGCGTGTTCGACTTCTACGGTAAGTCTGCGGGTCCGTTAGGATTGGAAGTCAACTCTCTAGTGGGAAACGTTGCTAGGCTATCGGGCAGTCACATACTAGGTGCTACTTCCCTTACGGTAGCACCTAGCACCACCGTACAACTCGAAGCCTACGACGACATCACCATCTTCGACGGTGCACTGAGCGAGAGTGTAGTAGTCGCTAGCACAGTGCAAGTCGGTTCTTCCAGCATCCCACTGCAGTCCGGTCTACAAAACCCACACTCTTCCGGTACAGCTTGGTGCTCCGACGGTATAATGGGGTCTCTTGCGGATTGCATCATCGACGGCTCAGCAGAACTCGAGAACATTATCCAGCAGTCGCTATGGGAAGCGACTCATAGCGAAACCATTCGTATGCCTTCTATGCGCGCATCTATTGACGAGGAGCAAAGACTAGTTATTATACCTAACTGGCAGCCTGTAAACTCAGTTTCAGCCATCTCTGTGAAGGCGTACAGCACACTGTCAGCTATTTATAACGTGCTACCGGTCATTTTTGATCCCACTCAAGTTATTTATGATATACGTAAGCAGATCATCTATGTACCGTGGCTCATCGCTGGCTTTGCTTACGGCGAAACATACTACAGTTTGCTGCCAACCGTTCTGCGCACTACGAAGCTGTTTCTGACTGTCACTTACGATGCCGGCTACTCAGTATCGACTATGCCAGGAGCGATACGTCAGGCTGCTGTGCTATTAGCGAGTGACTATTTATCGAAGCGGTTGAATCCTAGTGGCGCAGCGGACATTAGTTCTGGTGCAAGGCGACTCTCACCCGTAATCCGTACCGACCTTGCGGGTGAGAGTTTGCTCTACAAACGTGCGTTACGACTGCTAAGCCACTACACCAACGTGTCATTCTAAAGGGAGACTTATGTCTGAGGATATCCGTGTAAACATCACGAGAGCGGGTGTAGATAATCCGATAGTGACTAATATACCTGTGCAACTAGACAAGTTAGGTGCACACGAGATCGTCACGTTTCAAGGTGCGGATCCTCACTTCACGTATAGGGCTATTACAGTTATGCTACCGTTGAATAACTCGCAACTCATACTCTATAGGGATCATATGATCGATCAGGTAGTAGTAGACGCAGTTACTGGTAGCCTACGTAAGTATCTCATTATAAGCGACCCCCAAATGCACATCTTTGCTGGTCACTGGGAGTGGATCTGTACTAGACAGAGAGGCAAATAATATGGGAGAACTGTCCATCAGCATAGCGTACGAACCAACGTCGTTGAAACGTTTGGGGAATATGCTAAAGGTGCATAGCTTCCTCGCGCCTGAACTATCGTCAACTATGCAGCAAATTGGAGATATCATAGTAGCTGCTGCCGTTGCTAACACGTGGGCGGTCTTCGACGAACCAACTGGTACACTAGCGGACACGATAAAAGCTGTACTAAGTGGACCGTACGAAGTGACTATTGGTACTGACAGTCCGTATGGACTGCGTCGAGAGTATGGCTTTATGGGTATGACTGACTCGCTAGGTAGAGGACCCTACAACGATCCGGCGAAGCCTTATATGCAACCCGCGTTAGACGACAATGTAGATCAAATTAATGCTTTAATTAACGCCGCCGTTGCTAGAGGACTAGCTAACATGGGGCTAGCTATATGAGTAACTCACCAAATACTATAGCTATCATGACCGCCATTCAGGGTTATATGACCTCCCTTACGTGGGGTATCAACCAGAGTTTCGCTCAAGTACAGATTGAGGAAATTAAAGACGTCACGGAGTCTGTAGCACAGGGGTCAGCGTGCCTAGAAATCTACGGAGCTTCCGACGATAGTCAGCACTTCACGTTTGGGGGTAAAGTGCGGGATGAGCAATCGTTTATCTTAATGGCGCTTGTCAGTAAGGATACTCCAGCTTATGCCCAACAAATCTATACTATTCGGGACGCTTTAATCGTCCCCTTCCAGACACACGCAACGCTAGGTAATGCCGGAACTGTGTATCATGCTCAAATTAAACCTGGGACTGGAGCGTATTTAGACGTCTTACGTAACAACCAATGGCTACGTGGATATCGAGTACACATTATGACTAGACAAGAGTGGTTTGTTCCAACACCACCGGGAGTTATCTCATGAGTACGCAAACATACGTCTTCTACGGTGCGGGAGGGGTCATTCCGGGAGTTGTGGGTCAGTTTAGCGCTAACACATACGTAACGATCGACACTACGACCATGCAAGTCGTCGGACAAGGTTTCCTACCTGTTGCAATGCCTATTACCGGGAGTGATGTAGACGCTACGTACATTGACTATGGAGAAGCCGGTGTCGTCCCGGACGTCGCAAATCAAGTTATAGACATTGGTCAAGAGGAAGTGGTAGATGTTACCACTGACACTGTGCTCCAAGACAAGTTTCTATCGTCTCAATAACGTATAAAAAGGGGATGTAGTTTATGCCAATCTCCGCAACAGCGGCAAAAGGTGTAGTCAACATCATGTTGGAGGCAGCAAACGGCGAACAGCTTCTACTGTCCACCACTGCTGTTGCTGCTACTATTACTGGTATTACCGCTCCAACTGGCAGTACCGGTATGAGATTCCACGTAAGAGTTACCAACTGGACGACATCTGGGACACTCACCATTAACGGTACGGGTATTCCGGGTAACACAGAAACGTTTACCGTCGCTGCACCTACTGCACAGCAGACACAATCAGCACAGATGGCTAGCTTCGACATCGTGTCTCTGAATGCGTACAGTGCTGTTACCAATATTACTACTACAGGTATGGCTAACGGTCTCATTACGGTCTGGGGGATATACGCAGGTAAGTTTCAGGTTCCCTCGATCTTGAAGTCAAAGCGCAAGCCTAAAGTGTACAGCCCGAACGAACACAATACGTTTATCGAGCGAGATAAGAAACTCCTGCAACTCATCAACGAGACCACTATCGACGAGTTGAAGCAAGACGTATACGCAGACCTCTCACTCTGGTGGCCTTACATGATGATGGGAGCTCCTACTGCTACAGCGACTGTACCAGCTACGCCAACGTCGTTGAAGTCTTCTGCAGCTATTACTTCTTCGATGACGCTTACGACCCAACCGAGTGCCCCCGGTATGAAGTTGATACTCACTATTACTTCGTTCACGCTTGCCGGGACGCTTACTATCAACGGGGTAGCGTTTGGTTCGACTGCCTCAGTATCAGAGACTATTAACGTTACTGCTGCTGGTACTTACTACAGTTCGAATGTGTACACGAGTGTAACTACCATTACCAACGTTACTACTGCTGCTTCACTGGCGGTTACTGGTGTGTTCGGCTGGTCGCTTACTTTCCTTTCTAGTGCCAACCAATACACGGCAGCTATCGAGTGGTATGACGGTGCAGGTTCTTGGGTTCACCCATTTTCGTTCTTTACTGAAGGTGACTTCGATATTAAGGTCTTGACTGAAGCTACTATTACCGCTAAGGGAGTAGCACAGGATAAATATCCTATCGGCGACCGAACCGTGACGCCGTTGAGTGGTACAAATCGCATATCCTCAATCGGGTCCAGCCTTTCGGATCTACCTATTGTAGGTTGGCAAACAGTAGTATACATGGATGCCATCACTGGTACTCCACTTACGACTGTCTATATCGACGTGCAAGAGTTGAAGGTTAGTCTTAAGACGCCGAATGAGCACCACTACACTTTTACGAACTCTCAAAACTTTAATAGGGCGTACTTAGGTAAGCGAGAGTGTGTAGCTGACTGTACACTCAACTTTATTGACTTCCTGCAGTGGGAACAGTTTAGGCAGAACCTGAAACAGTATCTAGCCTTTCAGTTCTTAGGCCAGTATATTGGTAACGACGGTACTACACCGTACTACAAGTCGTGGACTTGGACTTTACCGATCCGATCTGATGGAGACTTCGACATCACAAGTGACCCAGCTAAGGCTATTGTCACTGCTAAGGCGATGTGGAGATGCGAGTACGACAGTGGTATCGGTGGAAGTTACAAATTAGTCGTAGTTACTCAGATGCCGCCGACCTACCCTAACTAATAGAAAGAGACATATCTCAATGGGAGCTTTCGACGTAAAGCCACCGATTACCATACCGGACCCTAGCGATCCGGAAAGTGCTACCACCTTCCGTAAGAAGTGGGGTTGGGATCCGCATGAACAAGTACTCATCAAGGGTACTATCGACGTAGCTGATCAAGAGTACGTCACCAACCTTACAGCTAAGTCTAGTAAACGAGGAGAGTTCGAGCTGCAAGCAGGTACTGGAAGGTACGCACTACTTGACCGCATGATTCAAGACTGGACTCTGTTACAAGATGGACATAGGGTGCCAGTCAGCAAAGTCAACATTCGGCGACTGCCAGCTAACTACGCTAACCCCATTTTGGAGGAGATCGACAAATTAGCTGCCGGAATGACGGAGGAAGAACAAGACGATTTTTTGCCCTCTGCAAACGGGTATATAGTGGACAGCTCCGAGAGGATGACATCGTCCCTCCAGAGATCCTAGAAGAAGTAATGTACCCGTTATTCGGCGGCTACCACGAATATGAAGCTGCACCTGTCATCAAAGTTATGCGACACCAATTAAGACACGCCGCGAAGATGCAGGTTACACAAGAGCAGCAAGAAGACCAGGAGCGTGAGTACCGCCGACAACAGCTACTAGGTTAAGGACTAGCGTATGGCAGCCGGAGATACAGCACTCAATATCATTATAGGCGCAACTGACAATGCGTCCAGCGTCATAATGGGCCTTGGGAACGCACTCCAGCAACTCGCAAGCGGTAACGTAATGGGTGCTATCGGTACTGCGGCTGGCGCAGTCGCTGGGGGTATAGCACAGGCTACTACTGCTGCCGGCGACTTCCAGCAGCAGCTGACGCTACTCGTAACCTCAGCTAACGAGTCCTCAAATAACCTAAAGGCCGTGGGAGATGGTATACTACAAATCTCTACTGACACCGGTACAGCTACGGACCAGCTAACGTCCGGTATGTACATGATCGAGTCCGCAGGTTACCACGGACAGCAAGGACTCGACGTACTAAGGATCGCAGCAGAGGGAGCAAAGGCAGAGAACGCGGACCTTACGGGAGTCGCTAAAGCTCTAACGTCCGTCATGCACGATTACAACATTCCCTTCGATCAGGCTGCCGCTGCTATGAACACGATGACTCAAACTGTTGCTGACGGTAAGTTGAAGTTGAATGATCTTGCAACCTCTCTTGGGTACGTGCTACCTATCGCTTCCGAACTGCATGTATCCCTACCCCAAGTAACGGCAGCCCTCGCTACTATGACTAACGCTGGTATGTCTTCATTCCACGCCTCTCAAAACCTAGCATTCTCGCTACGTGCTCTATCCTCGCCAAGTAGTGTTGCAGTCACTCAGCTCAAAGACATTGGGTTAACCGCGCAGCAATTAAAGGACGCTCTGTCTACTCAAGGCTTGAGTGGTGCATTACAGCTAGTCGAAGACCACATCTCTAAGAAGTTCCCTGCTGGGTCGGTACAGGCACAGACCGCACTCAAAGATATTATGGGTGGTGCTGCCGGCTTAAATACAGCACTTGCTCTGAGTGGTGATAAAGCGAAGTACTTCGCAGGTAGCATTACAGACATTACTGCAGCACTACGCAACGGCACCGGTGAGGTGATGAACTGGTCTCTAGTTCAGGACACTCTCAACTTCCAAATGGACCGAGTTAAGGCGTCCTTCGATGCAATGATGATCTCGATAGGCACGGAATTCTTACCTATCATGACCAAATTAATGGATAACGTCGCTAATGCTGTTGTAGGCTTCACCCACTGGGAGGAACAGACACACTTCGTAGCAGACGCCGTGCAAGTCGCTGTAACGGTTATTGAATGGTTAGTAACTGCTATAGGTAAAGTTGTAGATGTGCTATCTCAACTATGGAGTCTGATCGAACCTACGTTCAACCAACTCATCGCATCCGCAGAAGTTTGGGGCAAGAACTTTATGGTGTCGTTCGGCAATGGTATCATAGCGGTAGCTAACGACATCATTGCTATAGTTGAACAGATAGCGCAGGAGATTGAGAACTATCTCGGCTTCGCTTCACCCGCAAAGAAAGGTCCTGGTTCGAAACTAGCCAGTTGGGGTCCAGGTCTCATACAGGGGTTCGCTGATGGCATCACTAGCAGTATACCACTCGTAACGGATGCTGTAACTGGTATCGTAAGTCAATTCCAAGCGTTAAGCGATCCTGCATCGATGCAAGCAGCCGGAGGACCGAATATCACGAACTTTACTGACGCCCTTACAGGCGACTCTCGTAAAGTTACCGTAACCCAAGATAAGATGCCTGACCAAAAGACTAACACACCAGCCGCTCACGCGGCTGCAGCAGGTCAACATATATCTAATGTAGGTACTGCCATCGCTGGTGGTGCTGGTAAAGTAGCGTCCGCTACAAGTCAAGTTACTAAAGCTCTATCTACCGTCTGTGACCACGCTAAGGCAGTCAGTAAGTGTGCTGCAGATCACTTAACGACACATCTCGCATCCAAGATAACTGCTCAGTCTCCCGCAGCTCAAGCTGCAGCCGCTAAACATGCCGCTGCAGTCGCAGCCGCTGCAGCAAAGGCTCAAGACACGGCAAACGCTAAAGCTGCCAACCTAAATACCGACTGGCAGAAAGCTATTTCAACGTCGTCTACTCAAGCTGTACAGGACCTAGTTAACAAGAGTAAGGCAGAGTTCGCCAAAGGCAACACAGCAATGGCGACCTTCTATGCACAGCAAGCTATACAACTAGCCAACCAACAGGCAGCAGCAGCGAAAAAGACTCAAGCGGCACTAGCAAAACTAGGTCCTGCACCCGTAGCGGGAGCTCAAGCGCCTGACCTGACCATACCCGGTAAAGACGTTATGCCGGACAACCCTATTACGAAAGCATCCAACGCGGTTAAGGCAGCCTCAGTTCAGTTAGGTCCAGCGGCGACTGCTGTTAAGAATGCTTGGATGAGTGTGCTACAAGTTTTCAGTCAAGTAGCCGCGGTTATGAATCAGGTAGCTAAAGCTATGACACCCGGACTCCAGGATATTTGGCGAGTCATCCAAACCGAGTTAGTCCCTTCACTCAAGTCTTTGTGGGATGCTGTTAAACCCGGCGTCGTTGCACTAGGGCAGTTAATGGGTGCTATCGTAGTAGGTACTGCAGCCTTTGCGAAGTGGATGGTGACTAGCGGTACACTTAAGGCTATTTGGGATGGTCTAGTAGTAGTCATTAAGGTTGTCATTGCAACCGTCTCCACTCTCATCGGTGCACTATCTGCTGCATTGGGACCGACTATCGCAATGCTAGTCGGTACGTTTAACGACAGCCTAAAACCAGCCCTCACAAACTTGTGGGAAGCACTTAAGGCCGGCGCTCCAGTATTCAAGTTTGTGGGTGGCGTCATCGGAGTAGCATTCATCGCTGTGCTAGGAGTCGTAGTAGGTCTGCTTGGTGGTATCATGAAGGGGTTAGGTAACTTCCTACAGGGTGTCATTATAGCACTTGGAGGCATCATCCAGTTTGTCAGTGGCTTCGTACAAGTCTTTATAGGGTGGTGGCAATTAGTCTACGACGTACTCACGGGCAATTGGAAGAAGGTGGGTAAGGATCTAGATGTCATTTGGCACGGTATCCAAGACATGTGGAACGGCTTCTGGAAGTTTGTTTGGGGCGTCATTTGGGCAGTTGGAGGAGCTATCATCGGATTCTTCGATGGCTTCGTCCATACCATTATTGGGTTCTTCCAAAACCTCTACAATGCACTCGTAGGTCACTCTATTATTCCTGACCTTGTCAATGGCATCATGAGTTGGTTCAAGAATCTTTGGAACTTTCTCGAGGGTATTGTCAATACCATTGTGACTTGGATAGTTAACCAATTTATCACTTTTAGGGATAAGACTATCGCGTACTGGACGGCCGTCTACACTGGTATCGTGCAGGTACTCAAGCAAATACAGTCGGGTGTTCAGACTGCTATCACCTTCGTCATCAACTGGCTGCAGAAGCAGTGGCAAACGTTCCAAACTAACGTACAGACAGCTTGGACGGCTGTGCAAACAATTATCCAAAAGACTGCTAACGGTATTTCCACGTGGCTAGGCGGTTGGATTGCCGGACTTATCACTGCCGCTGTGCAGTGGGGTCTCAACCTTATGAAATCATTCGCAAACTCGATTACACAAGGAGTAGCCAATGTAACTGCTGCAGTCACTGGAGTCGCAGCTAAGATTAAGTCGTTTCTAGGCATTGCCTCTCCAGCACAGCAGGGGCCGCTCTCAACAGCAGATCAGTGGATGCCTAACTTTATGACCATGCTTGCGAACGGCATCAAGATTAACACACCGAAAGTGACGATTGCGGTTACTGGGGTCGCCAACCAATTTACACTACTGACGACGAATGTCAATACGTCTGTCAACAACATCAACACGAAGATCGGAACTCTTGGAAACACACTCCCAACTGCGAGTAACAAGATCACGTCGAACCTGAACTTGCTGACAACACAAGTTAAAACGTCAGCTGACAACATTAACACGTCGATGAACGGTGTAGGAACGAACTCGGCGAACGTAAGTAACCAGGTTGGTAATAGTTGGCACTATATCGGTTGGACTGTAACTACCTCCAGTACGCTATCTCAGCAAGCGGCTAAAGACTTGGATACGTGTTGCCAAAACGTCTCTAATAACGTCTGTACTTCAAACACAAAGATGACTCAGAATACCCAGACGACTGCACAGACTATGGGTCAGTCGTTCAATAGTATCGGTCAGCAAGCAAGTGATGCTTGGAATAACTTCAATGACACTATGACCAAGTGGGGCGACGGGATGAAAACCTGGACTAACGACCTACAGACTAAGCTGAATAACTTTTTTAGGTCGCTCTTTGACCCTAACAGCTCTCTCAACAAGCAGATCTTCGGTTGGATTGACTCCACAACAAGGGCTGTGGGAGACTTTCTTAAAGAGTTAGGGAAAAACATCGGTGACTCCTTTAGTGGTTTCATCACTTCATCTCAGAACTTCATCGGCCAAGCGATCACTATGGCGCAATCTGCCGCCCAACAGATTGCGGCCATTCTTGGTCATAGTACACCGACCTCAGGTCCACTCAAAGACGATGACCAGTGGGGCAAGCACATGATGCAAAACATTGCGAGTGGTATGCGAGCTGGTATGCCGGAACTGACTGCGGCGGCGAATCAAGCGGCAGGTATTATGCAGAGCAAACTCTCACCGTCGTTCGCTCTATCCGGAGGATCGAAGCTAGCTAGTCCTATGGTTATTTACATGTCGCTAGACGGTAAAACGATAGGTAAGGTCGTTACCAAGTATCAGGTAGGCGAACTACACGTACAGGGCGGGATACGGAGTATATAACAGAAAGGAGGTTCTATGGCTGCTCTCTGCACGATAGGTGGCGTACAGTATATCATGATCGAGGATCAGCATGACTTGACGAACGCGCTTGACGAGCGTCAACGGTTCAAGTGTGACATCATCGATTATAGCGGTACAGCACACTTTGTGAGAGGGGAGCAGGTTGTAGTCTCCGACCCAGCATTAGGAGTCTTCTTTACCGGATTTATCAATAGCGACAAGGAAGTACCTCAATACCCTTCCGGTGCTATCCTACACACCATTGACTGCATAGACCTACATTACTTAGCAGACAAGCGAACGTATACCAGAACCTATCCTAACCCCACACTTGCTGGGAAGGTTGCCGTCGATATGTTAGACGACGTACTAGTAGCCGAGGGTATTTCTCCAAACTTTGCGTTAGCAGACAATATTACGCAAACCGACTGGAGCACAGGTACACTAGTCAATACGCAAGGTTCTGACGACGTAGGAGATGGAGATCTAGAACTACTACCCGCAGGCGTAGACGTTACTATCGTCGAAGGCACGACAGCACAGTTTGCTACTGGTACTCTCGTCAATATGCAAGCCACCAGTAACTCACTTCAACCGACTACTGTCAGTGCTGTACGCCTGCAATCAACTCTCTCATTTGCTTATGGTATTGAGTTTGCACAAAACTTTCAGACTGCTAGCGGTAGTGCGTCAGGTAGCGTAAGTGGAAATGCGGCTGGTACAGTTACTGGCAGTCCAACTGGTACAGCAAGTGGATCTATTAACGTGAGTGGGGGACTCACACCATCAGGTACGATAAGTATATCTGGAGGCGCTCCTGGAGAGTCAGCATCATTTAGTGGGTTTTTTGTCAGTGTTAGTTCATCCGGTTCAGCAAGTCTTTCAACCAGTGATTCATTTACGACGTTCGCTAGTCTTCCATTTAGTACTTCAGCTACGTTTCCGCTGACTGCGAGTGTTACGCAACTCTATCAGCCAAAGACGAAGAGTAAGGTGAAAGTTACCGACAGTCACTATCACGTCGTAACAGTCGACAAAGCAGTAGCTGACAACCGTGCGGACGCTATGATTTGGACAGGAAGTATGACCGTTGGTAGTGGGGATACTCTTAACTACGACATCTGGATTGCTTCTACGTCACCGTCTGAAGAAGGTGGAGTGGATCTCTACTTTAGTGATGGAACAGCACTCACTCAATACCTAGGTACTCTACAATCAAACTTCGACGTTGGCATATGGGACCAGAACCAACTGTCGGTATCACCTATTCAGGACCTCTCCAACTTTGCTAGGGACGCTTGGTGTACTAGACAGGTCGATCTTTCATCTCTTTCAGGCAAGACTATTATTGGAGTATCCATCTTCAACGCAGCGAACATCGCGGGTACGTTTGATATCTATATTAAGAATGCCTACCTCGGAAGTCACAGCGGCTCTCCATTCTTTAGCACCACTCAAACGTCAACTACACTCAATCCACCAACGTATGCTTCGATCGGAGCGTATATTACAGCAGCTACTATCGCTTCAGTCGCTACTGTATACACACCCGCTACGAGTTCTAGGACCTCTTCAGCCTACAACATCGACCCTGCAAAACTTGTACAAAACTCAATCATTACATGGTCCGCTGCCCTACCAGTAACTGGACCAACCGTTATTACGAGTGCTCCGGGTGCTGCTACGGTTGCAGGAATTTCCAACGTATACGTAAGTTACGATGCTACCACTTGGCTGCCTTGCGTAAGTGGTCAAGCCCTTCCAGGTCTTCCTGTAGGCGCAAACTGCTCTGGAATGTCTCTCTACTTGCTAGAGACATTTTCCGGTGGACAAGACCCCTCAGCTATTCCTGCACTACTGCAAGTGAATATTACGATCAACTCCGCGCCTAAAGCTACTACTACAGATATTGTAAGCTCATTCGGTACTACAGCAACCTGGAACTCCGGAACGGAGTTAGGGACCGCTCCTAACAGTAACGGAGATCTAGTCCTAGGTATGACTTCCTATAGCTGGTCAAACCTCAACAATATGAGTTACTCTCCAGGAAGTGATACTTCTGGACACAATCCAACGCAGTCCACGTCGTCTGGAACCTACGTTATCTCCTCGCCAGGGTACTCTGGAGGAGCGTCTTGGTCAACGTCTCGATTTAACTTTATCGCTGCTGTACAGGACTTTACAGCAGAGGCTGACTTCACCCTCAACTCCTCTAGCGAGATCCAAAATGAGGTAGGATTTCTCTACCGACAGACATACTGGGGATCTCCGAATAATAGCTTCGCCTACTACATACGAGTGATGAGGAACCCAGGAGGACTTGCTGGGGGTACATCGGTCACATTGGGATATGGTACTAATAATCCCCCATCTAACGTTGGCGGAGGTCCGTCGTCGGGTGCATTCACTACAATAGTCCAGATAGCGGAGACGATCAACAATAATACAGCCTACCATGTTAAGCTCGTCGTCGGTCAGAACAGGCACACGGTGTATTGGAACCACGGTTCCTCACCCATTATCGACGTACTAGATAACACCTATACAGCCGCCGGAAACATCGGCCTACGTACGTATCACTACAGTACCAATTCCGGAACGGGTAAGATAGCTAACTTTACAGTCACTAATACGTATGCTGGCATTTGGACCTCACCTTCGATCAACCTTAACAGTTTAGGAACGTGCGGTAGTACGCAAGTCTCTTGGTCTGAAATCGAAGCCGCAGGTAACCAACAGTCGACCATTCTTACTATGGCCTCACTTGACGGTGGCACGACTTGGCAGCAGTGCACAAACGGTTCAGCGTCTCCTACAGCTATCATTCCTGGTTTGCCAGTTGGAACTAGCGTTACTGGCAAGTCTCTAAAGATCCAACTTATCCTCTCTGCGACCTCTCTCCTCTCTAGTCCGATCATTACGGGTCTCTACATAAGGGTATGTGGAGCATATCCAGGAGCGTCCGGTACTAGATCTACAGCTCCGCTGGGCAACGATCGTATGATACGGGCTAACCAGAGTGGCTGGGGTACAGCCTTTGACAGCCAGACTTGGACCAAAGTCGGTACCGGTACTGACGCTATTACAAGCAACGAAGGTACGATAGCTAACACAACTGGTGACGTACACGAAGTTTTAGGCAGTAACACTTGGACTGACCTCGATGGCACAGTTCGGTTTCAGCTGTCTGCAGCAACTATCTCCGCGGGCATCGAACTACGTTACACGGACGCTAACAACTTCTACAGGTTACAAGCGACGACGACGACCGTCAGCATCATTAAAAAGGAGTTAGGCGTATCTACGACGCTTGCAAGCGTCGGTATGACTATCCCAACTGGTACTTGGTATCGCATGAGGTTTCGAGTGGTAGGGTCAAGCCAGCCTGTGCTAAGAGGCAACGCTTGGCTTGACGGTACTCTCGAACCTACTATCAGCTCGACGACCGGACTTTGGAACGACGCATTATGGACTATTGTAGCTACAGACTAATAAGGAGCCTCTATGGCGGACTACACTACTATCAATATGCAATACAATACTGGTACTGACGCTTCTCCAACGTGGACTGGAACCGCCATCGCGCTTTCTGGTTCAGCTGGCGCTAACGAGTTCAGAATGGCTATTACTGGCGGAGGAACATCGATCGCTTCCGCTTCCTGGCCATTCATGGCAAAACCGACGTCGGGTACATCAGCGGTGACTTCTCTGTACGCTTACACGGCAGACACAACCGGGTCTCAGGTCGCAACGTACACTGGCGACAACACAAAAGCACGTGTGCTAAGATGGAACTTTGACAATACAGGCAACCCAGTAACGGTTATGCAGGTGGGTTTCTTCGCTAATAGTACGCACACTGCACCTTCTGCTGGAACACAACCTCCAGGAACAAATAACGATGCATTTACGAACGGGCAGTCGTCGGATACGTCTAGCACCAGCTATATTAAGTTCAATCTGTACGGTTCCGGGTTAACGGCTGGAGGATCTCAAGAAACTCCATCAGCTGGAACCGTAGGGACGAATCCTAGTGCAACAACTGGCACAGCGGGTAGTGTCACGACTACCGCAGGAAACTGGTTGAACACCAACGCTGCTTGGCAATCTGGCCAAGGCTTTACGCAGTACATCACAGGGGTAGCGATTCCACAGACAGCGACTGCATTCAACTGGTATATGACTTGGGTCATTTTCATTGGGGCTAACATTACTGCAGGTACATGGACTCCAGTTTGCACGCTGCAGTACTCTTACTCCTAAAGGTAGGTGAAGGTATGGGGCTTGTCGAAGAACTGCTTGGTTGCTCTCTCCTTGACATCACTAGACCGTATTGGGCTGTAAAGTTGTCTACAGGTACTTGGGTGTGCGAGGCGCACACCAAAACTGACCTACGAACAGGATCAGTTAGGTACTTCGACTGGTCTAATGACCTTGTTGCAAGCGGAGACGTACTCAAGATCGCTCAACTCTGGCTCCTATGCCCTTCAAGCAAGCGTTCGCCCCTTGGAAACACCGCTTGGCTGCAGATTACTGAGTCGGGTACAGCCTTTCAGTTTAAGGTTAGCACAGTGGACAGCATAGTCGTCGAGAGTGTCAGGAGCCTGCAAGCGCACATTATCGGGAAGGTTACTAATAAAGAAACTGGCGACTGTGAAGTCTTTATTTGGGATACCTACCAACAAGGACTGATTACGCCAACCACACGTATTTACGACTCACTTACCAACAGTTATAGAAAAGACTCGAATGGTAACCCTGTTTACGCTGGCAAGGCAAACGTGTACAACTTTCATTCGTGGAGAGAGGGTATAGCACCGCTCGGTAGGTTAGAGCTGAGTACAGTAGGGGTAAGGATTTGACAGCACTCACAGTCTATCTCACTAACTTTGCTGCGACGACCGTCACAACCTCGAATACCCTTATCGAAAATGCTACTACTGGTGCTAGCCTTACTAACAAAAATACCAATCTGACGTCCGGTACAACAGGTTGGGTCGAGATTCTTTCGCAAGGTGGTACGTTCGGTGCAGGTGTCGGATCGGAACCATCTCCATCTGGCAAAGGGTGGATCGACGACGGTACTACACTTGAGGGATTTCACTTTGCGTCCGGCACATGGACGTTCAATCTTGGCTTCGAGTGTACTACGACAGGCACGTTCACAGCAGACGTTCACTTCCGAGCGTACCAGCGATCATCCGGTGGTACGTATACCCTTATTGGAGAGGCAACTGCTTCCGGTCAGACAATCATCTCCACTAGTTATACAGTTGTTTCAGCTTCCGGTAGCTTCTCCGCATCCGCGACGTTTGCGACAGGCGATAAACTCTACATCGACTGTCTGATGAACATCACGACGAACTCGACTACTGGCAACATGCGTATGCAGCAGTCGAGTAGTGCGACTACGGGTTCTACTAGCGCGGATGCAGTAACTCCCGGGTATATTTCAAGCACCCAAGTCGATAAAGATGTTGTCGTTCGTGCACGTATTCAGGCACTAGTAGACAAAGACGTTCGAATCCGAGGCCGGCTCAAGCAGCTAGTTAACAAAGACGTTGCACTTCGCGGTAACGTAGGTCTGCAAGCTACCAAAGATGTCGTCGTTCGTGCACGTATCCAACAGCTAATCAATAAAGACGTCGGACTACGCGGTAGGATTAGTGCCCTTGTCGTAAAAGATGTAGGACTACGCGGTCGTATAAACATACTCAGCACGAAGGACGTTCGTGTCAGGGGTATAGTAGCAGCATCTGGCATAAAGGATGTCAGACTACGAGGCCGAATCAATATACTCGTAGATAAGGATATCGGACTACGGGGTAAACCTGCTAACACCGTCACTAAAGATATAGTCATTCGTGCTAACGTAACCTCTCCTCCATTAGCGAGTGGAGGATTTACGCTTTGGGCCAACGGTACCGGGACTGCGTCATTTGACCACTTTAGAGTAACCCAATTTCCTGACCCCTCCCTATCACTCTCGACTATTACACCCAGAGTAGGAACGACTCTAGTCTCTTGGAACTCTATAACGCCAGCTAGCACGACGCTTGGAGTCGATATATCACTAGACGGTGTCAACTGGACGGACGTAACTTCGGGTAATAACGGTAGTCTACCGGGTATCTATTCGCAAACTGACCCAGTTGTAGATGGCTTCGATATAGTCTCAACTGCTAACTACACTAATACTTTCCGAACTGGTGGAGCTACTGCTACTTGGACGTATAATACCGGAAGTAGTCAGCTTACAGCGACTAGCGGTACTAACGCACTATATTTATACTCCGCTATCTCAAAGTCTGACGTCGACTTCTTTGTAGATATGGATCAGTCGGATGCCGGGGGAATGGTATGGCGATATGTAGACGGTAGCAACTTCTACTATCTACTTATAAGTGACAGCCTTTCTAGCACAGGGGTAGTTAACGCCGTTACTCTATATAAAGTTGCAAGCAACGTCAGAACCCAACTAGGTACGTCACTCATCACCTATACGGTTGGTGACAGCTTCAACGGATACACAGCGTCGTTCATTAGGGGTACGTACCACAGATTTAGGGTCACGATGTTAGGTGGTGTCATTACAGTCTATGCTGACGGCAATGTGCTTATCACCTACACGGACGGTTCTCCATTAGGTGCAGGACTAATGGGTCTATACAACAATGGAGGAACAGTAGGTTCTAGGTACTACCAACTATGGATGCAGCCACTAGGTGACTACGTTACGGGTACCCCACAGTTCGACATTGTCACTGGAGACTTTGTCTATACTAGGTGTAGGTTAGCCACTACAAGCGTTGCAGTGTCTCCACAAGTACTAGACTTGACGACGATGGCTACTACACCCTCGATAGGAGCGGGTGCTATCTTACCGAACGTCGCGTATACCTCAACTACGGTTGCTAAGAACATTGACGACCTAGCCAAGAAGAGTAACTACTCCTGGTTTATAGACCCTAGTACACGTACATTAGTCTTTAGATCTAGGGGGGCTACTGCCTCTCCATGGATACTACAGTCTGTACCATACGGGCTTGCGTCTGTATCGGATATAGAGATAGACACCAACTTGGAGTTAGACGTCGGTAATGACCTATATCGTAATCGACAGACTATATTAGGAGCCTTCGACACAGCTAACTTTGTAGACTCTCTCATTGGGGATGGAAGCACACGTACATTCCCAATCGGTTACATACCAGCTTCAGCACCGACTGTTACTCTTAACGGATACACACAGACAGTAGGTCTGAAGGGTTCGTCAGGATTCTCCTTCTACTACAACTTAACCGACCCAAATATCGTACAGGACTCAAGTCTCGCTGTGCTACAACCGTCGGATAAGTTGGTGGTAACCTATGTAGGGCAGTTCCCTGTGACTATTGTAGTTGATGATCTCACTAAGCAAGCAGCGCAAGCGGCTATTGAGGGTGGAACTGGCATCGTCGAGAACGTAGTCGACGTAACTGGACAGGGAGTTAACAGAAGTGCTGCAACATCACTAGCTAACCAGTTGATTAGTCGTTATGGTACTGCAGGTCGTACACTGATCTTTGATACGACTCGCAATGGACTTGCAGTAGGCCAGCTACTGTCCATCTTCTTACCAGAGCACGGCATCTTCGATGGACAGTTCTTCATCACCCAAATTGAGATTACGCTCATGAAAGGGAGGGGAGACACACAAGTATGGTGGTACAAAACAACTGCGTCGGAACTTCCGAGGCAAGCATCTTGGGCCAAACTACTAGCCAGTGGTTTAGGTCTACAATAACTAAAGGAGTATAGCATTGACTGAATTGCATCTTGTCAATCGACCGGAGTACTGGAAACAGACATCCGTACGACCCAGAGGCTTCACCGAGTTCTGCGACATGATAGAAACCAACGGTCGCATTACGGGCATTTGGGAGTTCAAACAGTACGACCCTAAAACGGGCGAAGTACGTAAGCGAGAGTGGAATACCAACGTCGTAACTGACCACGGTGCGGTCAACATCCTCGCGAGTGCTATGGCTAGCGCTTCCAACTCTAGCCAATGGAATAACATTTACATCAACAACAACAGCGGTTCAACTACACTCACAACAGCTCTAACTAACGGCCAGACGGCTGTTACATCCCTTGCTGTAGCCGCTATACCGGCTGCCATTCCATTGGACTACCCGGCTCCAATCTCATCGACAGTAACACAGCTCACTGTCGGGTATGGAACTGGTCAGACACAAACAGTCTCGATGAACGGTGCAGCTTCTCAAGCAGCGACATCACTCACAACAGTGTCTTACACCAGTAACGCTGCCTATGCGATTGGTACTAACGTCGTGCCACTACCAAACGTTGGCGAAAATCCATCGAACGCTAACCTGAAAGCCAACGCAACGTCTCCAGTTGAGACCTATAGCGGTAACCTTTCTTCAGGAGCATTCACGTACACCCCGACTACCGGTGCAGGTAACCGACTAGTCACGATCGCGTTCACGTTCGCAAACTCTACCAACGGTGGCTCGACCTCTAACGGAACATACACCGATGCGTGGCTCGTTAACGTGACATCCGCCGCCGCGAACACTACAACGGGCAACTTCGTAGGCAACTACGTGGCGCACGAGGTGAATACTCCGATGATCGTGAACAACAGCAACAACGTTAGAACAGTGACGCTTCAGTAGGTAACTGCTGTCGAATAACTTCTCTGGAAACGGTGAAGGTCCAGAACGGATAACGCCGTGGGAAGCATAGCAAAGACGCTAAGGCACCCGTAGAGACTAAGTGAGAAGCTCCTGTCAATGTCGACAGGATGATGCCATAGTCCGAACTGTATAGGAATATACAGAATGAGGCAGAAATGACCTCATCCGTACTGCAGTACGAGTAACATCAAAGGCTGTAAGTATTACTATAAAGATTTAACTGGAAGGTTCGTACCTAGTCCAACCTTTCCAGCTATCTCGTTTGCCTGTAGCAACTTCACACATATAAGCTACGTGTAGAGAATGCTCTCTACAGAACGCCTGTAAGTTATGTACAGGAGCTTATCAAGTGGTACCACACAACAGAAAGGGTTCTTTCACGCATGACCAACTACATTGTAGTCACTACCAACACTCCAGAAGTCCGAGCGACTATGCACCAGTCAGTCGAGGATGTCGAACTCGTTGCGGGCCAAACTACGTTCCTGTGCTGGCACCTTCACGAACCTACTCCGGACGATCTGGAGAAAGCTCAGCATCTCGAGGGTTACCTAGGCATCGTTGAGATTAAATAGTTTTCAGTTCACAACGACAGTGGAGTATTAGGTGGCATTTCCTACATTTGACGCCGTCTTCAATATCACACCGAATACGACGACGACCTGGAGTCATACTGTTTCTAATACCCAATCTAACCTCTGCCTCCTTGTCGTTGTGAACTGTATCAGCTCGACTGGTAAAACTACAACTGGTGTAACCTATGCCTCCGTCGCTATGACAAAGGTTACATCCTTCTTCTACAACGGTACTAACGACGAACTGTCACTTTGGAGACTCGTCGGTCCTACAACGGGTTCCAACACTGTAACTGTCACTCTCTCCGGGTCTGCTCTTATGACCGGAGACTCAGTCTCATACTACAACGTCAACCAGACGACTCCAGTCGCAACCTCTAACACCTTCCATGGAACTACGGCCAACCCAAGTAACTCTCTCTCTAGTACAGATACGACTATGCTGGTCGTTGATGCAATAGGCAACCTCGGCAATGCATCGTACGGTGCGGTAGGTTCAGGGCAAACCTCGCGTTATGGTGCAGCGCCATCGAGTGGCTTAGGCGGTTCAGATAAAACCGGAGTATCGACTAGTACTACCATGTCTCGTACTATGACTGCAGACACTTGGGGTCAGATTATCGCTGCCCTCAATTCGTCGGGTCCTACTGTTAACACGTCCACCTTCACAGACGCTCTTACCGCATCTGACGTCGGAAACATGCAGTCATGGAATGTCGACTCTCTTACTGCCAGTGATGTTCTTGGAGCAGCCACTTGGAATGTAGACAGTCTTACAGCGTCCGATGTACTAGGCGGAAGTTCTTGGAACGTTGACTCACTTACCGCTACAGACGTCTCCGCGGGTTCGAACTGGAACGTAGATAGCCTTAGTTCGTCCACAAGTACTCTATTTACTGATACTGATCTAGCATCCGACGCCCTCACAGTTACAGACGTCGGCAACCAGCAGGTATGGAGAGTAGACTCAAGCACCCCTACAGATGTCACACTCTCGACTGACTCTTTACTCGCAGCTGAACTTCTAAATACAGCAGACGTAACTCTCTCAACTACTACCTTCTCGTCTACTGACGCTCTAACTCTGTCAGACTCTACTCTAGTTACTGCTAGTGTACTACCACTCGACCTGTTAAGCACAGTGGACAGCGTCCTGTTAACCGACAGTACTGTCATAGTTGACTCCCTTACCACCGCTGACAGTCTCTCAACTACGGGTACTCTCCTCCAAACTGACTCACTATCAACTGTAGATAGCACTCTCGCGACCGACAGTACACTCGTTACAGACATCCTACCTACATCAGACAGTTTCTCCTCACCTACCAGTCCATCTCTAACGGACTCTCTATCAGTTACGGACACCCTACTTACTACGGGTTCGCTTACTGTCGCTGACTCACTATCTACTACTGACAACGTACTGGCAACTGACACCAACGTTGTAATAGAGTTACTCACAGCCTCAGACACTGGCACCTCACAAACCTGGAATATAGACGCTCTTACAGCTACTGACTCGCTACTCACTACAAACTCCGCATCCACAGTTGATACAAGCTCAGTTGCTGACACCACACTTGTAACGGACTCGAGTATCCTAACTGATGTACTAACCCAGTCGGATGCTGTGCTTGTAACAGACTCTGATACCGTTACTGACAGTCTTACCACTACAGACAGCCTGCTGCAATCTAATACTTACTCCCCATCGGAAGTACTTACTGAATCAGACACCGGAGGCTCACAAGTCTGGAATGTTGACCTACTCTCGGTTGCTGACTCTCTCCTACAGACTAGTACCTCTATCGTTAGTGAGTCCCTAACCTCATCCGATACGACCCTTACTACATGCAGTTGGTTGGTAACCGAAACCCTGGCTGCCAGTGACTCCCTTACATCTCCTTATACGATTCAGTATAGCGACTTACTAGTAGTATCTGAAAGTATATCCGTAAGTGACTCAACCCTCCTAGCTGAGTCTTTGACGGTTTCTGACCAGATTACGGCTAGCCAGTCCACTGTGCTAATCGAGTCTAGTGTAGTGGTTGACTCTACACTAACAACTACTAACTCTGTATACACGGAGTTCTTAACGATTCCCGATATAGTTACCAATAACTATATCAGCTCTCTTACAGACCTACTTACTGCCACTGACACGAATGCCCAACAAACGTGGGGAACTGACAGCCTCCTAATAGCAGACAGTACACTCTACGCTAGCTCTAGCCTCTCTATCGAGTCTATAGCTGTTACTGACACTGAGTCCGCTATTACCACACTACTCCTAACAGACGCCCTGCCTGTTACAGATGTAGCATCAGTAACGCTAAGCGCTAGTACTACCGATAGCGTACCGTCGGTAGACTTCTTACAGGGGTCTACTACTTACCTCGCACTCGATGCACTTACCTCGGTGGATGTAGGGTCTCTACAGCTTTGGGGTACGGACTCTCTAGTAGTTACAGACGCACTTACACTCTCAGTTCCGACTCTCGTTACAGACTCCCTATTGGCGAATGATACTACCCTTAATACGAGTTACTTCTCATGTACGGATAGCATTCCGATAAGCGACTCTAGTACGTGGATAGATATACCCGCGGGAACAGTCACTACGACGTATACGTTCGTAGACGTGCTAGTAGTTGGAGACGCATATCAAGTCATACTACAACCTGTACTAGTAGAAGTTAACTCAACAACTACTTCTACACTGACTACCACTTCCAGTAGTAGTACAGAGTCACTAACTGCGAGTGACTCCAGTAATAGTTATACCTGGCTTACAGAGTCACTCACTGCATCCGACAGTTCGTCTACATCATCTACATCGCTTGCTTCTGACTCTTTAGTTGTAACGGAGTCGCTTACAACTACCTATACGTACTCACTAATAGAGTCTCTTGTCGTTACTGATACCAACTCCTCAGTAACGGCAAGTTCATTTATGGATGCGCTAACTGCATCTGACGTACACAGTGAGTATACAGTCGTAGTAGACGCACTCACAGCTACAGACGCTCTTACTTGTAGTTTGATCTCACAAGTACAGGATGTTATAGTTGTCTCTGACCAGTCGACCGCGTCGAGTATCTCTAGTTCAAGTGATTCGCTCTCAGTCACTGATACCGCATCCTACGTCGTACTCGTCAGTGGTACTGAAGCTACTGTGCTAGTCGACTCACTATTAGCAGTTGGTAGTACCTTTAGCTCGGATGGCAGTCCAATTCTAGATCAGTCAACGGATACGACCATCTACTTATCGGTAGATACTCTATCTCCATCCGACTCTATCAGTACTGGTCCTACTACCAACCTCACGTTATTCACGGATTCGCTACTAGTAGTTGAGAGTATACTCTCCCTAAGTGGTAGTAGTGCTGTCGATGCCTTACTGTTACTAGACGTGAGTTCCACTAGTAGTTGGGTGACAGACTCATTAGCTACTAGTGAGTACGCTTCATACACTCAATTACTCGCGGGTACAGAACTATATACTGTAGGTAGTAGCACGAACATAACGAGTCGGTACTATGACACAGACTCGTTAGCTGTGCTAGACAGTGCTGAGTTTGCACCTATTATACAATCTCCGCCTACAAATGCAGAGTTTGAAGTGAGACTAGGTACAGCGGTTGCGAGCGTCCGAAAGGGTACAACTGTTGTAAGGGTTAGACTCGACAGTATCAAGGTTATCGTCAGAACTGGGGTTGCTAAAGCGAGAGTTCGTACTGGAGTTACGAGTATAACCTCTAGATAAGAAAGGAGACATATGTGGCAGTTGTAGATGACTATAGTCCTATCTACGTAGGCGATACTGGGATACCGTTCGCTCCTGTGTTTCAGCACATGGATGGCAGTACGTTTAACTTAAGCGGTGCTACCGTCACGATGAAAATGCAAGACCAGGACGGAAACTTAAAGACATGTAATGGTACGTGGACTGTGGACGATGCCGTAAACGGCAAGGCTCACTATACGTGGCAATCCGCAGACGTCAGCACAGCCGGAGTGTGGAACTTGTACATCACTATTACTATCGCGGGATCTCCCGTACACGCTGACATGAAACAACTACAGATTCTGAGTGCGCCATAGACAGTATAGAAGAAAGAGTGCTAGATATGCCAGGACAATCCGACGTGTCTAGACTTATCGAGGTGCTTCAGTCCTCTATCAAACGAGCGTTGGATGAACAAGCAGTTCTAAGACCTCAAATAGACAGTTTGAAAACTACCCAAACTGCCCAACAGGAGCAAATTCGTGTAATGTCTGAAGAGCTGAAGGAACTCAAACAGGACCTGAAAGAGGCAAAGCAAGCGATTCTTGAGTCACAAGAATCGAACTACAAACGCATCATTTATGTACAAGGAACGCTTCTCCTTGCAATCTTAGGTGCAGTCATCGGTCTTGCCGTAAAGGTCTTCTTCCACTAGCGATGGAGGTGCTATGCCAAACTCCCCTATTACAAAGCAGTCCGTAAGACTGCTTGTCATTTCGTATATCAGTTCCGTTAGTATCGTCGCATTCCTACTGGTTAGCGCACAAGTCCTTATCCAACTCGTACTACTACAAGAGGTGCACACTCGTTCGATAGCCTCTACCATTAATGGTCAGGAACTTCGCACACAGCGTATGTTCTATAACATCATCCTGCTACAGTCTCCAGGTGGTGTTGCTAGTTACGCAGCCCTTACGAAAACTGTCGCAGCCGACGCCACGCTGTGGGAGCAGACTCAAAGTGCGATGTACTCCGACAGTTCGAACTACCCGGCAACTGCAATCGCAGCACTACAAAAAGGTAAGACGGACTACATTGCTATGCACGACGCACTTACTCGCATCTTTGCCATCGAGAAAACCAATCCGCCGAACTCATTCGACCTTGTCCGACCGGATGTAGGCGTATTCTACATTCACGAGTCTCCTTACCTACAATCGCTCATCTCTACCTACACTGACCTCGCAAAGTCAGCTGACGACTACGTACAATCCGTACGAGTGCTCGAAATAGTACTCTTTGTGCTCATGATACTCACACTAGTACTAGAAGCTCGACTCGTGGCAGCTCCGGCCATTCGTCACCTTAACGATCACTTACGTACTCTAGCGCATACGTTGGAACTAGTCGACAAAATTACCGGAGAGGAGCCCAAGACATGATAGAGTGGTTACACAGGTGCATACAACCAACCGCTGTACTTATGCTGTTCATCGCCGCAGTCTGTATACTCGGTTACGGCTACCCCGCTTGGACAGCTAAAACCTCTTGGTGGTTGCTCTGGTTGTTCATCGGTGTACTCGCTGCCATAGCCTGGACACTACTAGTGTTTACCTAGAAAGGGGTACCGCCATTGAACCCTCAGACACCTCAGATCAAGGCTAAAAAGACGTTATTCTCTCACGTACTACTAGCTCACACACCCAAGAACGTCAATCTAGCTCACTCCATTGAACTTAGCACAGCCAACTTCAACGAGAGGTTCGCCGTGTGGATTACTAAAGGGTTCGGAACTGTTTGGGCGTTCTACGTGCTTGTACTTTGGATGTTGCTATGGATAGCCCTCGCCGGAGTAGGCTTTTGGCTCTTCCGATACGACCAGTACCCATTTCCCTTCCTGCTGTTCTGTAGCAACCTAGTACAGTTGTGGGCTTTACCTGTACTAGCGGTTGGTCAGTCTGTACTAGGCCGCAAACAGGAACTACTTGCGGATGAACAGTACAGGACGACTCAAAAGACCTACCATGACACCGAACAACTACTGGAGCACCTTAACGCACAGGATGAGGAACTGCTGAAACAGACAGGCATACTCTTGCAACTCTTACGTGCAGCACCAACTACCCAGCAGAAGCCACTTGACGACAGCAAGTAGTAACGAGTGTATAGTTAGTTTTTACCCGTACTAAAAATGAAGATATATAAATCATACAAGTCCTCCTATAGTACGGGTAAAAACTAACTATAGCTTCAAATACACGTACATTTTAACTGGAGAAAAACTCATGCAACAACCAACATCTAACGAACTTTCGCATGTCCATGAAACTACCCTCGAAGTAGCTACTGTTGAGCTTACTCCCCCACACCCTGCTAGAGAAGATACGCCAATATACGAAGCAACACATAAACGCATGGTGTACGACCTAGACACTCCTTGTTATGTATGTGGAGTCACTCATACTACACTTTCGGACCCAACTAAGAACCCGTTCGGTGCGAAAGCTATGGAGACTCATCACTTCCCAGTGGAGCGTAGCCTCATCGACGCTTGCGACCCAATTAGGTTGGGCATCGACTTCCCAGCAGTTACGGACGCTACTACAGCGCAAAACTGGGTGGACAGTGAAGATAACATGCTAGTTCTATGTGACAAGCATCACAGAGACCCTGAAATCGGCATCCACCACCTATCGGCACAGGACTTTTTCGTACAACGCTACCTAGTAGCGGGTTACCAGGTTACTGCCACTGCTAAAGATGAAGCTGCGATAGAAGCCAAAGACCAAAGTGTAGAAGCTCAAAAGTCGTAGCGGTCACCATATAAGTCCTCGTACCGTTGCTTACTAACGTAGTCTGGCAAATCGGTAATCTCATCTACTCGGTGCCTGTGTATGTGTTTACCTTCCTCAACTAGATCCTGTACATACGTAGTCGCGAACTCACCGTTACAATCTACATAAACCGGCCTGGTTTCTATACCCTTAATGTAGACTTCTACTTCCCTACCACCCGCTACTTCACAGTCTACGTGGAAGACCGCTCTCACATAAGGTTCTAGCAACACATTCCTATTGGTAGACATAGCCCTATCCAGGCAAGCATGAGTCTCAAACCGTGCTGAACCCTCTATACGACCTGGATCTGTCACCAACTTAAACGTATGTTGGTGCCAACGTGTATGTACAGACGTGTTTTGTCCTTTATCCCAGTAGCTGACAGTACTCATACGCATATGATTGGAAGACCACAAAGACACGTAAGAGTCGGGTGCCTCTACTGCGGACATTAAGTCCTGTGCTAACCCTAATTTCTCGATAGCACTCTTGTCATACATCTCACTCCCATTACACCACAGCATACTAGTAGTGTTATTGAAGACGTGAGTCACTACATACAGCTTCAAGTTGGGTTTAGCGGCAGTGGGTGCTGGCATTCTCATCATAGACGCTGCCATCGTTGTGAGAGGCAGTTCTACCTCGAACGTTCTCCATACCATAACTTTGTCAACCTTCTACCTTCTTATCCTAAGTACAATTCAGGGTATTGCATGACGTAGTCGCGAAGTAAGCTAATGACCCCGATAAACTTTCTACGACAAGTACGTTCTGAATACCCTACTAATTCAGCAATCTCATCCCAACCGTACTTGTCGTACACGCGTAAACGGAAGACTTCCCGCATGAGAGTGTCTTTTACAGCAGCTTCCAGCACCTCTTCCGCATATAAGTACGGTAAGTTATTCTCAATTACGTCTTCGTAGGGGTGAGGGCTAGTATCACTATCCGACTCTCTCAGTAGACGATCTATACTCATACGAACCTTGGAAGGTACTCTATCGGGTAATGACGTATCTGCGTCATCCTCCAGACCCTCTCTTACCATAAGACGGTGATACTGCGTATAGCAGTCCTTCTTAATAACCTGCCATGGGTTCCGAACGATATAGTCGTTGTCTGAGTATACTTCCAACAGAAACTGCACCATTACCTCTGCGTTGGTATCTTCAGCCCACTGTGGGTTCCTCATATGCAGTCGTCGGTTGTATTTTGCGCGTGCTACTTCCATACACTGAGGTAGCACAGTTGCTAGTAGTTCGTTCGCCTGTATAAAGAGGCCTCTACTACGCAATTCCCGTACTCGTATGATGGTACTTCCGACTACTTGGTTAAAGTCCGACATCTACAGAACCTTTCTATGGAAAATGTATTTATATAATATATTATAATATAAACGTTTGTGTGTTTACAAGAGTACTTAACCCTCCGTAAGTGACCCCTTGTAAACTGCCAGTGAGTATACTATATTTATTATATTCACCTCATAGACGGAGTACACGTATGAGCTACAACATTTCCCGCTTTCACCTGCAAACAGTCTGGCTCGAGTTACCCAGAGACTTCGACTTCTTAGCTTGGGTTCGTACCCTACCAGATCGAGATGGCCAAGGGTCTGAGAACACAGGCAAACTCTGGCTAACAGAGAAGGACGATATACTACTACACGTCGATATGCTATCCAATACATGGGAACTCGAACTGCTTAACCAGAGTATGCGAGGACACGTTCGGCCGGACGCACTAGTAGTAACTGACCTCGATTGGAATGACGAGTTCTCCGGCATCCTATACGATGACATCCTACTTCCACTGTTCGAACAGTTTAAGGGTACTCTCACCGCTGTAGTCGTCTGGGAGAGCGGAGACAAAATTCAGCACCTCCTTATACAAGACGGCCTAACCACAGAAAAGGACTTACTCTATGAAGAAGCATGACAAAGGCATAGCCCAACTCCAACTCAAAGAACGCAAAAAACGCAAACGCCTACACAGCGACGAAGTCGTACAACCAGAAGTCGGAGGACTCATGCACGGAGCCGTACTCAAAAAGGAACAACTCAACCAACCCACCAAAAAGCAAAAGAAACAACCTTGAAAACCCACTGAACAACCTTTTATACTATATTATATAGAAGCAATAGTACTAAAAGGGAGTACAGTTATGACCGAGACAGATTGGTGGAAGACTACATATCCGTACGTCGTCCGTGTAAGTAATCATGTAAAGGGTGCGATGAGAGACTACCTACGTACTCATACATTAGAACAGGCCTACGAAGCTATACAGGGATACACACTCGTCAGCATATACCAACAGAAAAGTCAAGAAAACGACCTAGTCGCAACTCTATTACGTGAGTGCCAACGTACGGTTCTAGGTAACTCCAACAAGAACTTTACGCGGGAGTACTTTACAAGAGTGTTCTCCTTTTACGACTTGGAGACTCTGCTAGAAGAAGCTTCTCTAGGGTGGATACTCACTCGAGAGAGCGACATCCGTCGGGCTATAAAGTACGGACAGCAAGCTCACTTACACGACCCGGACTAGTACCTTTGTTAGTCTTATCCGCTAAGATAAGACTAACTTTCTCGACATTTTTACATAGACAGGATGTTTTAACATGGATCAGGCAGTTGCAACACGTCAAACTGGAAATGTAGTACTATTCGTAGGAACAGAATCCGCATACTGGGGGTTGAAAGACTATGAAGTCGCCTCCCAAACCGCGAGAGCTATGGGTGTAGACTCGCTAGCGGTCAAATGCGCCGACGGTGAAAACCGGTGGTACAGAGATATTAGTCAGATACGAGAGCAGCGTAGCACTGTGCTAAGCCAGGGCTGTGGGTACATACCGTATACGTACATGTACGGTCCTAAGTTCGGCAACAGCCAAATAGACGGAGAAGTTGCGATACTAAAGGAGCTCATGTCAGTAAGTGACGGTATAGTTTGTGGGGACCTCGAGGTTGAGTGGAACAACCAAGTAGGAGGGGCTCAACATTTAGCACAGGTTATGTCGCATAACTCCGGTGTTTTCATCGTCACTACGTGGGCTGACCCGCTAGTACAAGGTTGGTCCGGAGTTATGGAAGCGTTGTCCGCTGTCGTTGACGTTTGGGTACCCCAACAGTACACCAATTGGCTGGCACTGCAAGAGAGTACACTGTCTAACTTAGGTGCTCACGTCATACAACCCGCTATAGAACTAGTGTCAGAGTTCGGTGGGAACAACCCTATCGACAATGCTGTGCTAGCTAAGAGTAGAGGGCACAAGACGTTATGGATCTGGGAGTACGGTCAAGCTCGTTCCAACCCGAACCTAGTACGCTCGTGTGCTGCCATTATCGGTAAAACACTTACTAGTGCTCAGTCTGTTAACATCCAACAAAAGCACCCTACGCCAACGGTTGCTACACCAGCTACAAAGTCCTATACCATTCAGTCTGGAGACACACTAGCATCTATCGCAGTTAAATTAGGCATTGCTAATTGGTGGCAAGACCTGTACGTCGCGAATCTCAATACGCTGTCAGTCGTGGCACATCAGCACGGGCAAGAAGTGTCGGCTAGCCTTATCTATCCCGGAACGAAGTTAACGTATAAAGTGTAATAGAAAGAGCGAAACATGGATAACCTATTCGTTAAGGGTTGGATCAAACAGCACCCGTTACAACCGTGGGAGCGTGCTACTCTTAAGTTCGTGGAGCAAGTCATCATAGCTGCATTCTCTACTACTATACTCGCAGTCGCTTACGACTTACCAAGTCACACAACTATCGATTGGCTGTTCTTAGCACAAGTTTCATTGCTAGTCGGTCTATTAACAGCACTTGTCCAGTACTTTCGTGCTAGAGGTGATACTCTAGTCACGAAAGCGTTGGAACAAGTTATCTCTGACGTTGAAGCTCGAGCTAGGTTACCTCTGAATCCTCCTCAATAAAGTAGTTATAGCACAGGTCTATTACACTCTCCCATAACCTGCGTATACGGGCTGAGAGAGTATTCTCCTCTATAGAGGGTTGCCTCTCATACGTCCCAGAGAGCGTGTCTTCATTCGAACTACACCAACCATAGCGGTTCTCATACAACCAAGCTTGCACCTCGTTCGGAGAACCGCTACTGATAGGCCATACGCCTCCCTTTCGATAGATGTTGGCAAATTGATGATCCACCAACCGTACACTCACCCATCTTGGACGACGCATACTAACCTCCGTCTTCAATAAGGTTGCCTGAACTCGATACTAGTCTACAATCCGCTGGTCCCAGTAGGGGGTTTGTAGTCTTCCAAATGTAGTAGCGTTCCTCTCGAACTAGGTTCGTGAGTAACTCTTAGTCTGCGACCAATGTACACGTTGGTCTGTACTCCGTTGATAGATTTAGAACTCTCGCTCATGTTAAATGCTGGCATGAGTGACCTCATACGACTCCAGAACGTTCTGTCTGCCATGTTACCGCGAGAGACCGAACCTACCCAACCCCTAAACGCCTGTAACAGATCGGACTTGGGGATGTAGTTGTTACTGTCTCCAGGTAGAGTCCAAGCACAGAGGAATGCGTGTACACTGTCAAGCGCACTCTGAAATGCTGTATGCTCCTCTTTCATACTCTGACTGACGGAGAACGCATTGTTGGAGAGCAGTCTACGCAAGCCATCGCAAGCTAGATTCAACATCGCGGACAGGTTAGCTGGACTGGCAATCTGTTCGATCTTACGTAGGTCCGCTCTCCCTTCAAACGAATTCCCTGCTCTCATCACCAACCATCGATCAAAGTACGCGTCATCCGGATCCCTAACTGGCGTAGGTCCATTCGCGCTAAAGAACTGCTTACACGTCGGATAGAACGCAAAAGCATCCTTAAACTTACGCTCTCCCTCGATTCGGTCTCCAGCTACGTACAGCTTGAACTTACCCGGTTGGTGCACTTCCGTTGCTTCTAAGTCCGCGAAGACGTTCGCGTACCTACCTAGCATATCAGCGGCACCGAACCTGGAGTCGCACAAGTTTTGTAGCGACATCGAGATCGTATTGTTGAGGCCCAGGAACCTAATCACCAAGTCCAGTAGGGTACTCTTACCTGACCACTTCTCACCGAAAATGATCAAGGCCTTGCGGTATCGACAGTCTGGTAACAGCGAATACCCAACAAACTCCCACCAAGCATCGATACAGTCTGACGGGAGTATCTCTCGTACAAACTGGTCTACAATCGCAGTGTTTGCATTAGGATCGTAATGTACAGGCAGCTGTGCTAACGAGTGCTGTTCGGGTATATGCCGTTGTACCTGCCCCGATGCTACGTTCAGCATACCAGTTCGGGTATTGATGACTATTTCTTCTAGCTTCCTCCTAACAGGAGGTTGCAACGTATTCATCATCGGCGCGTTATGTACAAACCACTTTACAACTTCATCTCCGTAACCCGATCGCCACTGACGACCTAAACGTTGAGCGGCCTCCTGCTGTAGAAAACGCTCCCCTCCCGGTACGTATCTACCGTCCAAGTAGTGATAGAGTACTCCACCAACTGAGATCACATTCGTACTATGCAGGATGGACTCGATCAACAACAGCGGAACGAATGTCTTCTTATCAAAAAACCGATCCGGACTACCCTCGAGTCTGGTGAGAGCACGTTGGACTGTACTCTCAACGTATCGGTAATCCTTACTCTCCCTAAACTTACTACCGCTAAACCAGGTCGGATGCTTGAGTACGGACGTAACTTGTCCTGCGGGAATACCCATTGACAATAAGAAAATGGCAATCCTAATATCATTACGCGACCTATCCACTCGACCGGAGTTGTTTAGGTCCGCCCCAGCTGTTCGTGCTGTTGTCTCACTGAACATCAGGTTATACGCGTGTGCGTTCTCGCGCTGCACCCTCTCCAAAAAGTCGTCTGGGAGGGGTTCGTCATTGATCGGATCAACCGGTGAAGACTTCTCGGTCTCGCTTATCGAACTAAAGTCGCTATAGTTGTAGACTCGTTGGGGGTATATACTTACAACCCCAGCATCTTTTGGCTGGTCTACAAACTTATAGTTTCGCGTTCCCGGTGTCCTCATCAATCGGGCTAAATCCACCACACCATCATCCGCCCCTAGGTACATTAATTGCGAATTCAGCCACCGAATACGACCCTTTAGGCCTTGAACGTCTTCGATGAACTCGCTTAACAACCAAAAGATTTGCAACCCATGCCCACTATTTACAGCAACGGAGGGTGGAAAGGGAAAGCTTTCAAGCTCTGTAAGTACTTCCCCCATCTGTTTACCCAGTTTGTAAAAATCTAAATCACAATAGAGTGCGCTAGCACCCCACGTATCAGATTCTTTACCCCTAGTTCCAGGTGCCGCTTCCGTCTTCATAACTGAAGCCCGAAAGTAGATGTCAGGGGCACTACGTCGCTTTAGTCTCTCAACCTCCGCTATAAGATTAGGGATCTCGTTGGGCATACGATGATGTCCAATGTGTGTCGCGTACGCACTCGTGGGTTCAAACACTACTATATTCGTAACACTGCCCGGAGGTGAGTGCTTAAAGACCTCCTGGAAGAACTCTAAACTGTCTGCTGCCATCTAATGTAACCTTCTAACAACGATGCTACGATGACCTCATTTCGATAATACTAGAGGACCCCTTGTAATATTATCAAAGGTCACTTATAATATTATCAAAGGTGCGTAGCACCAGACTAGCACACCTCTGCTGGCACGGAGGGTGCAACTTCTTGCAACTACTACACGTTCGCGCAGGGGTAGAGACTGCTTCCTCCTACCCCTTTGTGAACCTCACGATGCCATATCGAGCTCACTATCAACCACCCCCAAGCGTTCCTTACGCCACTCTTCTACTGCTCGCTCGTAGCGAGGGAGGTAGTACTGATTCGCCCCCATCTTAGTAAGCGACAGCTGAACTCGGATCAGCCCTAACCCCACTAAGGACTCCAATACAGGCCCAAAAATTGCCCCTGTCAGTTGTAGTTGAGGCTGTAAAGTCGAGCGTGTAAAGAAGAGGCTCCGTTCCATAGTTATCAGGATCCGACGAGCGATTTCTAGTTCCGTTCGTGAAAGGGGAGCAATCCTTTCCTCTACCTCCCTACTCAATGTGTTGTGTGTCGTCTGTTGAGTCAATATGTTGTCTCCTTCTTGTTCGCGATGTAGAAGTTCTACTCGCATCTGATATGTTTATATTATAAAGAATTACGTTACAAAAATCAAGGGTACTCAACCTACTTGATTTTCGGTCGCCTATACCACTATACTTATACCATACAGTCGTCTAGCACAGCTACGTAGTCCCCTTCTCCTCGACCACTCAAAACCTATACTAACGAACCTTTAGTCAACCGAGCACCTATAGCACTGATATAAAATCAATGCCCCCGCGTTCAACCGGATAAGCTCAGCCATTTTATATGGGCGGGTTTCGGAATTAGGGTCGATTTCTGGATTCACTTTAAAAATCATGTGTGATTTCTGGATTCACACATGATTTTTAAAGTCGAGATCGATAGCTCTGTTATTTTTTTAGTACCCCCGCGATAAAATTATAAGACTATATATATGGGGGGAGCTTAAAAAATTATCCGAGTTCTCGTAGCTCGTAAACAATCGCCAGGGTTTTACTTAAGAATCATAAACAATCGCGTGAGTTTACTTATGATTCTTAAGCGCCCATATAGTATAGCTGAGCTTTGTCGATTTCGAGTTAGGTTCGGGCTATGCCTCTTGTAAAACGTGGGTAGAATTCATTATAATATAAACAAGTAAATAACATCGTGAGGAGGTTCGATGAGTAGTTTGTCCGCGTTGTGCGACTCAAAGGGTAAAGTGAAGACGCTAGTCTTCACTCCAAGTTCGGTTGACCACAAGCATACCGTCTGTGCTCTTAACGGTGCGAGACCACAAAAGGACGACACCATTCACTTTAGTCCTGAACCACACTTCATCGGAGAGGTTCGACAGAGGTTCCCGGGTATTGAGCTAGATGCAACTGTGCTAGATTGGTACGACGAGTACCAAACAAGCCTGCAGCAACAGAGTCAGATTGTAGCTAGTTCTCACACTAACTCGACTGACTTCGGATCTCTACTATATAACAGTGAGCTGAGGCCGTATCAAAGAGCTGGCATTCAGTGGTTGAACTCACATGAAGACGGCGCAATATTGGGAGACCCAACTGGTATGGGCAAGACCGTCCAGTTACTGTCGGTGTGCGAACTGATACAAGCTAAACGTGTGTTAGTGATCTCTCCTTCATACGTCAAGTATCAGTGGGGAGACCAAATTACACGTTGGTTGGGCATCACTCCGGTTATATGTGAAGGAGAGACTCCTAAGCGTCGTAAGCAAGTGCAAACGTTTCTTAGTAGTGATAGTAGGTACTTAGTCGTCAATATTGAAATGTTACGTACCTACCCAAATCGGTATTACGACAACAAGCATGCAAAGGCAGGACAACAAGCCCCCTGTGCTATTCCGGAACTCTGGCAGGCACAGTGGGATGTGGTGATTGTAGACGAGGCCCACGGTATACACGACCGGAACTCGTTGCAATCTAAGGGTGTAAAAGCTCTCAAACGGAAAAGGCTGTACCTAGCGACTGGTACTCCGGTTTGGGATATGGCTGACGACATTTGGAATTTGCTTCATATATTAGAACCAAAGCGCTTTAGTTCATACTGGAACTTCGCCCGTATGTACTGTAAGATCGAGAAGTTGTGGAACGGCATCGAACAGGTAGTCGGACGTAGAGAAGACCGTCTAGATGCCTTTAGGGAGACTATTACTCCCTATGTACTAGCGAGAGACAAAAGAGAGTTCCTACCTGATCTACCACTACTCATACACAAACAGTGGTGGTACGACGCTAGTCCTAAGCAACGGGAACTCACGCGTACCCTAAAGAAGAAGATGAGGTTAGAACTGACCTCAGGAGACATTAAGGTCTTCGACAGCGTCGCAAGTGAGATCAGTACGTTGCGGATGCTACTTTCCGCCCCAGAAATGGTTGGAGTGGATATTGAGACTCCAAAGGACTCGCTAATGATGTCTCTGTTAGCTGACCTATTGTTGGAAACCGATCGAGTGTTGATCGCATGCTGGTTTAAGGATCACGCCAAACATATAGCACAGCTCTGTGCTAAAGAGGGCATTGCACATACCGTGGTTGATGGTGACTTGTCTCAATCTCAGCGGCGAACGGAGATACAACGCTTTAGGCAAGGCAAAGTAGCTGTGCTAATTGGGACTATCGCGTCATTCGGACAGGGTATTGATATGCAGGAATGCAACCACTGTATAGTAGCTGACGCTGACTGGACTCCTACAGTTATGACCCAGCTATACGGACGCTTAGACCGTTTTGGACAACAATTGCCGCCGGTGTTTCATAGGCTCATTTGCCGTAAATCGATTGAGCAAGCTATCTACGAAGTAGAGCGGGATAAAGGAGCGCAAGCCAACGAGATACTAGCGTTACAGGCCGTGTACGAGCACTACCTACAACTGGAGGATTTGTAGTCTGTACCCCGTATGTATAGTAATAACGCTATAGTTAGTTTTTACGGTGTTTGCATCTTGGATATATAAATCATACATATACACGTGCAGTCCGTGTAAAAACTAACTATAGCACGATTTCATAATGTTGTACAAGTGTTGTAAAACATACTTAGTAAAAGGAAGGTCAGTTGATGACAGGAGTACCTACCAACCTCGAGGGTATTGAGGCACCCGATTGGGTGACTGCAGAGATATTCAATGCTTACTTGCAGTATCGTAAGCATTGTACGGATGCGTTCCACTATATGCAGAACGCATCCGACTTAGGCGAAGCTGCTCGCCTACTACACGCGTGGACCAGTAATACATTCAACGAGCGTTTCGATCAAGCGTTGTCGAGCAGATACTACTGTGCTAAAGAAGGTTTGTCTGACGGTTTGTCTGTAGGGGGTAAGCAGACCTTCTCCAATGTATTCGGGTACGTCATGCTAACCGTATTGAGGCAAGTTGACTGGGCTTGGCTAGTCAACCACTTGCAGTACGCAGTGTGGCCGTTTACGAAACCTGGTGGATCTCCCCAAACTAGTCCGGAGTACGATGACGCATGAACGAGGAGGCAATGACGCTAACCGAATTTTGTAAACAGTTGCACTCGACTGTAGAGCAGCTACTAGCTATGGAAAGCCTCGCTCTACGTGACAACCCAGAATGCGTCGTAGTTGACATTTCACTTGACACATCGAGCGGTTGGGGTTTCGATGTGTGGATCGTCGAGGTAGTCGCTCGTAACTCGGTGCACAGTAATCAACGTTGGCTGTTTCCGCTCTGTCTGAACGAACATGGGACGCCAGTCTTAGCTACAAGTCGGTTGCTCCACGCGTTTGCCTAGGGTACGAGGGTCAATTTCTATGTTGACCCTCTTGTTTTTTGTAGTATGTTTATATTATAATCATATTAATAAATAAAAAAAAACTAAGGGGGTACATTCATGGCGGAGTTGCCAATTGGAGCGGAGACAATAGTACAGGTACTAGTAGCACTCGGTGGAGACTATCACGGTGAAAACCAGGAGTACGGTAAAGTATGGTGCCATCACTGTTCGTGGTCTGACCCGTTTGAATGGCCTAACGTTGAAACTAGAACGATGGAGCCTCACCGGGCTTGGTGTCCAGTGCTACAAGCTAGAGAAGCACTTCGCGTGATGGGTCTACCGATGAAAGTGTGGCGTTTAGACTTTAAAGCTACACCAATAGATTCTCAAGGTCGGAGAGGGCGTCTGCAGAGACGTAGTCAAACTATTCTTCATTGCTACCGACCGTTAGCACCAGAGGTATGGAGAGAGCTACAAGATTTCCCCGAAGAGTATCGTCTAGAAGTAGTCGAGCATACTATAGAGATTAGAGAAGTAAGGGAGTTGTACTAGTGAGTAGTATAGTAGAGGATGCACTGGCGTTTGCGGAAGCGAACTTTCCTGAGAGACGAGAGCCTCAACTGAAGATGATGGAGTCGGTATGCGAGTTCTTAGAAGCACAGACACCCACGCTTATAGAAGCCGGAACTGGAACAGGAAAGAGTTTCGCCTATCTAGTTCCTGCTATGTTGTGGTTGCAAGAGCATCCACTCGACAAAATTGTCGTTAGCACAGGGACAAAGGCCCTACAACGTCAACTAGTTGAGAAGGATATAAAAGCACTACAAAAGCACTTTCCAGGTGTGAAAGTAGCGATTGCAAAAAGCGCGTCCAATTACGCCTGTGCTGAGTCGATTGCACCTACGATATCAGATCTGGAAAGTACGAATGGGTCAGTTACGGATCTAAGGATCTTAAAGAAGCTAGAAGGGTACGTAACCGCTCGTTCTGGGTGGGATGGAGACCTAGATAAGATTACCGGCAATCTAGACTGGCAGGTGCGAGAGAGGATTGCGTACTCCCACGATAGCCCCGCATGTGATAGTCCGGGTGTTTGCTACCTAAAGCGACGGTTCCAGGAGTTAGAGGAAGCCCAACTGATCATTACAAACCATGCGATGCTAATGACTAGCATGCGACATCAACAAGGCTTACCACAATTACTATCAATGGTAATTGTCGACGAGGGGCATAAGCTTCCAGACGTAACAAGAGATGCCTTCACTGAAACTCTCCGACAGTCAAGTGTAGAACGCTTTGTAAAAAGGGTCTTGCGTGAAGAAGACTCTAACCGCTTGGAACCGTACTACCGAGCTGTGCTAGACGCCAACAATAAGTTGTGGCAAGAGATCAAGTACGAGCTCAAAAAAGCTGCTGGTAAGAGTCAGTGGGCGCAGATCGTACAAACTACAGAGAATTCTTACGGTTTGAGGCTCTCAACCGAACTGTCGTTGCTGAAGGAAGCGCTCAAGAACAAACTGTGGAAAATATACATGCAGAGCCTATACGGAGAGAGTGACTATGGACTTACCCCAGAAGAGATAAAGGAAGCCAAGCACCGAGGTAAGCTCATCAATACTTGCAACGCACTTTCAGCGCAAGCAGCGCTTATCTTTAAGGCTGAAGAGCCTAACGAAGTCTACGCATATGTATGGACAATGGAAGCACAGGACGTTCGTGCAGAAGCTATCCCAATAGACGTAGGAGAACTACTGCAACGTTATCTATACGAAGAGATACCTACGTTTCTAACATCAGCGACCCTAGCACATTCAAAGGGTGCTTTAGGATTTGATAGCAAGCAGCACGTCACTGTACTTGACAGTGTCTTTGACTACGAGCGTCAATCTATCATGTACGTGCCGAAAAGTGCTGTGCTAGCTGGAGACAACAGAGATTCAGACCACTACTTTTCGGCACTAGCAAATACGATGCTGGAACTAGTGCGGATAACTAAGGGGAGAGGGTTTCTACTGTTCACATCTCGTTACGATATGGAAAAGACGTATGAACTGTTAACTCACCCACTACTAGACGAGGGGTACTATCCTATCATACAAGGTCAGAACGGTGCGGGTCCTGCTATGCACTCGTATATGACTGCGAACAGACCGCCTGTGCTATTCGGCTTGAAAAGTTTCTGGGAGGGAGTTGATATCCAAGGAGAGCAACTGTCGCTGGTGGTACTCTCCAAACTTCCGTTCGAGCAGCAGACAGTGATCGACAAAATCCTGCAAAGCGATGCGAAGCTTGGTTTTGGTAAGTGGTGGACTGACTTATACTTACCGAGACTGATCACGAATACACAGCAGTCGTTAGGCCGTTTGATTAGGACGACTAACGACATTGGCGTCGTAGCGTGCTTGGACGCACGCATTTTTACCAAACAAAGCAACTACGGACAGAAACTAGTAAGTTCGTTGCCATTCACGAACTTTGCTGTCCAGACTAGCCAAGTTCGTGAATGGTGGAGTACAGCTACAAAAGGAGTATTAACACATGCAGCAAAGTAGGTTGACATACACAGTAAACGTTACTCAACCTTACTACTTATTAAGTAGTAAGTGCATAGGTACAACAGTTAAGGAAGGAGACAAGTACGAATTCGGCTCCTATGAGGGTTGTGGGACGTACGACGAATTGTCTGAGATTAGACTCATAAAGGAGAAGTATCATCCAGAACTGAGTTTTTGGATCTTTCGCACGCACGATCATGAGCCCATAAGTTAAGGAGGAGTTCTTACATGACGCTAGATAGAAGCGTTCCAAAACTCACCGTTGAGGAAGAGGTTGCACTACTCGAACCCTTTGCAGGTGATGATGTAGTGTTACTCAAAGACACCGATAGGAGTGGTAACATAGACAAGTGTTCTTGGTGTAATCTTGACCTGTCGGATGCCTATGACGAAGGGCACGAACGTGGATGCAAAATCACTGCACTTAGGAATCGACTTGCTGATTTAGGCTTTCCTATGAGGCGGTGGAAGGTGGATTTTACGCATATACACCGATACTATCCGGAGAGCGTTATGCATGCTAGTGCTTGGATACATAGTTGTAGGGAGTTGAGTACGGAACAGGCTTTGCATCTAGCTCAACATGAACTAGATACGTGGGGCGTTGGGCGTGCATGGAATGGTGAGCCTGACTACGTTGGCAACCATCGATATGTAGACCCAGACTCCATAAAGTTATATGTCTTACGTACGTTCTATAGAACAGAAGAAGGGGACTAACATATGAAAAAGGCGCTATCAGTATTGTTACTGTCGTTGCTTATTGGGGCTACTATCGCGTGCGGTCAGTCGTCTAACTATTACTACTCTCAGCCGGTACGTAGGCAACCAGTCATTGTTGTAGGTGGTTCGTCCGGGTGTTCGTACTACACCAAAAGTAGGGCGACGACCAAGATGAAGTCCAATGGGTCCGTGACGGTAAAGTCGAAAAGCAAGACGACTTCTAGTTGCTAGAGTGGTTGAAAACAGAGCGTTGTATAATACGTGTATATAACGCTCTAGTTAGTTTTTACCCGTTATTAGCACGCAACTAACTAAAAACTGTTGGGGAGTAGAAAACACTACATAAACCGTGCGGATGTATAGTATAATATATACATCCGAGGAGAAGGAGTCAGCATGCGTTCAGAGGATCTTAGGTTGACGTTGGAGGACATCTACGGACTGGATATGATACAGAGACCATCGGCTACGCTAGTGCATGGCGTAGTGAGTATGGAGGATGAAGAAGTACTGTGTGAGGGTGATGCACTTGAGATCGTTTCAGTCGCTGTCGAGAAGTGGGTTATGGATCCATATGACCCAACAATCGTACTCTATCTACGTCCGGAGAGATCGTATTCGCCTGACGTCGAGTCTAAACGTAGGGTTGGTTTTGAGGATGTGTGTACGAAGTCTATCCTTACAGAAGAGCAGTATAAAGGTACGTACCTGTTGAGTCTGTCTATGTGTATAGAGATGCTCGGTGTCGGAGTGAACACGTTAGGATTTCCGTGTACACTTCCAGCTAGGGTACTGTACACGGAGTACAGGCCGACTGGCATAGTGCATTGCATTACCTACACGGACGAAGCCTTATTCTTCGACTGTGTTATGATCCACACAACTAGTTGTTCCTGTAAGTATGGCATAGCCCGCAATCAACAGCCATACCTAAACTAGCGCGGAGGAAGTAGACTACGCGAATGAAAACACTATACGACGAGAACCACAGGTACACACCAGACGCAACTGGTCTTAGCGCGAACGTAGGTAGAGCCCTTCACAGTATATTCAAGGACTACATAGAGTTGGGCTACTCCCCGATAGAAATATCCCATATTATGCATAGCGTCGTGTTCGACCTCGAGATGGAGTCGATACTTGACGCAGACGAGGATTCTAATGCCTAAACTCGCAATAGTAGATGGCCATAGCCTTCTCTACCGGGGATATCACGCGATGTACGGGACGACGCTGATAACTAGTTCAGGTGAGTTGACGTCAGCGACGTTTGCGTTCACGAGCATGCTGTTAAAGGCCGTGATAGATTTGCGACCCGATTATGTCGTTGTGGCATTCGATCCTGGTGGACGTCTACGACGACACGATCTCTACAACGACTATAAGAGCAACCGAACCGCGGAAGCAGTAGACGACTTGTGGATGCAGTATCCACGTATACAGGAGATCGTACAAGCGTTCGGATTCCCAATCGTGACTTGCTTGGGGTACGAAGGGGACGATATTCTGGGTACTCTAGCGGTGCAGGCGACAGCACAGGGTGTAGAGACCATATTACTAACGGGAGACCACGACACTCTACAGTTAGTCAACGACTCCGTCTCAGCGTACATCTTCAAAAGAGGTGTATCCGAGATGATCCGATATGACAGCCCAGCTGTGCTAGAGAAGATGAAGGTGCGTCCCGATCAAATCCCTTGCTATAAGGGTCTGGTTGGGGATGTAACTGACGCTATTCCCGGTGTCAGGGGATTTGGTGAAGTAACTACATCTAAACTATTAGCACAGTACGGTAGTTTGGAAGGCATCTACGAGCATCTGCCCGAACTCAAGCCTCGTATAGCACAGTTGCTTGTGGATAATCGAGACATAGCGTTTCTAAGTAGGAAGTTGGGTACGATTGATACGAATGCTCCTATCCAGCTGTGCTTAGAGGAGGCTAGAGTAGGTCAGTACGACGTCCCCAAGTTACAAGCCTTGTTCGAAATGTTGGAGTTCAGGGGTTTTATAAAGAAGCTAGCTATACTAACGGGTACTAGCGTAGCACCGATGTACGACCCGACGACTCCAATCGGTATGGTGCAGGTACTGCCTATACCTACTAACATCTATCGGAAAGCACCTGATCCTCGACGCCAGTCGGTAGATGTAGGTCCCGAAACGTTAGTACAGGTTGTAGAGACACTAGGGGACTTACAAGCCTGTATGACAGCCATTTGGAGCTCGAAGGAGCTGTCTTTCGACACAGAGACGACTGGCTTAGATATGCCTACACTCGAACTAGTAGGCATATCGCTGTCAACTCAAGAGGGTACTGCTTGGTACATACCAGTTGGGCACAAGCTCGAACGGGAGCGTCAGTTACCTCTGACGGATGTACTTTGCGTACTACAACCTGTGCTAGAAGACCCACACGTCCGTAAGTATATGCACAACGCTAAGTATGACATGGCAGTGATGGCAAAGTACGGTATCGAGGTACAAGGCTTAGCTATGGATACGATGGTCGGTGCGTACTTGTTAGACCCGGGTATTTCTGGGAAGGGTCTAAAGGAGCAAACCAAAACAAGGCTTGGGATAGTGATGACTGAGATTACTGACATTGTCAACTTCCGTAAAGGTATGACAATGGCCGACGTAGGCATTGACATCGCTGCTCCATATGCAGGTGCTGACGCTGACATGACGTTGCGTTTAGTCCAACCGATTGTGCAAGAGCTCTCAAGATGGAAGTTGATGGACCTGTACCAGCAGATCGAACAGCCTATTATACCGATCTTACGGGACATGGAACGGGAGGGTGTGTTAGTAGATGGTGAGTTCATTCGAGAGTATGGCGTGAAGGTGTCTGCAAAGATTTCAGAATTAGAGCTAGCCATTTACGAGAGTGCTGGTCGATCGTTCAACCTATCCTCTGACCAACAGTTAGCACAGATTTTATTCGGTGACCTCAAACTTACACCCACTCGTAGAACTAAACGTGGCTATGCAGTTGGCAAATACGAGTTAGCGAGTTTACAGGAACTGCATCCGATCATACCACTCGTACAGGAATGGAGGCAACTCACCAAGTTAAGAAGCACGTACATCGACGGTCTGCTCAAACTGATACATCCGGTGACTGGTAGAGTACACACGAGCTTCAACCAAATTGTGACTGCTAGCGGGCGACTGTCGAGTTCGCACCCGAACTTACAAAATATCCCTATCAAGAGTGAGGTGGGCAAGCTGATACGTAGAGCTTTCATTGCTAGACCTGGTTACAAGCTGGTGAAAGCGGACTTTAGTCAAGCCGAACTGCGTATCCTTACTCACGTTACACAAGACCCAGTCTACCTACGTTTGTTTGCAGAAGGTGTGGACGTGCATACCATTACCGCTAGTCAATTGTACCAAGTACCCGAAAGTGAAGTAACTTGGTTGCAGCGTAAGATCGCCAAAAACGTGAGTTTTGCGATCTTGTACGGTCAGTCTCCACACGGACTAGCTGAGATGTTAGGCATCCCTGAAATAGATGCAGCTACGTTTATCAAGCGGTACCATATGACGTATAAGACCGTTAAGGGGTATATTGCCTCCGTAACGGAGCAATTACACAAGCAGGGATTCGTAAACACGTTCTTTGGAAGGAAACGTTTCTTTACGGATCTAAGTGGGGATTTAGCAGCACACGAGCGTGAGGCTATCAACAGCCCAATCCAAGGTGGGTGCGCTGACTTGATGAAGCTGTCACTGATCGCTATCAACCGAGAGTTGAAAGCTCGTAGTAGTGACGCTCGTATTGTACTGACCGTACACGACGAAGTGCTGTTAGAAGTACCTAACGAGGAGGCATTAGATATTGCTCGACTCGTATGGCGTATTATGTCGAATGTGGTCAAGTTAGATGTGCCAATGGAGTCTAGTGTATCGGTTGGTTCGAATTGGCTGGAACAGGTAGAGCTAGATTAGTGGCAGAACAGCTAGTAGCAGACCTATGCTTAACTTGGGGAGTATGGAGTCTGTTAGTTGGAATGTTGTGGACTTTATTGTCGACGACATCCCAAAGAGAAAGGTGGCAGTTAGCTGGTTGTATCGTTACAACCAGCTTGTTCGTAGTAGCGAGTGTAGTCACTGTGCTAAGAGTGACTGGTGTAGTAGGCCCACTACTACACGTACACTATTAAACAAGGAGTATACATGTTAGACACACGTATTAAGGAAATGGTGGTTGCTTATAGCAACTTAATCGAGTCGTACGGAGGCCCAACCGAATTTGCAAAGCAGGGTGCGTACAGTACGCCGTATTGGGGGACTCAGCAGATTACGAGCTATCCACAAGTTGTAACCCAACTTGTGGAGATAGCTCCACAGTACGTAGACTTGACTGCTGGTGGTGGTAGGTATCCGGTGCATCGAGCACAGCAAGGTCAGCGAGTCGCTTGTAACGACCGCTGTGTATATGCTGCAGTGTCGTTGGACGCAGTGCTGTGTAGTAAAACGACGCATACACTCGGATTCGAAGAGTGGCTAGAGGCATTCGCTCAAGCTACACATCCGATCTACGTAGCTTCTCGAAAGGGTTGGCTGCATAGACGTGCAGCGAAAGGTGATGTACTAGAAGGTTTCGAGGCAACAGCCTCGTACATCGACGGGTTGGTGAGTCAATTCGAGCGAGACTCGTTAGTGCTGGCTGCTGTAGGTGCAACTTTAGTTGAGGACTGTTCGCACAACGGGCTGAGTTGGTTGCAAGATGTCAGTTCCGTAACGACGGACGTGTTTTGGCGTAGTTTTGTACGTGAAGCTGTACGTATACGCTGTACTATTGACAGTATGCCTATGCACGGGTATGTGCATCAGGTTACGAATATGGACGCACTCGAGTCACTCGACAACCTACATATCGAAGGAGGAGCTGTCTGCTATATCGATCCGGCTTGGCCTTGGATGAGTACAGACGGAGCTAACCCGTATACGTTCTTCAGCACTCAAATATCAGCTGTGCTAGCGCAAAGTGATCTGCAAGTACCGTTCTGGAGTAGACATGAACCCGAAGCTGTGTACGCGGAGATTGGGACCTGGATCAACCGAGCGTTCGAGAAGGGTGCGGCCTACTTTATCGTAAGCACACAGGGTACGAACTCGCCTCCGCCAAACGATCTGTACGATTGGTTGGGTACAGAGTTTGATCTTACACACGTAGAGAACGTGGTGGCGAAGAGTTCCCGCACCGGTAAAGAATTCGTAGAGTGGTATGGTATAGTGAAAGCGTCGTAGCCTAATACCATATCTACGTTATACTGCAGAGCTGGAGCTCTGCAGTATTGATTTGTATACATATATAACATATACTAAAGTATAGAGCGGTTCGGAGTGTTGGCTCCGATGAGTTCTCACCCAACTCATACAGCGGACCGCTCTATACTTAGGGGACACTCTTAAAAGTCACTGGCAGTACATTATAATTATTCATACTTATACTGTATACAGTGCTAGGAACTGTCAGTGCCTGTTCGTACTATTTCTGCTTCACAACTGCAAGAGTTCTCTACTTGCAGACGACGCTGGGGCTATAGTGCCCTAGAACATTTGGATAGCCGGAGACAGTCGTATGCTTTATGGTTCGGCATCGGGGTACACCACGCACTAGATCGATTTTATTCCTTAGGCTTCGACCCTTCTGTAAGCTTTGATACGTGGTGGTCTACTGAGACTACCAAGCAACAGGCAGGTCAACGTTCGCTGTTGGGTGAACGGGATATTGAACAGAAGTGGCTTGAGTTACGTCAGTTAGGTATAGGCATGCTATCACACTATCGGGAATGGGCTCGTCTGCAGGACGACTTCGAGGTACTAGCAACAGAGGCGGACTTTCGGGTACCCATTCCCGAAACCGAAGGTCACTTAGTTGGCAGGTTCGACGGCATTATACGACTATGGCGCAGACCAAACGACGTGTATTTACTCGAACACAAGAGCTACAGTATCAAACCCCCACAATACTTCCTGCTACTCGACGAACAGACTAACGTGTATCAGTGGGCAGCTACAAAACTACTTGCAAGTGGAGATTTAGCACAGTACGGTGTACCTGAAACCGCCACTGTTAAGGGTGTGTTGTATAACGGGTTGAGGAAAGCCGTTCCAACTACTCCCCCGCTTGCTGACGACGGTAAGAGTTTACTAAGGGACGCGCGTATTGCTACAACGTATGAGTTGTATTTAGCTTCTATACGGGAGCACGACTTTTCGCCGAGTGACTATGCTGATGTGCTAGTGAAGTTGAAACTACGTGGTAACCGCTATTTCTATCGAGAGTGGATACAAAGGTCAGCAGAGGAGCTGACTAGACTAGAGCGGAGACTGACCTCGCAATTTAGGGCCATGTCTAACCCGGAAGTTGCCCTACTTCCGTCGCCTACGTGGGATTGCTACTGGCGGTGTCCGTACTTCTCGTTGTGTGTCGCTGAAAACACTGGGAAGGATTATGACGAGATCAAAAGGACGCAGTACGCTCCTAGGGTATGGTCTAGAGAGAAAACACCGTCAACGACTGACGATTTCCTGTAGGCGCTGCCTTGGTGTTAGACTCCGCCCTCTTGATTTTGTTTATGTAATCCTTTATAATATAAATAAGAAGATTTAATAAATGAGGAGGCAACAAGTGACCCAAGACAACAAACGCAACCCGTTTAGAGTCGTTGCCCTACCCGTAAGACGCATAAGTGCCACTGGTATAAGCGAATTTAAGGAATGTAGGAGGAGATGGTACTACTCTAACGAGTCCCAGTTGAATTTGGAGCCTAAACGTGGGACAGTTGCGTACGACTTTGGGAGAAAGATTCATCATGCGTTAGAGCGACACTATCGGGATGGTGTGCATGCATCCGATGCGTTTGTAGAAGTATTTGATAGTGATGTAACTCGTATGGTAGAAGTGGGGATGATGGGAGATGACTATAGCAAGTACGAAGCTATGCGTGAATTGGGTGTGCAAATGCTGACGTATTACGAGAACTGGGCTAGCACTCACGACGACTTCAAGATGCTGCACACCGAGTTTGAATTTGAAATCCCGCTAGTCGACTATGACGGAACAGACTTAGGGGTCTATTTTGTGGGGCGTATTGACGGTATCGTCCGTACTAATGACGGCCTGTATTATTTAATCGAGTACAAGACGGCTGGTACACATTTGGCCAGTGACGTCATGCTACTAGATGAGCAGACAGCTAGATACCAGTTAGCGGCTCAGTGGTTGATACGCAATGGTAAAGTACCGGGTATACCTAGTGATGCTATACTAAGTGGGGTTATTTACACGGCACTGCTTAAAAAGATAGTTAAACCCCCACTACTACTCAAAAACGGAAAAGGGTTGAGTAAGGATATAGTCACCAACCCAACTACGTACGAGCTGTATCTGAAAGCGATACAGGACAATGGCTTTAACGAAAGCGACTATGCAGCTGTGCTAGATAAGCTGCAGAACACGTACCCAACTGGTACGATATTTGTGCGTAGAGAGTATGTGTTGAGGAGTAAGGACGAGATGCAGGGTCATGCACACAGGCTAATGTTGGAAGTGAGGGAGATGTCGAGAGAGAACCTACCTATTTATCCTAGTCCCAAATGGGACGGCTCTTGCGCGTGGAGTTGTCCGTATCATGCGCTGTGTGTGACGGAAAATATAACTGGAAATCTCGGGGGTGAGGTAGACTTCCGCATACGTAACGAGTTTGTGCAGCGTCCACCAAGGGGAGGAGTCTACCAACAGCCACGAGAAGGAGGATACGACGGCCAAGAGTTAGGCTAGCCACCTAACATCTCGAACAAACTAAAACCTCAAAACACAAACATCTAACAAGGGAAACAGTAATGGCAGTAACACAGGGGGTACAACCGACGCTCACGATACCCCCACTACGAATTGAGAGTCCCCAACAAGCGGCGGAGTACATCAAAGTATTGGTGTACGGTATACAAGGTATGGGTAAGACCTACTTTGTAGGGACTGCCGAAGACGTTCCGTCGATGAGGAACGTCTTCATCGCCGACTACGACAAGGGTATGATGACCCTAGCTGCTTTAGGGCGAGGTTCGCACCTAAAGACAGTTCAACTAGAGGCGTTCAGCGGTTACTGGAAGGGAACAGAGTATATTCCGGGTATAACGGACATATACAAGTTCCTAACAGAACAGCCTCACGAGTATAAGACTATCGTCATTGACGGGGTTCGAGCGATGCAGGAGCTATGTCACGAACAAGTCATGAAAGAGGCGGCAGCTCGAGAAAGGCGTGACCCTGAAGTACCCCAGCAACAAGACTACGGTCGAGTTGCTTCTCGTATGAAGTTGGTTCTGCAACGATTTGTTAGTCTGCCGATGAACGTTATCATGACGTGTCAGGAGCAGTCGATGCAGAACCAGTTGACGATGAAGATGTCAACTCGTCCTCACCTACAGGAGTCGCTTGCTCTATTGATTCCAGGTCTATTCGATGTAGTGCTACATCTAGACGTAGCTGTAAAGATGGTAGATGGTAAGTCGATAACGACTAGACTTGCTCAGTGCCAGCCAGATGGACAGTACGTAGCTAAGGATAGGTCCGGAAGGTTGGGGTCTGTTATTGAGGACCCTACAATGGGATACATTCACGATCGGGTTACAGCCGCGTTAGCGGTAAAACCCACTACTACCACCAAAGTTAAGTAACAGAAAGGGACAGCAACAATGGCAACATTAGATTTCAGTCAAGTCGAGGAGAGAGAAGGTTTTAATACTCTTCCTACGGGAGCTTATACGGTAGCTCTTGCTAAGGTGGAACAGAAAATGTCTAACTCTAGCGGTAAGCCAATGTATTCAGTGGAGTTCGTCATTCAAGGACCGATTTATGCACAGCGCCGGTTGTGGGATAATTTCAGTCTCCAACTGAACTCGATGTGGAAACTGCAAGCATTTCTGCAAGCACTTCACCCGGAGGAAGAGATTGGGAAGACCTACGACTGGGTCGAGAATGGGGATCAAGGCCGACAGGTCGTAGCTTTGGTTAAGCACGAGGTCTATAACGGTAAGTTGTCTGAACGTATCGAAGCGTATTGGCCCGCTAACGAGAAAGGTCAGGAAGTGTTAGCACGTAACGTTCCTGATCCGAAGAGCGTTCCGAGCATGCCAGAGAACGGAGCACAAGCTCCGGTAGGGGCTAGCTCACTGTTTAGTATGTAGTCGTTCCCACTAATGGATGCAGAGTTAGACTCCTAACTCTGCATCCATTAGTACTATTTAAGACGCGCTAATACTAAACAGGAAAGGAAGCTGATGGAACAGGCATTAATTCGAAAGGCCTTCAAGTTTGAGTCTGCACATCAATTACCACATCATAGAGGTCAGTGTGCTAGACTCCATGGACATTCTTACCGGTTAGAGGTTTTTGTGTACGGTCCGATACAAGAAGTAGTCGAAGACGCACCTGACAGTAGTGAGGGCATGGTAATGGACTTTGGTGATATAAGTGCGGTAGTAAAGGAACACATTATTACTAGACTCGACCACTACAATCTGAATGACGTGGTTCCCGTTCCAGTAACGACTGCAGAGTTAGTCGCTTGCTGGATTCGAGATACATTGCTCCCCTACGTGCCAAATTTGTTTGCCATACGTCTTTGGGAGACCGAAGACGGCTACGCTGAAGTGTACGTAGGCGGAGCAAACTTCAAGTTGTTGCCGTAGTGCGTAACGTATAGAGAAAGGCGCCTAACATGTTGAAGGAGGAAAACCTTTGAGTATTGACACTCAGACAGTCTCCGAAGTTGAACCAAACGTCGTTGAACGGAAGTTTACTGTCAGTGAGATTTATGGAGACGTAGTTCAGGGGGAAGGAACTATGACTTACGTACGCACCCATTTCTTACGGATGGGTGGCTGCGACTACCAACATTGCAGTTGGTGTGATAGTTTGTACGCAGTTCTCCCAGAAGAGGTACGTAAGTTGGAACGGTTATCCGCAAAGGAGATCGTTACAAGAATACTTAGTCTACCTAGAGCTCCATACGTTACCATTAGTGGGGGTAATCCGGTAATGCACAAACTAGATGACGTAGTTGATGCATTGCACGCTGCAAATTATTGTGTGGCAGTCGAGACTCAGGGAACGCTTTGGAAAGACTGGGTAGGACAGTGCGAGTGTATCACTTGCTCTCCTAAACCACCTAGCTCAGGTATGACGACCAATTGGTCGTTACTGGACAATTTCATCGCCAAGTCAAGACTTGCCAACACACAACTGTGCTTAAAGGTAGTCGTCTTCACTGATGATGACTACGAGTACGCACGGACGGTGTACCATAGATACAGATGCGATGATGGGAGTACACCATTCTACCTACAAACTGGTACGATACTGCCAACTACAGAGAATCCGAATGGGGATACAGTTTATACTCTAACCCAACGATATAGAGAGTTGACCGAACGAGTACTAGCGGACGGTGACATGCAGTATGCTAGACCTAGTTGTCAACAGCATGTACTGATGTACGGCCACAAGAGAGGAATCTGACATTGACAACGCAGCGTATGCCGTTCAACTTAAGTGCGGAACTTGTTGCCGGTCTTCGTAAGCAATCCGTACGAGCTTGTCTGCAGTGTGGCGTAACGGAAGCCCAGTCGTTGGAGTTAACGGGTAGAGGTTTGCAGACACATAGGGTTAAGAGTGGGGAAGTGACAGAGGACATTGTAATGTGCCACGACTGTCACTTCCGCCAGCATAATGACCCGGAAGTGGACCGAGCACGATATCAAACTGTGCTAGCTTCTACTCGTAATTGGCTGGAATCCTTAGGGGTAGACCTAACACACGGCGACTTCAGAGAAACTGCTAGGAGAGTGGCTACATACTACTTAGGACACTTTAAGTCTCCGGATTCTGTTGAGTACGAGTTAGAACAACTACGACAGGCGAAGTTCTCGACAGGATATAGTGGTATGGTAGCTGTATCCGGCATTCAAGCGGACGGTCTCTGTCCTCACCATCTGCTACCTGTACGATATACTATTAAAGTAGGGTATCTCCCCTACGAAGGTAGAGCAATCGGCCTGTCTAAGCTGCCGAGGGTAGTTGAGTTATGTGCCAGCATACCTCGATTACAAGAAGATATCACGATGTGGATAGCGGAAGAGGTTTCGCTAGCTGCAGAAACTCCTCACGTAGCTGTGCAAATTGTGGGGAAGCACAGTTGTATGGAGATTAGGGGCGTCCGTCAACGTAAGTCGGATACTACAACTACAGTGCTTCTAGGTCACTTCCTAGAAGAAACTAATTCTCACCGCGAATTCCTAGCGCTCACCGACTAGGGATGTGGTAGTGCAAGAAGAAAGGTACACTTTTGTGAATCAACCTAGACCAGCGGGTACGTTTACGTACACAGACCACGAGTTTAATGAAGAGTTCCTGCATTTCATGCAGGAGTGTATGGAAACGTATCGAGAACGAGCTCAAGAGTACAATAACGCAGCGGCTAGTACGTCGATGTTAGAGTACTTTGAGCCGGATGTGGTGATCCCAAACCACTTTGCAGCGTGCTACATGTACGTTAAACATAAGTTCAGTCGGTTCGCAAACTGCCTGAAGAACTACATCGCAAAGGTAGAACTCGTTGCTGACACTCGAGTTAGTTACGAACGAGCGGAAGATAGCATACGAGACTTAGTCAACTACGCCGCATTTGAGGCAGTCATTCTACGACTGCACTACAAGTGGGTACAGTCCCAACTACGTACGCCTCAAGCTATCTATGATCAAGCTCCAGAGATTGACGTAGATCAACAAGTTCCCGTTGTGAACGGACACCACTAAACGAAAGGTGCAGGCTGATGCAAGCGTCAATCATCAGTCCTGTATCTTTACTAGATGCAGTTTCATTACGACAGAAACTGCATCTAGTCTTAGTACAGGAGCTGGAGAGAAGCAAGGCGTATGCAGACTTCTATACGAACGTTATACGGCCTAGAGGTGACTACCTTATTCTAGATAATGGCGCGTTCGAGCTAGGAGAAGCTGCTAGTGCTGAACTACTCCTCAAATGGGTACGATTGCTGCATCCGGATGAAATTGTGTTACCGGATGTACGCGAGGATTCCTTTGCTACGCTTAGTCGCACAACCGACTTCATACAGCACGTCTTACCGTTGATAGACTACCCGATTAAGTGTATGGCAGTGCCTCAAGGGAAAAACTTGCAAGAGTGGATGATGTGCTTGCATATTATGCTGTCTATACCCCAGATTACGTGTATCGGACCTTATGAGGAAAGTGCCGACTGGTTCCCTTACGGGGGTAGACTTTCGCTACTCGAACGTATCAAGTCCGATGTGCTGGGTAAGGTCGACGTACATCTCTTAGGCATGGATGAAGACCTAGTAGAGTTGAGGGTAGGTGGACCTACGGTCTGTAGTTGGGTGCGTAGTACGGACTCATCAAAACCAGTGTGCTATGGTCTAGGGGGTGTGAAGTTAGATGCACAGTACGGTCCTAGGGGTGTGAAGTATCCTGGTAGATCGAAGGACTTCTTCGAGTGTACTGTATCACCCACACAACGTGAAGCGGTACTGCATAATGTGGATGTACTGCACGGGTGGTTAACTGATGAGTCGAGGGTGAAGTGTGTGGTACTGTAGACTCGAGTTCAAACTCGAGGACATGTGGATAGGGGTGTACTGGAGAGACACCCCTAGTCGTATAGACATATGGGTATGCATACTACCATGCATACCAATCCATATATGGAGGGAGCAGCACAGTGTGTAGTATATCCGGTGTGATTATGCCCGAGGGTACTTCGTACCTGAGTACGAGGCTACGGCATATCATAGATCAGGCATGTGAGAGAGGTCGTGACAGTTGGGGTACTGTCACGCTGCATACAGATCATACATACAGCAGCGTACGCTATACTGGTAGTCCGATCGAGACAGGGGTCGCTGGTACGTATCTACCTAGTAGCGCTAGGATATGTATATCGACATGTAGGGCGGAGCCAACTACAGAGTGGGTACGGGAGAAAGGTATATACGATATACCACCATTCGTACATGGGAATTGGGCTTGTGCTCATAATGGATGCATAGCCAACGATAAAGAGTTGGTACAGCGGTATGGACTATCGTTGGGTACGTCTATAGATACAGCGGTTATACCGGCCGTGTTGGACAAGATATGTCCCGACGAACTCGATCTGGATCGTATACAGGAGTTCCTACGAGACGAGATCGAGGGTTCGTATGCTCTTGCGCTTGTGAATAGACGACATCCGGATACGCTTATCCTAGCCGTGAACTATCAACAACTATACATCGCGTATGATCAGCAGGCGGGTGCGTTGTTCTTCACCTCTATGGAAGAACACCTGTACGATGATACAGATATACACCGCAGACTCGTACAGGGAGGGGTAGTAGAAGTACCTGCATACTCCATGCAGGTAGTACATCTTCCATCCCATAGGGGTAGTACATCTGTCATGGGTAGCAGTACTACCCTGCATGCAGGGTACAGTACAGATACAGGGCAGGGTAGTAGTACAGCCATGCAGGGTACAGTACAGATACAGGGCAGGTCCTTAAGGCAGTCCAGGGATGTACATAAGGCCCTGGTGGTCTGTAGTGGTGGACTAGACAGTACAGTAGCTGCTAGGGAGATGCAGGTACGTGGGTACGATGTTACACTGCTGCACTTCCTGTACAAGTGCAGGGCACAGGAGGGTGAGGTAGAGGCTGTACGTAAGATAGCAGCTGCCATGAACGTACCCTACCTATTCTGGGAGACAGACTTCTTCACCAAGGTAGGTGGGTCTAGACTCACTAACACACACGGAGAGATCAACCGAGAAGGTGGTGGAATAGCAGGAGCAGAACTAGCTTGGGAGTGGTGTCCCGCAAGAAACACTGTCTTTCTAGCTATGGCTGCAGCTATAGCCGAAGTGCACGACTTTGAGTGTATTGTGTTAGGAGCAAATTTAGAAGAGGCCGGAAGTTATGCAGATAATACTCTCCCATTCATACGTAAGTTGGATGCAGTACTACCGTATGCACTCAATCTACACCACTACGTACGACTGGAGGCACCTCTCGTCAACCTGATGAAGCACGAAATCGTAGCATTGGGCCTGAAAAATGGTGCGCCGATGGAGCATTCGTACTCGTGCTATGAGTACGGAGAGCACCACTGTAACAACTGCGGTCCTTGCTTCTTACGTAAGACGGCGTTTAAGATGAACGGGACAGTGGATCCAGTGTTCGAGCATCTGTCTGAGGACGAGTTTTGGAGTGGGTGCGTTCCCTACTCCAAACGATCGGATCCAGCCATAGTTCGTTAGTGGATCCGATCGTTTGACTAGGTCTGTTGTTGTTTAGTTGCGAGAGTCTTCCGAAAGGGGAGAAAGGTACGTCTTTCGATATGATCCACTATTCCAAACAATAGTGGATCATATCGAATCGGTGGGCTCTCGCATATTTTCAAGTGTGGAACGTGCTAAAGAGAGGTCGAGTAGATCATACCGGGTGGATCCACTATCGATGTGTTGGTGGATCATATCGAAAGGTACCCGCATTGCGCTGATACGAGCACCTTTCATAGAAAGGAATACGCTCATGCGTAAGTTGGATAGTTCAGGCATGCCTAACAATTGGCGAACGAAACTGAGACCTCAAACTGTTCGCCCTTGGGTTACGGTAGGGGGTTTAGTACTCGCAGCTATTGGGGTTGGCGAGGCCTTCGGCAAGCAGTACACGTTCGCCACGACGTTACTAGCTGGGTTAGTCGTACTGCTATTGGTAGCTGATCTTTGGCTCTACAACGCATCTTCATACTTATTAGAAGGTCGTATAGAAGGGCTACTCCAAGACGTTAACGAAGAACAACAACGTTACGAGGCTCTGCTGAAACGTAACGATAAGTTGGAGAGGGAGCAGCAGGAGTTTGCTAGTTTGCTAAAGGAGGCGTATACGCAAGATCGGCAGGGAACTAACCTACAAGCACGCGTAGTATCACCGGGTAGGTATCAAGTACAGAGCACCTTCGGTAAGTGGTATAACATTCACTGGAACTCTTCGGGACTCGCCTGTGAGTGTAGATTGTACGCCACCTGCAATGAATGTCCCCACAGTGCGAAGGCTCGCAGAATGCATGAAGTAGTTATCAAGACTGGACAGCAACCTTCCTCGACGACAGACAACTTGGGTCCTTGGCTCAGGTAACCTCTTGTATACTTGAGTATAGTACACTATAATATATTGTATAAGTATTCAAGCGTATACGAGGTTTTTAGCACAGTGAGGTACACATTTAGTCCGTTCGTGACTAGGAGACCCAAGTTGCAGGAAGCAGTTGAGTACGCCACACCCATGTGGCGTACTCAGAGGCCTACAGTATTTCCTAAGTCGACTATGGACGTAATTACGTCATCTCCCCAGTTCGTTGACGTAGCTGTCAATAGTGGGTCGATGGTCTTCTCTCGTGCACTTGCTTCTCAACCTACTGCAAGCAATGACCAGAACATCTTCGCTATCGAGTCCTTAAAGTCGGTTTTGCAGTGTACTACCGACTTGAACGTGCCTAGAGACGACTGGTTCGAACGCTTCTGTGCTAACGTCCATCCAGACAACCTCAATTACGAACCCGGCTACATTACGGACCGGTTCGTGTACTCTCCTGCGAAGTCTAGGCCTCACATGCTACGAAAGACAGCTGTGTACTTAGACACTCTACTGCAACGATACCCTACTTCACTTATGAGAGCTTGTGTGGGGTACGCTATACTGCGTACGTATACTTGGCGAGAAGTGAGTTGGAGTAGACTGTCTAAACAGGGCAAGCTTATACAAGGGAGGAGGCCACACAAACTATGGGAGCCGATTTGTAGACGAGCTTGGTCTCTACGACTGGCAGCGGAAGAGTTTGCAAAGACTCCCACGAGAAGGCTACATCAAATATCGGAGACTAGCGTTCTACAGGCTATACGAACCTTCGACATCTATACGGGTGCAGTCGTGTATGCAAACCCTCTGTGGCCGTGGATGTCCACAGACGACTGGTCCGCGTATAGTCAGTTTACCGCTGACCTGAACTCCATACTTATGCAATGTCCGGTCAAGACTTCCAACTGGAGTGACAATAGGAGCCTTGATACTATCTACAAGGAGGTGACTAGTTGGATTGAAGAATCCTTTGCAAGAGGCGCCGGATTCTTCATACTCAACACGCAAAGCTCTAACTTTCCACAACCTGACGACCTATATAGTTGGTTGAGAACTAGATACGGTCGTCATCTGCTACTTGTCGAAGAAGTAGCTACCCAAATTAGCGCCCAACAGCCGTTTTCTGAGTGGTTTGGAACTATCCGGAATCCGACACTATAACCGAGAAAGGGTGTTAATGTTGTCGACAATCCCCCCAGTGACAGCAGAGTCACTTAAAGCACTAGCCGCTGTGCTAGTACGTCTGCGATACCCATTAGCCAACTTAAATGGAGAAGCTGTCGCTATTCAAATAACCCTCACTGATATACCTCCACATCAAATGCAGGAGGTCCGCAACGTATACGGAGAAAAAGCTGTAGACTTCGAGTGGTGGACCGTTACGTGGTTCCGCTTTATAGTAACTATCGCTCGACTTGCGGATGCAAAAGCTACTATGTGGGTGACCTTCGTATACCCTGTTCAGTGACAGGAGAGGCCCTCTTGTAATATCGTAGAGCGTCACATATAATATAACTATAAGTGGTCTTGTAGGAAATCAGCAGTTCAGTCCCGTGCGGTCGTACGACGTAGTGCAAATCACGGTGACAAGCACACGTGAGAGGGTGCTTGTGACGTTTTACGATACTAAGACAGCGATTGTACTCTCGTGCGAAGAAGCAGTACGAGAGTACGACGAACAAGTACCGGTCGTCTGCAGCTACAAGGTGTGGATTATGGTACTTGTTTTCGTGTCCGGGCTATTACTTATTAACATAGTACTTATCACTGTCATACTCTTCCTCCTACTTCACCACAAATAACTCAAAAGGTAACTTTATATGGATGTAAAATCAACCCTTCGCATAGCTTTCCTACTTATTGGTAGGCAAATCGCGGCTGAGTTTCTGTCACAGGCAGTTTGTAAGAGACTCGAGCGAGAAGATATACCAGATGACTCGTGGATGTCTGAGAGCCACGAGTATCCATTTCACACTATCGTAGCTCAAGCTATGTGCGACGCTTTATTCGATATACAGAGTACCTCGCACGACTAGAACGGAGCTTGTGTTTGAGCGAAAAAAGGAGGGTACGACTTTTAGGTATTAGTCTCATAGTAGTGATGGTGCTGTTCATAGTGGTGATGTCGCTACTATTATGGAACTTACTACTCAAACCTACGGAGGTAAAACATCATATGACTCTTAATACTATGGGTGGCTATGTATTTCCGGACGACGCAGTTTGCGACGCACCTAGTCAGTACTCCGACGGAAGGGTTATCAATACTCTTAACGTCGAGTATCTACATGTTGATTCTGGTGGAGCACTTGTAACCCTGACTAGTGGGTGTAACGCGTATAACGACTCGAATGTAGCTTCTGTCAAAGCACACAGCAACAGGCAGTTCGTAACTGTCAGTGGGGATAGTGGTGGGTTTCAAGTACTCATAAGCGATACTCAGCTTACAAACACCTTTATCAGTACGGTACAAGCATTTCTCTCGAAGATAGGGTTTACCGGAGTTGAGTTGGACTTTGAGGACTTCGGTTCTTGGACTTCCTCTCAGTATGCCAGTTATGTAGCGTTCGTCAAACGTCTTAGTACTGAGTTGCATAGCACAGGGCACTTACTAGCTATCGACTGCCCAGCGATATCCGACCAAACCTATCAGAGCTACTATCCTCACTGGTCATATAAAGACTTCGACGGGGTTCAAGTAGAGTTACGCGTGATGGCGTACGACTACGAATACGACCAGGGTGCAGGTAATCCGATAGCGCCTATAGACTGGATCACCAACATTTGTAAGTGGACTAGGTCTCAAATCACTGATCCTAGTAGGATCACTATCATACTCAACTCTTACGGGTACCACGGAGTGAGAAATAAGTACGCCGCTAATCGAGATACATACAGCCAGTCAAAAGCCTACTACGGTTTTAATACAGCTTCAAGGGATGCTTCTTCTGGTGAGATGACTTGGTCTGTAGGGGGCGAGGTCTACTACTATACGGACAGCGAAACGTTGAACCAGAAAGTGACCGCTGTGCTAAACTCTGGTACGGGTATCAACAACATTGCCATCTTCCACTTAGGTGGAGGAAACAAGTGGCCAACGGTTACTCCTCCACCTACACCGGTGTCCACACCAACAGTTACGAGTGACGTGTCTCCAGCACTCTCTTCTCTACTGAAGTGGATGGAAGCCGAACTACCGAGTTGGTACGCAGCTAACTTCGACTCGACTGGAAAGTATATTGGAGGTAGTCACTAGTGCCATCAACGTATTACGAGGACTATGTAATACCTCCACCATTTACATTACCAGCTAAACAGGTTGGACAGATGACTCTACCGGAAGCGTTATCGATGGCACAGTGTGTAAGCGACCCGTACGCTAAGAGGCGTAGGAAGGGGTATAGCATGATCACTGTGCTATATCTGCTGACGTATAGCGTGGTTGCGTTCGACATAGATAGTATAGTTTACTGGAACATCGAAACGTGGACCTTTCGAGTCGTGCTGTGGATAGCAGTTATGATAGTATGGGCTAACTTCGTTAGCGGAACCCTACGTATACGGCCGACTAGACGGCAGGTTGTAGAGATGGCTACGACACTAAGTATGAAAGCAGTCTCGATCTCTAAGCTGGCACGCGGTCGGAAAATCTCTTTCCCAAAGGTTATACCAAACGAGGATACCACTACCTACTTAAGAGCCATTAAGCGGAAGCTAACGTGAGATCTGTTTATAAAAGTATTACGTATAGTGCATTGTGGATGGTTACGGCTGCTATAGCAGCTTCAACTAGGTTTATACAACCGCATCCATTCGATACGCCGTTTCTCGATACGATGAGACACGTTATAGTCTTCTTTGCGTCTATACTACTAGCGAAATACTTCTTCTATATGGTAGTAGCTCCATTCTACGACGTAATAGAGAGTCGCAGAGTCGTTACTACGCTTATGGCGGACTACTACCCGTTAGTGTCAGTGATGATACCTGCCTGGAACGAAGAGGTAGGTCTACTAGGTACGGTCAAGACGCTACTAGACTCCACCTACAGACATGTGGAGCTCGTCATTGTGAACGATGGTAGCACAGATGGCTCGCACGCAATGATGCTCAACTTCGTCAGTAAGTATAACGAGCAGATGACTGACGTACCCGAGTACAAGCGCATACGTATACTCTACCACTACCAACCAAACGGAGGCAAGGGAAGCGCACTAAACACAGCGATCCAACTGTCTCACGGAGCTATACTACTGTCCATTGACGCTGACTGTCACGTTCACGCCCGCTGTATTGAGGAGTTCGTGAACGCATTCCGTAACCCTAAAGTTATGGCTGCCGTCGGTAACGTGAGGGTAGGCAATACAAAGTCACTCGTGGGTACAATCCAGTACCTAGAATATATCTTCGGATTCTACTTTAAGAAAGCGGACAGCTTGCTCAACACCATCTATATTATCGGTGGAGCGGCTGGTGCATTCCGGCGGGAAGTGTTTCAAGTGATTGGTGGGTATAATACCAAGAACATTACGGAAGACATTGAGCTATCCGTCCGAATACAGGAACAAGGTTGGAAAATCGTTTACTGTCCTGGAGCACTCGTACTAACTGAGGGAGCGTCTACACTCACAGGCTTGAAGAAGCAACGCTACCGTTGGAAGTACGGTCGGTTCCAAACGTTTATGCAGCATCGCAACTTGTTCTTCTCGACTGAGCGTAGGCATAACAAGTTGCTGTGCTGGGTGATACTACCGCTAGCGATATTTGGGGAGGTGCAACTCGGACTTGAGTTACTATTTATCACTATGCTATACGTATTCGCACTCCTATCGGGTGACTTCTCGGCATTTCTGAGTGGTGTATTTGTAGTCTCTCTCATGTTCGGCGTACAAGCACACGACAGTGGAGAGTTCAACATCAGCACTCTACTGCTAGCACCTATAGGGTGGCTACTATTCTACGTCACCACCTACGTCGAGGTGTACGCACTTATCCGGAGTATATGGAATCTAATCCGCAAACGCGACGTACAGTGGCAGAAGTGGAAACGAACCGGTGTACAATGACAAACAAAGAAAAAGGGTTCACTATGGCGGTGTGTATAAATTGTGGAAAAGGACTTTCTCTATGGAACAGACTTGTGAGACAGACCATATGCAGTGAATGTGGTGAATACTTTCAGAACGAACGTTATAGGTGGCTGTCTGCGATCGAGAGGGACTTTTCTAGAGGAGGTGTATCCTTAGAGTTGGAGACCCAAATGTATCAACACTTCCAAAGTATACATATGCCTGAGTATGAAGGCATCCCTGTCATAGAAAAGATGAGATACTTTAGAGAACTTTCGGAAGTGCAGTGGGGTAATGTACCAACCATTCGTATAGATAGGCATCTAGACTCAGATGAGTACGCCTACTTCTCGTTCGAGACTACGTACTATAATAAACAGCTAAGACCCGTCGAGGGTATATTGGTAGGTACTAACAAGAAGTGCTACTTCCACCCCATATCTGGCGTAGGTGGAGTACATATCAATTGGGGTAATATAAGCCAAGTGAAGGAGGAGTCCGTACGAGTATACACCCATCCCAGACCTCTACGAGGTGTTACAGAACAGTTGGTAGTCAAGAGGGTTTTAAGAATCTCCGTATCTGCCAGTTCCGGTGGAGGGGATTACTACGTAAGAGACCCGTTTAAGGCTTGTATCTACATCGACACTCTTGTACGTATTTGGAAGAGACAACTAATCATTCGTAGAGAGTTAGGCACATACGGAGACGTACCTAATCACGTAAAGTCTGATGTGTATAAACGAGATAAGGGATGCTGTCAACAATGCGGCTACAGTGGGGACTACATCGAGTATGACCACATCATACCTCGGAGTAAGGGAGGGTCGAATACGGTAGATAATATACAACTTCTTTGTAGGAGATGTAATTTGCAAAAGGGAGATAGGCTGTAACAACCAAAAAAAAGGAGGCATACGGATTGAGTCCGTATACAGCAACCGTCAAGAAGAGACGGTCACGCAAACTATATACTAAGTACGATGCTATAGTACGGTGGGTAGTCGTGGCATGTGCTAGCATGTTGTTGAATGCAGCATTATTAGATGTCGCATTATGGATATACCCCTTACAGAGTCTGAGTCAGCTAGTAGTGTGGAATACGCTGGTGTCAGCTATCGCTTCGATATGCGGCATGGTAGGGTATCGATTGTGGGTATTGGGGAGATACCGTATGCTAACAGCAGAGGAGTTCGGTAAATGTCTATCTATACTCACTTTCGAGTCTTTGGTGGACACGATGTTAGCTGTACTAAGCCAGTTCGCTAGTATTATGCTAGTGGGAGACTTATTACCCACTACTACTATGAAACTAATTGCGGTTATAGGGACGTTCATCCTGTCCACTGTGCTACTTAAACAATGGATGGGTAAGAAGCCTGTATATGAGTGCATCATGAAACCTTCTCGAGCGTCTATACGTAGACAACACTACACGTTGTCAGTCGTAATGGTAGCACAGGACAATGCGGATTATATTCAGCATACTGTACATCAAATGTACGAGTCCCTAACGTACATGGTCGATGACTTCGAAGTCATCGTAGTCAACGACGGTAGTGCCGATCATACAGGTGTGCTGTTAGAGGCTATATCTATCATGACCCCGCGAGTTAGGGTAGTGAATTACGCCAAACCTCGAGGATACTCTACAGCTTTAGCGACCGGACTCAAACTAGCGTGTAAGGAACTGACATTCATTACCTCTTCAGACGACCAGTTCGACATACAGGATCTAGCGTTCTTCCTTCCGTATATGTGTGAGTACGACGCGGTTTTCGGTTACCCCTTCGGCGAGACTGGCAGTCGTTTCGAGAGATTCTGTACGTGGAGTTGGAGTACGTTAGTCAGTCGGACGTTCGGACTTAACGTAAGAGACGTCGACTGCGAATTCAAACTATTTAGAACTGACTTCTTTACGGACTATGAACTGACTGTCACTGACTCTCGCTTAGTGTATGTAGACATGTTGTATCAGTTAGCACAGTCGGATAGGTCGTATACCGAAATGGGCGTACTACAAACACCAACTGTACTAGAACGTAAGAGAGACACAAGCCTGCTGAGCTTGGTTAAGAACGCGTCTGCACTACGAAAGTATGTTAAGGAACGGAAAATCAGTAGTTACGGGCACCACCTACACTCGAACGCTGCGATACGTACCTCTTGATTTCAACCGACTGGAACAATTATAATATAAATAATGTATATCACAAAAACAAATCGAGGGATAATCCCTCGAGCGTCCAGTAGTAAAGGAGCAGTCAGCAGTGTCAGATTTAGACTTGGACTATGCATACGACAGAGAAAGTGACCCACAAACTGATACTTGTAACAAGTACAGAGTATCCGGTGTGGATCCGAACCATAGAGTAAAGGTACACGCAGGTCAGGGAGACAACCGCACCCCAGTTAGTACGGAACGTGTAGCTGGTGCGGAGCCTCAGTGGTCGAGTGATAGGGTACGAGAGGATGCAATCTACTTCGATATCACTCACTCCCAAAAAGATACTCCGTTCGACATCGAGATTGAGAGTAAGTCGGATGGAAAGAGAGTTGGCAGACTCGATGCCGTGGTCCATGACGGTGTTACGTGGATCGCAGACGAAACTGGTGAGTGTAGGGGTATGGGGAATGGATTCAGACGACCGTAATAATCTAGCCCGAAAGGAGCGCCCTTAGTGGAAAGCACAGTTACGTACACAGTCGAAATCAGGCCGCCAGCAAAGGGAATGGTAAATCCAGTAAAAGTGTTGCTGGCAGCAGTCAATGGTGGTAACCCTACGAAAGTGGAGCTACCGCCGAACTCTAGAATCGGTATCGACTGGGGCAGAACCTCAGACGGTATGATATCCGACGGTACGACCCTGCTAGGTATGATGATACTAGCGCACTTGTTTGAGGAGACCGAACAGGTCGTCTCGAACGTTAAGACCGGACAGAAGTTTACCTGTTACGATAAAGCCTATGGGACAGGTAAGTATCTAGGTAACCGCTCGAAATCGAAGCGATACCTAGAATACTTCGTTAGGGAGTATCTATCCAGACGAACAAGAACGAGCGGGTTCAGCGTCACCAAAACTGAAATTCTGCGAATGGCTAACTCACAAGAAGCCGCTATTCGCAAGTCGATTGCAGATGCCGGTGTCAAAGTACCTGCAGGCGCGAGAAAGGTTGCTACTGCATGATCTACGTCGACTTCCTCATCAACCGTAGTACAGCAGGCGGAGGAAAACCACCAACTAAAAGCTGTAACATGTGGTCGAGCGAGCTAAACACTCCAGAAGGCTTGTTGGAGTTGCATGAAGTAGCAGGACTACTAAGGGTACGTCAGTACTTTAGAGACCGACCCTACTTCCCACATTACGACCTCAACGAGAGCCAGCGTAAGCGGGCTCTCGCACTGAGAAGGCCAGATGGTACTCCTTACGTCGAGGAAACGAGTTTGATCAACTTCTTCCGACCAAAAGCTCAATCAGTCGAGGAGGCTGTAAGCGTTCAAAGTTGAACGCTTACATATTTGTATGATAGACAGTCACGCTAAGCTCGTAGTGAAGCATAAACACTCGAAGACTCATTTGGGTCCGGAAAAAGGATGGCACGAACACGTGCTACCGATAGCAACCATATACAGTGGACTGCAGGATAGTGACATAGTGAGTTGGTCTGTTCAAGTGTTCAAATCCCTCGTCGGAGAACCTCCTCCCGCTCCAAACGCTCAGTATGATAAGAAGTACTTACGGCTGCTTATGCCCCTAGTAAGCTGGGAGAAGCTAAACAGGGTCGTGTACGACCCTGTACTCCAACCCTGTGTGGAAATACAGGTAGGAAATCTGTCACTTATCTGCAGCGACGATCAAGAGTTCATCACTCCGGACATAGGTTGGATACCCCTAGACCAGCTGAAGCCCCGACAGTACATTATGATGAACACTGTACGCGGTAGAGCACAGTACGCTCGTATCTCTCAGATCAAGAGAGTCTCGTCTCGTACGGGCTATAACTTAGACTGTAGAAACTTTGTAAGCAACGACTTTATTAGCAGGTCGCCACAATTCGTAGCCGGTTATCCCATACCGAAGCGAATAGCTATGGCTGAGATACTCGACTCGCCCACAGACATTCTATAGAGGAGATGCACTGTCGTGTTAAAGCCATTCAGTCAAATCGTTAGAGTACCCTCTACGGTAGGGTCTCTACCCTACATCACATCATACTACCAATCCCCCTCTTGTAAGACCCTACATACTAAGTTCTGGCCCCTAGTCGAACAGCACACACAGTTTATAACGCTCTCTGCTGGAAACGGTGGAGTTGCATACGAGGCTGCGAGTAAAGGACTTAAGGTTGCGGCATACGACCGTTCGGTGTACACGATACTCTCGCTAGACGACGTACTCAACCGAGATACGCTACCTCAACTATCCTATGACCTGCCTACCAACGAGTGGTTCGAACGTTGGTGTTCTCCTATTACACCTAGTACCACCAACGTAGCACAAGAAGGCGTACTAGTTGCCAGACATACGACACAGTTAGCTCCACACCTTTCGCTCGAGACTGCTAAGTACCTAGACACCTTACTCATCTGCAAGAACTACTGGCCTCTATTGATGAGTTCGATTGGCAGAACGCTACTACAACTGTGCTCCAATCGGGGTGTACGCTGGTCGAACTTAATGCCAGACGGTAGATCGACTAGGGAACTTACACCGGAAGAAGCCTTTCACTCGATAGCTAGGAGCACCTGGCGTACGAAGATGTTCTCAGACAGTTTGGATCACCACCTCGAGCATAACCTGTTCCAGCACAGCCTATTTGATGACCTACTGTCAGACTTCAGAGACTCTATATACCCAAACACACTCGTACACATTGATCCGGTGTATCCTTGGGAGACCTCACTATATGAACGCTCTCATCACTACTTCTGTATGTCAGCTATCGACAGTATCCTAGTGCAGTCGGAATCAGCGTCAGTTCGGTCACCTTCGTACTGGCCCTCTACTATCTCAACCGACCTGACACTTTGGTTAGCTTGGTTTGGTGAGAGGCTACGTCGACTAAAGGATCGTACGGAAGCTACAATCGTAGTGACGTTTGGGTATCCCACTCCGACTGTACTTGAGACTGCTAGGTATCTTACGTCGTTGCTCCCTACTGCTAGTTGGGAGCAGTCGATTGCTGGTTGCATGCTTGTTATCCATTAGGAGCTGCCTATGACGACTAAGTATTGTTGCGGATGTCAAAAATGGCTGTCGCTACATGAGTTTGGTAAAGACAAGTCGACTAAGGATGGTCTCAACGCTAAGTGTAAGGCTTGCATCAATGCTAGAGCCGCAATCAGCCGTGCGAAGCAGACTAGCGAGCAGTATGAGAGAGCGTCAGAGTACCAGAAGCAGTACTATCGAGACCACCGAGAGCTGTTAGTAGCACAGGCTGCTATGCGTCGGGAGACACAGCGAGAGCATATACGGGCGATTGACAAGAGGTCTCGCTTAAAGCATAGGGCGAGCACGCAAGCTAGTACGTCTGCGTACCAGGCACGTCTGAGAGGTCAGTACGTAGCTCCGGTCTCATTGGACGTACTGTACGCTAGAGACAAAGGAGTCTGTGCTTTATGTGGGGAGCCAGTCAACCGGTCAGAAGCCTCTATCGACCACATCGTACCCCTGTCGGAAGGTGGCTTACACGGTCCAGATAACGTACAACTCGCCCATCGCAGTTGTAATTCTCGAAAGCAAAACGGTTAAATATGTATTAGTGGGCACCCATTTTTGTGCTCTTGTAAAACACCATGTCGAACATTTATAATATATAATAAGAAGTAAATACTACTTCTTATGCGAACAGACCTTGGAGGTTATATGCATAGATGTGTAAAGTGCGGTGCAGGGGATGCAAAGTGGAATACGAAGAGAGGCTGGTGGTGTGAAGATTGCGTACTAGCCTACCAAGGCCCACTCGCAGACTTAGTTGAGGGCATCCACGTAGCTATCGAGCTACTAGAACCAGCTATCGAACGGGCTAAACGGAAGCTTACTTCTACGAGACGTCCGTACTTGAACTAAGACCCTCACATACAACTGCATATTGCACCCCAGAAGTGCAGACAGAAAGGTGAACACCGATGACTGTTACTGCAGACACTTCACAAAGGCACTCGCTGCTTATGCTGGCGAAGTGCTCCACTTGCGGACTCTGCGACCAAAACGACTTCAAACCCGTACATGGGTACGGCAACCCCAACGCAAGGGTCATTTCTAGATATAGAGGTGATCATGTTCTCTAAACCTTGTACGAAGTGTAGCGCTCCCGAAAGGCAGAAGGGCCAGTCTCTATGCGTAACCTGTCAACGTGAGTACGAGAGGCTGTGGCGAGAGAAAAATAGAGAGAAGATTAACCACCAATACAAACAGTGGCGTGCGAATATGACAGAAGGTCAGCGCGAACGTGAAAGAGAATCCGGTAGAAGAGGAGAAGCAAAAGTTCGACAGAAGTTACTCGAATACAGACTAGAACACCCGTGCATCGATTGTGGAGAGACTAATCCTATATGTCTACACTTCGATCATGTAACCGGTGAAAAACGTATGGATATCACCCACTTACGAACGTACGGGTGGCCAAGCGTAGAAAAGGAACTTCAAAAATGTGTAGTGCGATGTGGGAACTGTCACGTCAAAAGACACTTCCTAACTAAAGGTACTACAAAGTACGGACCTAGTAAACATCTCTCGAAAGCAGCGAACGCTAGGAGAGATGTGTTTAGGCGCTATCTCCAACTGTGGGGGTGTATAGACTGCGGTTTACAAGATGTAGACTGTTTGGAGTTCGATCACGTCTTCGGAGAGAAGTTAGCAGACGTAAGTATACTAATCGACAACGATACCAAAACTGGGAGGCTACAGTCGACGAAATCGCTAAGTGCGAAGTAGTCTGCGTAAACTGCCACGCTAAACGTACTGAGAGTAGGGGGTATCAATGGTAGTAGAAACTTCATGGGTGGGTTCAGCAGACAGAAGTCTGCTAGCACTATGCAAGTGCTCAACTTGTGGTCTATGCAATCAGAATGACTTCAAACCAGTAATGGGTTACGGAAATAGTGGAGCTAGAGTTATATTCGTAGGGGAAGCAGCCGGCCGTAATGAACATATCCAGGGTATCCCGTTTGTAGGAGAGTCCGGTAGGCTCTTGACAGCTGTGCTCCAAAGGGTACAGCTGTCAGATGGAAGTTACCTGCAAAGAGATGACGTCTACCTTACGAACGCTTGTCTGTGTCGACCAGAAGACAATCGTACACCGTCAGCTGCAGAAATCGTGGCTTGCAACGAGCGTTTGAAGGCGGAGATCAAATCTCTTCCTAACCGACACTTGATTGTAGTGTTGGGTAGTAGTGCGATCAAGGCTGTAACTGGCAAGCACCAGAGTATGAACGCCATGCACGGTAAGATTGAGTGGAGTGCTGAGTTTCAGTGCTTCATTACGTATACGTGGCACCCAGCGTACATATTGAGGACTCCGAATGACTTTCCTGACCTTGACTACGTCATGAGTCAGATACCGAGCATTCTGGATACGCCTAAAGGGCCTATCCAATTTCAGCCGCCGAAGTATATCGTAGAAGACTCCATCGATATGGCGATTAAGCGATTGCTACACTTGCTTGATCACGTCGAAGGTGATGTCGCTTGTGACATCGAAACGACCAACTTGGAGTTAGCACAGCCAACTAACTTCATTCTCGAGATCGGCTTCTCTTGGGAGGATGGAAAGGCGTACATCTTACCTCACCACATCTTCAACGACAGTCAAGTGAAGGTAGTACTGATACGCTTCCTGGAAAAGAAGAGTGTGCGGTTTGTATACCACAACGGGATGTTCGACATTGCGTGGTTGCGCTACAAGTTGGGAGCTAAACAGGCTTGGATTGGTGCGGACACGATGTTGATGTCTTCACTCTATGATCCAAGAGGTAGAGGCGGTGGAGAAGGAGATGAAGTGCAGGGGGTTGGAACGACACACGGCCTAAAGCCATTAAGCCGCAAACACTGTCAAGCACCAGCTTGGGAAGATGACATTCATGCGTACCTTCCGAATAAAGAAGCGAGCTTCGAACTCATACCGGCAGATGTCCGACAGAGGTATATGAGCTTCGACTTGGTGTACACGTTACGGCTCTTTAGGAGACTAACAGAGCTGTTAGAAAAGGAAGATCCCTCCGCTGAAGGTTACCCAACTCCACTTGAGTGCCACTACAATCTGCTCATACCCGCGGCTAACATGCTAGCGGACATTGAGTCTCACGGTATCCTCATCGACCGTAAGTACGTGGAGGAACTGAGAGACAAGATGGAAGAGCAGATGCGGGTCTCTAACGAGAAGATCCGAGAGGCCACTAAAGAATTCTTCAGACGAGACGGTCAAGAGATTACGTTACGTAAGTCGAGAGACGAAGAAGTAACCGAGCGTAAACGTAAGCTCGTAGGTACAGAAGTCCGGTGGAAAGCACGTAAGCGATATGACAAGTCAGCTAAGGCTTGGGTGCCGGACACTCCTGTACCGGACGGAGTGAGACAGCTGTACGAATACGAGTACATAACTAGGGTAGTTAAGAGGTACTATGACGTTGTGCTTAGGGGTGAAGAAGCCGTTGAACACCTAGCGAACGAGTTCAACGTACGCTCTGCTTTACACTTACGACACATTCTCTACGACCACTTAGGCTTACCGCCAGTTGAAGGTAAAGAAGTCACTGACAAAGATCAACTAGAACGATACAAGCATGCTCACCTCATTATTCCACTCATAATGGAATACAAGAACGTGAACCGGCTATATGGCATCTTCATCAAAGGGATGCTAGCTAGATTAGATCCGTATGACCGGTGTCACCCACGATTTAACATTCATGCAACTCGTACAGGACGATTGTCGAGTTCTAATCCTAATAGTCAGAACATCCCAAGGGATGGACTCATCAAACGTATGTTTACCGTTCCAAAGGGATACGTTTTTGTCGAAAGTGACTATAGCGGACTTGAGTTCACTGTCATTGCGTGGTACTGTAACGCTCACGTCAATCCAGCATTCCACGATCCGACTTTAGCACAGGACGTAGCTGGCGATATCCACCAAGCCTTTGCTGAAGAAGCGTTCGCAGAGCTACTAGCGAAGATCCGAGCGAACAAACGTAGTCTATCGGCGCTCGAACAGATCATGCGTGAAGAAGTTATCATGACGGAGAAGCGCATCGAGCAGGAGCGAGATAAGCGAACCGATCCGGAGGAAGTAGCTTCACTAATGCTGAAGCACGCACGCTTTATGGCAAAATTCTGTACCTTCGGCATTTTGTACGGACGTTCGGCTCACTCGCTAGCGTTTGATGATGATGGTATGCACGTCTCTCTCGAACAGGCTGAGGAGTACTTACGTAAGTTCTTCGCTAAGTATAATGGCTTGTACAGATTCTTGCAACAACAAACAAAGTACGCACTCGAACGTGGTTGGCAAGAGATGCCTAGCGGTAGACGAGCGAAGTATCCGTTCATCACTAGAGACAATCGGTCCCAAATTGAACGTCAGAGTTGGAACTCGCCTATTCAGGGAGGTGCAAGTGACATTTGCTTAGGGGCCTGTATAGACCTACAGAAAGAGCTAGTTGCTAGAGGTTGGGGTTACGTGCTCTTCATTGTACACGACGCTATCATGATGCAACTAAAAGAGGAGCATATGCATGAAGGTATTGCTCTTATGAAGTCGATCATGGAAGGAGTCACACAGAAACTAAAGTCGCCAGTTGACTTTAGGGTTGAGACTAAAGTCGGTAAGAATTGGGGTGACGCAGTCGACATAGAAGTGGAGCACGAACTAGTACACCACCATACTAAAACTGCACACCACGAGATTTCCAGTGACTGTTTCCAGTACGTGTTGTACACGTACACTGACAGCGAAACAGGCTTACCCAAAACGAAACGAGTCCCGCTATGTTCAGTACCGGTTGAAGACAGACAGGCAACTGTGCTAGCGTAATTCAAGTGGGCACCTAGTTTATAAACTAGGTGCCCACTTGTTTTTTGGTTATTAATTCATATATAATATTATTAGAGGTAGAAAGTCATTTATATCGAGAAAGGTCAACAAAGACAGTGAATGCACGAGAATTTAGGGAGTCAGTTGAGGACCGCTTAGCGCGTTTGGAGAGAGCCGTGTATCAAGACGACATCGGAGCTCCGTTAGAGACAGATACACCAGCTTCAGAGTTAGAGCAGCGTGTAAAGGAGTTTATGGAGAGTTGTACTGTTCGGTATCGACGTAATCCGGAGGAGCATAGTAAACGTCGGAGTGACACCATCATCCGACAGGATGGTTGGAGAGCGTTTATACAGTGGGCAACAGAGAACAATCATGACATCGTTACGACACTAGGCAAGAACACGTTCTATAAAGCCGTCGTGGCGTTGTATCACCTGCCGTTGATGACAACGTATAACAAAGACGCTTGGGCCGGTCGGCGCTTTAACCTCGAGGGTAAGAGTCTACTCGACCGGTCGCTCGCATCAACAGAAGGTGTGAGTGAGTAAACATGGCAGAGTGGAAAATTGCGTTCTCCGGTGGGGCTTCGCTACTACCATATCAAGAAGCGAGTGTAAGGGAGATCACTACGGAGATCTTAACTAAATTCCAATCTAAACTCCCGCCTGGCGTAGAAGTTCGGGTCATTACTGGAGCCTGTGTTGGCGTAGACGCTATCGTCGCTGAAATAGCGCACGGGGCCGGCTTCTACGTACACACTTTCCTACCTGCTAACCGATCGAAAGTAGACCCTTACTGGAACCTACACTGTACGGAGCACACAGAAGTGGGTGACGGTCCTGAGCCGTACAGGCTACGTAACCAAGCTATGGTTGACGCTGCTGACTCGCTCATCGCCTTTCCATGCACCCCCGAACGTTGGCCTGGCGGTACACTAAGTCGAGAGGGGACTTGGATGACCGTTCGAATGGCAGACAAAGCAAACAAGATCGACCGCAAAGCATGCATATTCCCACTATGGAATATGCCTCAACAATAGTAGAAAGGACTCAACAATGCCCCTAAACTTTAGGGATAAGGATACGGATATGTTGTACGTTCAAGTACCATCGCTAATCTTTTCCAACGACGGAAAGGGATATGAACATGCGAACATCCAATGGAGGGCCTTCGCAGTAGTAGTAAACTGCGAGAGTCGTCGCAGACTAGACTGGGTCAAAAAGAACATTTGTCAGTGGATTGCAGACAGTCTCACAAGAAACGATGTCGTAATGACTTTCTGGCACGGAGAAGAGATACTCTTTGAAACGATCCTCCAAGCTTTCAGTACTCAGAGCCAACTCGAAGAGGGTAACGAAGCATCATTCGACCCTGACACGGGTATATACAACGATCAGTGGGAAGATAGCTGGCACGTCTTTCAGTATCATATTCACGGTACAGAAACTCTTACCATAACTTTCGCTCCTCATTGGAGAGCGCCGAACTACCCATACGAAAGGCCCAAACGTGGAGATAGGACTATATACGACTGGTATACTCGATCTTAAGGAGGTTCACTTGACTAGTGTCAAAAAGGTACGTAGACAGATTCGGGAGGACATGCTCTACGGTCTAGAACGTCTTTACGATAACAAACAGGTCTCGTATGAGGGTGACGACTTTGTGGTAGAACAGGGTACAGTTGACGGGGTAACAGGTAAGCCTAACATAGTATATTACAGTGGACCGTACGGAGCTTGGACGTGTAGACTAAACGATGGGAGGTTAGGCAAACTTATGCCATGTGACTCTATAGCGACGGCACTCGCTATGAAACCTCAGAAAGACGAAGTATGACATGCTAGAATCGATAGAGACAACACACAACGGTTTCAGATTTCGTTCCCGAAAGGAGGCCCGTTGGGCTGTGTTTTTCGACACAGCCCAAATACCTTTCCTCTATGAACCGGAGGGCTTCAAGCTATCATTCGATGCTTCGCAGAAAGACTACAGTTTCACTGACTCTGACGACATAGAGGAAACTCTATGGTACTTACCCGACTTTTGGCTGCCGCAACAAGACTGCTATTGGGAAGTAAAGGGGGTAGAACCCGCAAGAATGGAAAACATTCGTGCGAAGAGACTAGCTTACGGGTCAGGTAAAGATGTATTCATCAGCTTCGGTGACATATGGCTCCCAGAAGAAGGTACAAATACAGACTATTGTAGCGCTCACGTCTTCTTCGGTAGTGGAGGTTGGGACCTAGCATACTGGTGGTGCCAATGCGACTATTGTGGCAAACTCCAACTACAGTTTGAGGGTCGAGTAGAGCGCTGCTCTTGTAAACAGACTGAACGTAGGCTTAAAGGAGGAGGTACAAACTCCGATCGATTAGTAAGGGCCTATAAAGCAGCTCGTAGTGCTAGATTTTGAGGAGTTGGTTCGTGATTGCTACAAACACGTTAGTGTGGACGGATGCTAGCGTGAAAACGTTAGCGCAGTTGAGCGTTGGAGACAAGGTCGTTTCCAACGCTCAACTTAAGCAGGTTCGAACGGTCGAACGGACTGAAGTAGATAGGACGCTTACTATACGTGCAGCAGGTGTGCAGGATGTGTGTATGTCACTCGACCAGCAAGTGTATAGTCGTAAGCCTAAAGATGTCGAATGTACGTGGCGTATAGCGGCTGAGCTAGATACGGAAGATTTTATTTGGGTTCCTCGTCTGACAGCCACGTCTTGGAACACTGACTATCGAAGTGTTGCACTAACTCGAGAGCTTGCCAACGTTATTGGCTGGTACTTAGCTGTAGGAAATGCTATACCTAGCACAGGTATGGTGTACTGGAACTTTACTCGAGCAGAGGAGGAATACGCCGCACAACTCATGTCAGACCTGCTAGTCGTGCGTGCATTCTTCGTTACGGAATCATCGCACAATAGAATCGGTATGCCTCGTATGCAGCACACGGGCATCAATGGCATACTGGTTAAGTTCGGGAGTAAGCGTATGTCTGACTGGCTGAAACTGAACTTCGGCAACGCTTCGGCTAACAAACACATTCCTCCGTGGGTGTATAGAACGTCTCCTAAGTTTATTGACCAACTGCTAGCCTCGTATTCGCATGCCGACGGTATTGCGGGTCGTGAGTGGCTAGTTAGCACAGTGTCAATTGACCTAGCTTACGGCTTGCAACGCTTGCTCAATAAACTTGGGAAGTGCATACGGGTCATCACTAAAGATAACACGTACGGGTACCCCACACTCCATCAATGGGAGTACGTACTGTACTACGGGTGGCATAGAAGGCAGTCTCAGAAATTCGTCGGCGCTTATAAAGACCACTTCGAGTGTGCTATAGAACGGATTACGCCCTCGAATAAACGTATGGAGGTAGGGACTATCCACACTGTAGGCTCGCTACCCTACGCAGTTCCGTACTTAGTGATGCCTACTTGATTTTCCAAGCGCCATATATTATAATTAGTTTATATATAGTAGAAGGTTAGCACGCCTTCTGAAAGGAGCCACGTGAGAACTGAGGACATACTACTGGACCTCCGACTTTCCATTTCGCCAACAACGTTCGGGTTGAGTGCTGACGAAAAGCGACTACTAAAGTACGCTTTCACCATCAGTAGGAACTTCTTCCACGAGAGCGACCTACTACCTCTAAAAGAGTGGCAGAAATACTTCGCGGAAGAACTTTCAGAGTCCCAAGCAGCCGAAGAAGAGGGTAGACGTATTGTAGCAGATCCGAACGCAACTGAGGACCAAAAGATACGGGCTTGGCTGAACGTCTATCTAGAGGGTTCAGACTTACTGTACGATGCCGTATGCTGTTACTATAGAGGTAGTAAAGATGAACTACGTTTCGCAAAGGACTGTTTTGCGAACTCAGGTTGCACCTATGACGGTTTCTTGGCAGCGGCACTCATTAAGTACGAACTACGGCAGCGAGATAAAAACCCAGACGTAGAACTCGCGCGTATCGGAGCGCACTTCAGCTACGCTCTTATTAATGGGAAGTGGTCCGCTGACCCCAATGACTTACCGAAGTCAGAGGCGATGTCAGTCATCGGTAGAAGCGTAGAGTACCGCTTCGACTAGGAGGTAGCAATGTCAGTAGCCCTGTGTCAAGACATACTACTATACCTCGCTATCGCTGGTAGCTCGCTTGGAGGCATCTACTTCGTTGTGCTATCTCTAGCGAGAGGATGAGTAATGGCGGCAGTTACGTCTGCGGCGATACTTTCTGTGGCGCTATTAGTAATACTATCCGGTAGGTACAGAAAACGTAGAAGCAGGTGGAAAAGCAACCATCTCATCTTCAGTATCGGATGTGGATCGTTCTTTCTAGTGCTATTGTTAGCACTAGTTGCTAGTGCATTCACTGTACTGTACAGTGCAGAGCATGCGTTCTTTGTAGACGCAGTTGCAACTTGGATCGTTGCATTCTGCTGTGCTTGTATATGCCTCGGAAGTCTTTTTGCGTACTTCCGAGGCTAGCTACTTATATGGAGTCTTATGTCAGCAGATACACCTATTGTAGATCAGCCTACGTCAGAGTTACCAGTAGTGCGACCAACTCATACTTGGAGGGTAGTAGCAGATCCGAAGGGGGATCGGAAGCTACTGTCAGTTGGAACGAGCGTACTTGAAGCTATTCAAAGCTTCGCTCGTGGAGTACAGGATAACCAGCCGATTGGCATCTATTTAGATGATGTACCCGTCGCCGGAGTACACATCCAAGCAAACCAACCGCCGCTATGCTTACATATCCTAACGGATATGTCAGCGGCAGATATTGATTGGCACAGCGGACCTACTTCTGTTTGCACGATCGACGAGACGACGGTTATCGACTTGTTGAAAGTCGCATGTAACGGAGGTAGGATAACGTCCAAACTTCGATTGCCCCTCCCAGTTGTCAGTCGCACCTCAGATGTAAGTTCACTCACACTCGTGAAACTACTACTCTCCGCACTGTCCAACGAGACACAACCCCATGTGCTAACTGAGCAATGCCAAGCAATCGTCGTACAAGTTGACAAGACGTCGTGTAAATATCTACACGTCAAACGTAGTTAAGTAGAAGGGAATACCACGAATATGGCTGCAGTTATCATCGTCTCCATTACGGGGATGACCCCACTTATTATGAACCGCTTCCACGAGGAAGCACAGGCAGAAGCTACCTCCCGCGTACACTCACGTAAGGAAACGCTCTCTCCGGAAGACGACGCCAAAGGTAGACTCTACCAAAACGAAGAACTCGGAGTCTACATGCCGGCCGAGTGGGTCCGTCAGTCTGTTATTGAAGCAGCTAAGAGACACAAAATTGGTAGACGGGCCGCTACTACAGACATTGCTGCCGCTGTGTACATCGAACCGTTCGCTATGAAGCTCGAAGGTGAGTGGCACGTAGACACTCGTCCAGTCGTTATACCTGCCACTCAAGGACGTATTCTCAGACACAGGCCGATGTTCGAAACCTGGTCCGTGAAGGGTTTTCGATTGCAAGTCGAAACTGACCTCGTCGACGAAAAGCTAGTACGAGCTGTGCTAGACGACAGCGGTAGATTCGTAGGGGTAGGAGACTTCAGACCCACTAAGAAAGGCCCCTACGGCAGATTCCGTGTAGACAGTTGGGAACGTTTAAGCAACCACTCATAAAGGTTTGGTTTGTCAAGTTAGGCTATGGTGGGTCACGGCAAGGTAAGGACGCTTCGGCTCGGATTGGTGAGCTATAGTAAGTCACGGTAGGGTGTTGTAGGGTAAGGATGGCGTGGTTTGGACTAGTGCGACTTGGAGCCGTGGGGTAAGTCACGTTCCGGTATCGCGCGGTGTGGATGCCCAGGTACGGATCGGTTTGCTAGTGCGAGGTTGACACTGGTAGAGTTTGGTTTGTCTAGCTGGCGTCAGGTGAGGAAGCTATGGTGAGGTCGAGCATGGCAGAGTTTGCTCGGGTACTGCTAGGCGGGTTAAGGTACGGTCCGGAAGCTTTGGTCAGGTTAGGTATGCTCGAGTTTGTTACGGTGTGTTAAGGTTCTGTTTGGCTTGCTACGTTATGTATAGGTTGGCTATGCTGAGATATGGTAAGGACGCTTTGGTTTGGACTGGTCGGGACAGTTAAGGGGTGGTCCGGTATAGCTTGCTACGGATTGGTTTCGTTCGGCTCGGTTAGGAAGCTTCGGTACGGTGAGTTGAGGCTAGGATTGCAATGGTCGGGTATGTTTTTATAGGGTTCGGTTAGATCAGTAGTGGTAAGGCGCCGTAGGGACAGGTCTGAGAGGCGAGGTTGCATGCGGCTAGGAGTGGTGTCGTATGGTACGGATGCTAAGGAGAGGTTAGGACTGCAATGGTCTGTCGCGGTAATGACAGGCGTGTCGATGTGTGGTATGTTCAGGTGAGGATGCTTCGGTATGGATCGGCGCTGTTTGGAAAGGTTTGCTAGGGTAAGTCGAGGCTCACAGAGGTATGGTAGGTCGTGGTACAGAACGGTTCGGAAGCCTAGGTATGGTACGTAATGGCATGCTTTGGTAGTCTTTTGTCTGGCACGCTAAGTCGAGGTGGAGTTCGGTAAGCTGCGGAGAGGAAGCTAAGGTCTGGAACGTCGAGGTATGGTATGGGAAGCCATTGTACGGTGAGTCGGTGTGAGCGAAGGTTTGTTAGGCTGGGGTATGGAAGTCCAGGAAAGGTGAGGTGCAGTTTGGCAGTGCGTGGTGAGGTAGGGCTGTGTCCCGGTAACGTGAGGTAAGGTACTGCAACGCGCGGTGAGGTTCGGATGCTAAGAACAGGCGTGGTACGGTATAGTGGGGAAATGCTAGGTAAGGCATGTCAAGTTGCGCTTGCGTAAGGTACGGTTTTACAGCGCGTGATAGTATGCGGAACCGTTGTCGAAGCATACTATCACGCGTTCGTAGTGGTTTCGGTACGCTCTATCATAGTTTGGGGTTCCGATGAGATGTAGAGCCATCTCAATTGTAGAGTCTGACGTGTATAGCACAGTGCCATCATTAGAGGCCTTTGCTAGGTAATAGCGTACTAGGCTACCCCTTCGGACTAGCACAGTTGCATTGTAGGTCGGTTCGTTTGTCCGAGCTCTCAACAGAGAAAACGGACGTTCATTGGCTTTCCCCTCTGACATGGATACCTGTTCTCCTTCGTAGTAAACACAGCCCTCTTGAATTTAGTTTATGTAATTTATTATAATATAAATAGAAGAGTAAAAACAAGGATCGCTGTATCTTTGGTACGAGCAACGGAGGACGCAATTGAGCTATGACAACAATGTAGCGGAATACCCTCGCCCTAAGAGCAGGAGGGCGCAACGGGTTATGGAGGAGCGTATCGCAGCATTAGACTGCGATATCGTAAGTCGGACAGAGGATACGATAAGCGTCTCCTATCCCGACGACCTCACTAAATTTCAACTGGATCAAGTACTAATGCACGCGTATGAGTACCAACTGTTCACGTTGTGGGATGCCTTAGATGTAGGCATCGGAGCATCAACGTGTGGAGCGACGTCGAAAGGTTTGACCCTCATAGGTGTCACTCGAGTAAGGGGGAGAGCGTACTGTTTACGTATCTCCTACAGCGTCTTAAGGTCAACTGAACAGGGAGTAGTCTGCATTTGGAAAGCAAATGAGAGCAACCAACTGGAACTAGCTATGAGAGCGATGTTCGGCCTAGAACTTTCTGATGCAGTCTGGTTTCCCTACTGGGAAGAGAGTTCCAACGGAGGAGGACAATGAGAAAAGGTCAGGCTAAAATGCGCGAGCTGCAGGAGCACGTACATGCAAGTACAGACAACTTATGTCACTTTTGTAATACAAGGCCTGCTATAGGTGACTATACATACAAGCCGGGTAAAACGTCTATTATCGGTCGTCTGTGTACAGACTGCGTGCTAGAGTTGAATGGCAAACCGACAACTGCGACTGCTAAAGAGGGGCCTTGTATGATATTGTTTGTTAACAAACTATTCCAGGAGGGTAGCAGTAATGTCACAGACTGATGACAAGTTTAGCGCGTCGCTTACAGTAGACTTTAGTCAGTCTCCTAACGCAACGCTGGAGGTGTTTACACAGGGACCTTTGTGGACTCGACTGAACAACTACGATCCGGAGGTGTACTTCGAATGGTACGGTCGCGAGGTCCGAATGGAGCCCACGAGAGAGTACCCGGACTGTGTCAGGTTCGACTTCGAACTCATATCACTAGGAGGCTCGAGAGCTGAAGTGATGTGTCTTCGTATTATCGAACCCAAACGAAGTATGGGAAATGAGTCGACGAAGTTCCATCAACAGTTCGCAAAGGTTATGATAGCTCTCGATGGCGAAGTTGTCTATGTACAACTAACCGGATCGGAGTACGACATAGATGTGGAGGTTATCGGTGCAACGCGGGGAGAGTATTGAACTCACAACAGATGAGTTCGCGGAGATTTTACAGTTGCTGTTCACGAGTACAGACCCGAATATACAACGACTGCTCTCCGTACACCAAGTCGGTATATCCAGCGAGAGCTGTTCAGGTAACTCGACTCTATGGGTACATACCGGTCTAGGTTCGTTTACACTAACTATTACGAAGGACGGGCGACAATAGTGTCTATCCGTATTGCGCTAGAGTACTTAGCGGTCATACTGACGACTTCAGGATTATATAGCACAGTTGTATGCCTCATCTGCCTATACTTCGGGAGCGGATGCCTTTCGAGTTGGATACCTTCCCCCAAGACTCGGGAGGATGCGTTTTGGACAATGTTGTTAGGAGCAGCATCCGTCGCTGTTGGAGTCTCGTTGCTACGCTTAGTCGCTATAGGCAACTTGTAAACAATCGGTCGTTTATATTATAATTAAATTATAAAAACAACGTCGTAACGACCGAAGTGAACAGGAGAAGCTTTTTTGACACAACTAACTGACAAAGACAAACAACTAGAAAGGGTGGCGATATGCATCTCATATACGTTATCCGAGCTACTCAAACCAATGGACGTACATATTGCCGACGGAAGCGTGTATACGGATGTAGGACAGTCACTGTCACTCAATAATGACGAGTGGTCAGTGACTGTAGAAGGTTGGCGGATGCAGGGGGATCCGAAGTCAGATCTATACCCGTGTGAGACTCAGACAGTGTACCGAGGGAATAGTCCCCTCGATGCGGTACGTAGTATGATAGCTTGGATACTCAACGCCAGTGATTTCAACGAGCTATCGGATACGCAGCAGCAAGTCATCGTTCGAGCATTAGCACACTGGTTTGCGTAGCAGGGACACCAACCCAAAGTTGTCGAGGGTGGTCGAAAGGCCACCCTTTATTTTTTGTCTTATAATACGTTATAATATTAATAAAGGCGTCGTATACTACACAGAAGGAGGGCAACTATTGAAAAAACACCCGGCAGTTGTATTCGTACTAGAGTGGTTCCTGACTTGTGCGGGCTTGAGCTTGAGTCTACTACTCTACAACTGGTTAGACTGGGTCATTAACCACATTGTAGACCGCGACATCAGAGGTAAGTACCCGCTAGAGCACTGGTTGCTAGTCGGTATGATTATCGCTGGAGGCTTCATCATCACGTACCTGATCTTCAAAGTAAAGTCATTCCGGATGCAAAAGAGACCAACACCCGGTGTGCCGAAGTTTGGTTACGGTGGACCTAACCTACCAACCGTTAAGGACAGTAGAGTACCCAACCAGCAGACGATCCCACGCCCGAGAGATGACCGCCCTAGTCAGCAGCAACCATCTAAAAAGGATCGTCAGCAGGGAGCAGCATATGCTAGCAACCCAATGAACTCTCCCGTCATTAACGGACCTCGGGGGGACCAGAAAATGTTACCCCCGGGTAACAAGCAGCAAGCACGTCGGCTAGACGAACTGTTCGACGACGAATACGAAGACCCACGTACGTTACAAGCACAGCGGGCTCGTGGATACCAACAACAGCAACAGCAACCCCGTTGGGTAGACGGAGATGACCAATGAGTCCACTCGAACAAGCAGCTCAATCAGTGCAAAGGTTGCACAGCGTACTTACTCTCTTACCTACTGAGGACTTGCTTAGACCTGCACTGGAGTCTCGTTTAGCACAGCTGGACTTGCTGTTCACCATAGCTCGAGACGGGAAGGACCCAATAGCGTTTCGTGCTGTGCAGTTACTAGCAGACCTCACTATGCTAGCACTCTCTAAGAAGCAACCTCTAGATCTACTGTCACAAAGCTACCACGCTATGGACGAACTGCTGTCATCGATAACACAGTGGTAGTGTAACCTCTCTCAAAAACGCTTGTGTGAATGCATTCACACAAGCGTTTTTTATACGCTAAAAATATACCCCTTAAATTATATATTATTTAACGCTATAGTTAGTTTTTACCCGGACTAAAATAAATAATATAGAAATATATTGCCCACAAAAAATTTCAATATAAAACGCGATGAAACACATGTATTAGTACTATACAAGTATACGGTAGGCCCGTATACATCCTGCAGCCCTGCTGCTGCTGGCCGAAAAATATACGGTATACGGGTACAGGGTATGTTTTGCACGCACTTTAGAAATCATGAGTGTTTTCTGGATTTGCTTTCGAAATCCCTAGCACTTATACATGTTTGGTACGTATTTCTAAGGTAGAGATCGATAGCACCTATAATTTTTTAGTACCGCCGCGGTTATAATATATATAGGGGGGAGCTTAAAAAAAAATCCGAGTTCTCTCAGCTCTCGAGGATAATTAGTCGTTAGAGTACTCTTACTCGCTAATAGGGTATACAAGTATACGGCGTAACGTTACCTCTTGTTTTCAACCGGTGGAATTTATTATAATATAAATAGAGTTCACAATTAATAAACAAGGGAGGGTACAAGGCATGATACGACCGTGGAGAAGCGAGCTACTGTGTTTCAAGCGGTTGCACACCGACGAGTTAGAGTATGCCGTCAAGATCGCAGGAGTGAACTGTATAGAAGACCTAACTACCGGTAGTTGGGAGCTCGTTGCCCAACGTCAGTTTCGGGACGCCGTAGGTAGGTCGTACTGGTTAGAAGGCCCTAAGATTACTGGTCTCATTATCGATTGGGAGACTTTAAGACTTATACGTACACTTTGGACTCGTATGGAACGGGAAGCACTAGCAGCTGTGCTCCAAGACACCAACGCACTAGATGTCGGTAACCTCGAACCCGAAGACAACTTACTAGATCTTAACGCAGCTTTGTTTAGCGAAGAACGTCTGTTCCACTTTTAGGAGGTAACATGCTAACGCCACAACATACAGAACTGTTATGTTTTGCATCACTCACACGAATGCAAGTCTACGCAGTTAAACTGACTGGCGTAGACTTCGTCACACTACTAGTCAGTACTGATAACTGGCGACTAATTAGAGAGCCCGAGTTCGCAGCGAATGTAAGGATGCACTTTCTGCGACAACGTCGTATTACGGACTTAGTCATAAGTGAAGAGGTGCTCTACTACCTTAAGCACGCTTGGACTCGAGAACTGAGAGAAGCTCTTGCGGTTGTATTGCAAGACACTAACGCTTTAGGTTTGGGGGACTTAACTGAGCCTCAAAACTTGCAGGCACTTAACGAACTGCTGTTCGATGCGACAGAAGGACCGATGTTTCAGTTCTAAAGGAGGAACTATGCACACACACCTGTGCTTTAGGGAGTTGGATGCTAGTTGCGACTACAATGGACAGTTGGAGTGGCTGGATGACTTTTGCATCCTTGGGTTCTCCTTACAAGAACATGACAATCCCGAACTGTTGTTGATGCTGTCCAGTCGGATATGGGTGTTAGTTAAGGATGAAGTGTTGTGGAGGGCTCTAGATGAAGATGACCGACATCCAGATAGGGGGAAACTAACTGTACACGCTAGCACTAACGCACTACGTATCATTGGCGGTAGCGGTACTTGGTACCACGAATACCGGCTACTGCTAGCCCACAAGTTGTGGACTCAGGAAGTAGATAAGAGTCCGAGTAACGTAGCTGCGTTTTGGGAGTCGATGCGCAAGACTTTGTTTGTAGATGACCCGAGAGGATAGTGCTATGTCGATGGAAGATTACGCGGCGTATAAAGGACGTTTGCAGTTTTTATATAACGTGCTACTAGCTCAGACCGTAGACCCCAGGAATCTGTTCTACGGTTGCCTTATCGGTGTACTCGTAGAACAAAATCGAACTGTTGGTTGGATACTATACAACCCAACTAACGACAAAGAGGTGATGAGAGCTCAGTTACCTCACCCAGGAAGGGGACAGCATGAACGATAGGGTCACCGCAAGTATAATAGCGGAGCTAAACGCTCCAAAGCAGCTCTCTCTTGATTTAGTTATGTAAACACATTATAATATAAATATAGGAGGTGAACAGTTCACACCTACAGCAGTTCCATTACGGAAAGGATTTGAGATATGACTCGAGAGGAAGCTGCAAGAGCGGCTAAACACTACGCAATCGATGTGTTCGAAAAGGTGTTGGAGGAGACAACACTTCCTGAGTGGGAAGTACTGGCTGCCAAATACGGAGTACCTGCCGGTGAGGGTGCTCGATTTGCCTCTGGCGTGCGTCAGTTGCAGACGCAGATTGCCAATCAACTCGAACAGGCAAAAAAGATGACCGGAATCAAACGCGGTCAGAAAGCTCCGGCTGCTCAGGCTGAGCCCGAGGCAGTGACTGCTGACAGTTAAGCTTTCCTGCCTACATGTATATGGCGTTGAGTTCGAACTCAACGCCATATAGTTTTGGTGGTTGTCGCAATAATTACCCTCTTGATTTACATATGAGGGTTCACTTATAATATAAACAGTGTATAAAATACTAAGGAGGTTCCCCAAGATGGACCTTGACATAGTGGTACAGATAACCCGTCCAAGTGGGTTTACACCCGCAGACGTACTTATAGAGTTGTTGTTGGAAGCCCTCAACAAGCAACACGTCTTTTCAGACGTAGGCCCTATGATCCACTCAGAGTCGAGTGCGCAGATTATAGTATCCCTAGGTGGGGAGGACTTTCGGGTCGAGGTCTCTCGAGTGGAACGAGACACACCTGTGCTAAACTCTGACAGGGAACCTCTAGAGCTGTTGGTAGATGAGGTGTAACTGTATGCACCCTCACATACCAACATACATAGCAGTTGTAGCTTTTAATGTCGCTCTGCAACTGTTCGTACTACGTCTAGCACTATGGAGTCACACTGACTCGGACCCGGTAAAGGGTTCGCAGTTGGCTGAACTCGTATTAACTGTTCAAGCGACGATGTTACCGGTGTGGGCGATCTATCTACTCTCACTGTACACGCACCATATCCCACTTTGATTGAGAGATGGTGCATGTTAAGTAATATGTAGTGCGAAAGGAGTATATCGATTTGGACGGCTAGCGAGTGCTAGCCGTATTTCTCGAGTAACTGCTAACATTTGCGATGAGCCGCAGGGAAGGAACCGAAACAGTGTCGTCATTCAACTACAGCCGAGATCCGAAAGCACGCCGGATCAGGGATTGGATGTGGGAGGAGCTGTTTCAGAATTGGAGAGACTATATGGACGGAGTCGAGCTAGACCTAACAAAGCTAGCTGAAGAGGCTTTTAAGGCGTTACAGCATGAGTTACAGGTCCCTCACGACGATCCTGAGGGGTTGCCAGACTTGTACTTAGAGGTATCTATGGATACCGTCGAGAAATTTTTTCGGGATCCGGACTGTCCAATGCAGTAGTAGTTAAAAGGAGTTGACCCCCTTATGCACGTAGACACTGAGATGCAACAGTTATTAACTCCACTCCAATGGCTGGAGTGGAAGTATAGGACTGCTGTCACTATCCAAAGCGAGTACTTTCCTTGGGACTACCGTATCACTAAGGCGGTAGGTTCAGTGACAGTCTTCCAAAGGAGGACTCATGCCTCACTAACTCGTCTGTTCCCCCACGAGATTGATGAGTCAGGTGCAGCAGAACGCGCCCTACGAACAGTCCGAAGCTTACTCGCCGACGAAATCGAGTTCTTGCAGAAAGGCTGTCGGGTCGAGCAGGACCTAAGATCAGGCAAGACCGTTAAACGTCTTATACATCAGTTGGATTGTATCGAGAGTATAGAAGAAGCAGAGGGAATAGATAGTACGTTCGTACAAGACGTACTAGAGGAGTTGACGATTGCCGACTTTAGCACGCAGTGTACGACGTACGTGAGTTCGCTCACGCCGGATGTGGAGTATGACTTTACTATGTCCCTAGAGACTCACACGCCGATGCTGGTCTTTCTGTCGACAAGTACGGAAGAACGTATTCCCCTGGGGATGTTGAAAGTGCGTAGACACGATAGGCTACCGGAAGACCGTCTAGCACAGCTGGGCGCGTACTTGGAGCTGTTCCGTCGGGACGAGCTCGCCTTTGTTAGGCGAGCTCGTTTAATTGGACAGCCTAACCTACCTGAAGAGGTACAGTTAAGGTGTAAAAGAACGTGGGAAGAGGTGCTTGCACCGTTCTTTTACGAAGAGGGAGAAGAGCAAGCACAAGTAGTATAGTTTTGGAGGTTGTCACTTTGGACGACAATGTATTCATGAGCGGTACCTTCAGTGTCGGTGGTTGGGTCGTGACGACTCTTTCGAACGGCACGGTAGCGTATGTAAGTTCCGGGGTATCAACGGTGTATGTTACACATAATGCAGTAGCTAGTACCTATACCCTCGAGTATAGAGACCCAACTAGGTTTCAGTCGAACCGACCACCGGACTTGCCGACATGCAAGTGTGCTAGATCAGATGGTTGGGAGAATGACCTTACGTTAGACCGACCATCGGTATTGAATGAACATCAGTGGCAGCTATTCAAGGCAACTGGGTCCTTACGTGTGAATAGCAAGTTTACGGATGAACTACAACTACAAGTCCTAAAAGGGGAGCCTTGGATCCGACTCATCTCACGAGACGTAGCTGACCGTTACGAGGGTCACTACCGAACCCTGTACGTCTGGAAGGACGAGTGGGTGTCCCGACTGTATAGCGAATATGAGCTAGCGTCAGTGATATTCGAGGCACTCGAGGACGAAGTTACGTTGATGACTGGAGACATTCGTACTACCGGTTGGAGTACTTCGGAGATTGACGGATATATGCCTTTGATGAGGTCGTTGCTGTTAGCACAGGAGACGCTGCCAGCTTCGGTGTCTCAAAAGCTGTTCGATGACTTACAGCGAGAGGATAGACATACGTTTGAGATAGTGATACCCAGTACGATCTGGCCTGACATTGAGTATGCTATCGGTGGAGATGTGCTGCAGCATGCGTTTTCGGTCCGAGTACGCGAGCGAGGTATCATTGGGTTCCTCTGCATACAGCCGGAGGACTGTTACTTACCACCTATCGATATGGTTGTGCTTCACTATGTGAGCCTAGCGACCGACGAACTGCGGCACGTATCTACGGGGGTATTCAGTACACATCATAGATATCCACTTGCAGAACACTACTGGAATAGTCTACTAAACGGCAACCTCAACGCTCCATTTCTGCTCATAGATCGGAAGGACTATTATGAGGAGTAAGCGAGCGACTTGCAGAGACTGTAGGAAACCACTAGACTCCGAGAACACCACCTACTGTAGAGAATGCGCTGCGAAACGAGCCGTAGAGCGACGTAGGAAAGGCCCCTTTGCTGAGCGGTGGCATGAAATACTCTACGTTATGGAGGATGTGTTACGTAGGGAGCAGTATAGTACGGGTTTAGTCTCTGGAGTTCGCTTCGTAAGATTGAGTCAGGTTAAGCGTATCGCACTTCTAAGTAGCGTAGCCCTACACTTATGGCCTAGGTCAAAATATGAAAGTCTGCTAGCAGAACTAGTAGATGCTCCAGTAGACGGACTGTTGGGAGTCTATAACCATCGAGGACTCTCACGGGAGAGTATAGCTACTTACAGTGTAGGGTTCGAGCGGGACTTGAAGCGTGTCACTCGAGACCGGTTAGGTTTCATCATAGTCGATGATACCGACTAGGCGGGCGAGTGCGCTTGTTTTTGAGATAGTTACCTCTTGTTTTCAACCGGTGGAATTTATTATAATATAAATAATAAATAAAATACTACACCACTAAAGGGAGGGAAAGTGCTTACTATTACTCAGTTGGGTGTGGAGACTGACAAACTCTACCTTAGGGAGTTCGAGACTCACGCTGTCCACTTGAGGAGGAAGTTTGCCGGAAGGGTACTACTTCGTACCGTAAACCTACTAGATCCGGTCGACGTAATAGATGCGTGGTCGAACGTGCAGAGTGCTGATATCGTCATAGCACACGTGAGTGCGGACTTTCTGTACGTGTTGGACTCATTGACCGATTATCAGTCCGGGCGTAACTTAGTCCGGGATGAGATTGTGAACAAGCGTAGTACGGGTGCTATGGTGATACTAGTAGCGCTTTCTCACTGCTCTTGGGATGAGGAAGCAGCCTTCGAAGGTTTGTATCCCGTACCCAATCTTGCGGGAGTGAAGAAGTTCCCCGGTGGAAGGGATTCTGCTTGGAGAGCTGTCGTGACTGAAGTTGAGCGTACTATCAAGCACTACTTGAGGATTTGCTCTAGGTGTGGTACTGATGTACCGACTGGCTTCAAATATTGCTCCGATTGTGGGGCTGAAGTCTAAAAGAAGGGGGTTACATATGCCAAAAATTGTGTCAGTGTTCTGTGCTGAGAAGCAGAAGGCAGACCGTAAACTAGCTGATGAGTTGGGGGTTAGTCTAGAGTTGTGTGGTATTCCGTATTACGATATGAGTACGTCACTCATAGCAGGTACCGAGTTGCGGACGGAACTGGATCGCTTCTGGAAGGAGTCGACGTTAGGAATACTGATCATGTCAAGTAGCTTACTCTCAGAGGCTTCCAGGGAGAGTACTGTCATTGGGAGAATGGTACGGAAGTGCTTTGCAGAGGCTATGCCTAGTGAGAAGGCTAGTGGGAGCTACGCTGTGATGGCGAGTGACTGTCTCCTGGACTTCTCGGAGCTTTCTTACCTGAGACGGGAACTTACCGCCAGCGGTGACTTTTGGTTGAATGCTAATACTCAAGAACGGGATGTGTCGTGGAACCTCTTTATGAGAAAGTTGCTATCCGATCTGAGGTAATATATGTGTAACAATGGGGTAACTAATACTCACCCAACAGCAGGACTAACGACAACCGGTTGGTTGTTTCAGTTCGGCCCTATCGATGTAGACTTGACAGAAAGGCCGTTTCTACATGAGGTTATGTGGCTATACGCGGTCAAGTCAAGAGACCGTAGACTGCCGGAAGACGTAAGACTGGCATGTTGCGAAGTTGTAGCTGTCTGTCAGTCAAAAACTATGCAGAATCACGGCCATCACAGACGACGTGCTTTTACAGACAGAATGGTACGACCTGAGCTAACGCAAGCACAGTTAGCAGTGTTTACTGAGGCGAACGAGTGGATGCAACTAGTACGAAACTAAGGAGAAATATATGTCGGATAACCCTACTAGCGCGACATTTAGACGACTTAAAGCGTTAATGGCTTTAAGAGACCACCCGGGTACGCCAGAAGAAGCTGCATCCGCCGCAGCTAAAGTACAGGAGTTACTAGCTAAGTACAATCTAGAGGTAGCACAGGTGGAGCAGTTCGGTTCTACGGATGACTACACAGAAACACCCGTAGACCTGGGTGTTCCTTTCGGTGTACCTACCGCTTGGCGTAGACAGCTACTAGCCGAGATAGCCGGCTGTAACTTCTGCCAGACTGTCGGTATTAAGTACGCTGCTAGTGCTATGCATCAACCTGCGACTAAGCAACCCCCACAGATCTCTATGCTAGTAGGTCAACCTCATAACATAGAGGTCGTTAAGTACCTCTTTACGTACTTAACTGGAGCTATCTCCTCTTTGGGGGAAGCGAGTTGGTTAGGCAATAGATATCGTGTCCGCATGCCGAAAATGCAGTACATGGACAGCTTCTACAAAGGAGCTGTATTAACTGTTGCGCGTCGGTTGAGGAGTCAGCAGTCAGTTACTAGCTCTGCTGACAGAAACATGCAAGCGTTGATGGTCGTGAAGGACCAAGCTCTTGCGACCGCAGTCAAAAAGTTTCACCCGAAATTGGTTGCTGGACCAATAACTAATGCAACCAGTGCGGACGCTTTCAATGCCGGTGTACAGGCCGGCAACCGTATACAGATTAACAAAGGCCTAAGCGGAGCTACTCCGAAACCAAAGCAACTGAATTAAGGAGTGGGTAAAGTATGAAGTGGCAGTACTGGGTCGGCCAACTCGTAATAGGTGTAGCATCTGCGTCTGCAGGAGGTTTGCTAGGTTGGACGTTCTGGTACATCGGTATAGATTGGGTGATGTTACTAGTAGTAGCCGTTTGTACCATACTGGTATCTGCCAGTAACATCGTTTGGATAGAACTTTGCAAGCGAAAGGGGTGGTATAGTGTTTAAGGGTAGGCATTTGCCTAAGAACTGGCGTTTTTGGTTAGGAGTTGTAGTTCTTACAACGCTAGTAGTATGGCTTACGTATACTAGTAGAGACCTCCTAACGGTGGGTTTGTACCCAGCGACGTGGCACACTTTTTTACGCTGTGCTTGTCGGTGTACTTGTATGATGTGTGGTCTTCGTGTGCTGGACTATCGTTTGTGGATTGATGAGGTGGTATCGTGACTAAAGACCCTATCGGTAGTAGGCTGGTTGGAGATGGTGCGTCCTCGGTCAGGACGTATACGCCGCCAGACGAGAGTAGGAAGACCGAACGTGAGTTATTGGAAGACGTTATTGAGTCGACCGGTGCAAAGTCAGCGGTTGCTGACAATCATTCAGGACATGGTTTGGTATGGGATACAGGCTATACGATGTCACCCGCTCCTAAGTCTGGGGTAGGAACGTTAGCGTTTCGGCTGTACTACCACGGTCTAGGAGAAACTGAACGTCTCGCTTGGTTCTATCAAGTGCAAGCGGAGCTAGAGCGAGTAGGCTACTGTGCTAAACTAGTCGCAAATACGCGGGCGAATGCCGAGCTCGGTAGTCAAGAGTTGTTGGTGTGGATACCAACAAGAAAGAAGGAGAACGTATGAGTCTACTAATAGTTGGTCTAGTCTGCTTAACTACAGTACTTATAACGTACATGACACTTTTGGCCACAAAGTTGGTGGCAGAAGCCTTTGTAAGCGTAAGTCAGGAACGTACTAAACAGCTGCCGTACGCAGTACAAATAGCGGATGCTCTAGCTCGAAAGGCAGAGTACGAGTACGGTGAAGAAGACGAGGAAGAGTCAGAAGACGATGACGAGGGTCCCTTTAAGGATATGGGTATGCGTTAGGTTTCAAGACTAGAAAGGGTTGATGATGTCTCCGTACTACATCGATACATTTGTAGGGTTAATTATTGTTGTTGCTACTTTCACGATACCGTCTATCATCTCCCAACTTAAGAGTTGGCGAGTTGACATCGAGGTAGAGCACACTAAACAGGAGGAGCTACGTCTAAAGCAACTCGAGTTAGAGGTGCAACTAAAGGGTCAGCCTAAAGAAGCCGTAGAAGAACAGGGTTGGCAGTACCTTCCCCCACAAGGGAGGTAGAGTATGTCAGAAGGGGAGTCTGTACCAGTAGATGAAGAACTGTTAGATAAGCTGTGCGAGAACTTTCGGTTCTACCTTATTAGGGTAGCAGATATGTGGTGGAGAGCTCATAAGGATGCGTGGCCGGAGGATCCTAACCAGTTCAAGATACCCGAAGCTCTTGCGGAGGTGTTGCACTCTTCTATGGAAGGTTGGGTGGTAGCACACTGGGACGAGTGGAGAGCTGTAGTGGGTTCGGGTAGTGTACTAGTAGGTCACGACGTAAAGAAAGAGTACGTTCTTCAGGTAATGGGGGAAGACCTGAGAATGTTGCGTAATGAGGGCTACGTTAGCTCACCACATTGGGTGAGTACGGGACCTAGTGAAGATCAACCGGAGTAGTTACGTAGTAGAGTAGGCGAATATGTTCGCCTACTTGTTTTCAAACGTTTGTATATATTATAATATAAACGACCACAATTTATAAACAAAGGAGGTTACGGACATGTTGCTAGACAACTCTAATAGCACACCGTCAGCTGTGTACGCTCGTGCAGTGTCAGAAGCATTCGGCGAGATTGAGGAGATTTGTAATACGTATGTAGTAGGCCCGCGTATGTTAGGCATGATTGAAGTCGTATTACAGGATCTAATTGACAGAGTCGGTAGGGACATTGAGAGTAGGTGGCTAGATATGCGGTTGCGAGAGACGCAAGAGGCTCATAATACAATGATGCAAGCCTTATTCGCTGGCCTTGGTATGAGAGAACCCGTAGACGCTGTCGTTGTGCCAGTAGAGTACGAAACTGCGGAGAACGGAGACGAGTGATGTCGGTCAAGCATGTTTCACATACAAGGGAGGAGTTACTAGAACTGATACCACTGAAGCTGAAGACGTATCCCGCTCTAGCGGCAGGACTTTTACTAAAGTTGTTTCAGGGTACACCAGCAGATAATGTCCACTATGCTTTAGAGCGACTTAGAGCGGATGGTATAGTTTTACGGGCTGCTATACCAACTGGTAAGGATATCGTCGCAGTATACTACCATAGAACCTCTACTGTGTTTATAGAAGCGTTTTATAATGCCCAGTTCGGAGACCGATGGAGTAGATACTAGAAGGGGTGTTGCTATAAAAATATGGACGCTTGACCGTAACTGGTGGGAGTGTTTTCGTGCGTTAGACACCCAACGGTTGCTGGCGCAACATTTTGAGCATCATACGATACTGTCGATGGTAGCTAGGGGTAGACGTTGGAAAGGCTGGGAGGAGCCTCAGTATAGGTTTGAGTTGGTAAGCTTGCATGATATGATAGTCGAGGAGCTACGAGTACGTAAGATGCCTTCTGGACTTAAGCATCTGACACCAGTCGAGCATGAAGTGTGCGTAGATGAGCAGCGAACGTATCCTATCACCGATGACATGTTAGAGGACGAACGTTGGGCCTTAACATGTCGTTGGAATGGGGTGTATAAAGGTAGAGACGAACCTCCGTTTTGGTGGTTGGGGTATGAAGAGCGTTATCAAGCACAGGGAGGTGTCTGCCTTCATAACGGTGACGTAGAACGTATCGACAGCGACACCTACCTGTGCTTACTCTGCAAGCAGTTCACACGAGAAGCTGGAACTAAGTTATGGGAGCCAAAAAGAAAGTGAGTAAGCAGATGTTGACGACGTTGCAAAACTTCATTTGGGAACGAGTTCCTCCTGGCAGGATTGCTGCTAGATTCAAACATGAGTTGAGAGTACAGTTAGGGGTAAAGCCCTTTATGTCGGTCTCGTTAGATGAGGACGGTGTTAAGCAGTACGAAACGCTGCTGTCATCAGTGGTAGTAGCAGACTTTATACAACACATGCAAGAGCATGAAGCTGCTTACTGGTCGTCTTTAGGTTACGATCCACCGCTAGTAACAGCGGCGACAGCATACGCGATAGCACTAGGCATACCGACTGTGCTATCAGAGATCTTCCAGAACAGCGTGTTGATGAGAGCCTGGACAAAGGAGACAGAAGAATGATGACGCTACAAGAGTTTATACAGCAGTTTGTACCTTCGTTGTCTCTTCAACTTCGGTTTCTACACTCGTTGAAGTCCGAGTGGGGTATTAAGTCCGATCTTAACCTACAGCACACGTTGAACGCAGCTGACCTAGACGAGTGTAAAGATGTACTAGCTCAAGAGATAGCACACGAGTACGTACGTGTTATGCAGGGAGCTGACGAGAACTATTGGAATAGTGTGAAGGACGATGAACTTCGAGGGATAGCTATTCAGCACATACTTGATGGCGTCGTAGGCGATCTAGCGGAAGTAGTTTTCGGTAAGAGTAAGATCTTTAGCGATGAGGAGTAGGGATGGCTATGACTCTAGGGAATGAATTGGAACGTATGATTCACGACGTCTTGTTGAAGGGGGGGTTCAGCGACTTTGTGACCCGACAGGTGTACGGTCGTAGGGGTGTGATAGTGTTCTATTCCGACCCTACCGGCGTGCAGATGTCTTCGCTCGAGAGAAAGCACAAGGTCGGTGGGATCTGTGACAGACTCATCAAATATGGGTTACCTGCTGAATACGACTGGTACCTCGGGTCGTACGTCTGTGTAGTATCTTTTAGGGAGGAGATTCCACCGTATGTAACTGCAGCAGAGGAAGATTGCGAGGAAGAGCAGTATGAAGAGACTGCCTGACGAGTAAGTGAGGTTAGCCTAGGGGTAGCCTCTTGTAAAAGCAGGAGGCTATATTTTATAATTATAGTATAAACATCGTTGGCACGCGATAGGAGCACAGGTATGCAGACCGGTATCCCCGACTACGACCGTTGGTACGTGGAACAAGCCCCTTACATTCAGGTAAGCTGGGCACAGATCATCGACGCTGTGCTATGCCGGCTTAGGACTGGAGTAACAGCGACTGACTTAGCGGGTATTAGATGGAGTGTCGCAGTAGACTTTGTGACACTGACTAAATCTCCTGATCCGATTAAGTACGCAATAGCGTACGCAGCAGTAGAAGGGGAGGAGTTCCACGACAACCGGGGAGAGTTTCCACAAGCTACATGGAAGAAGTTACTATGGGATATAAGGGTATCCCATATGGAAGGTTGCGCGGTAGGAGAGCTGTATGAACGTCATTATACGTCTTGGAGGTATTTTGAGGAGCTTTGGTTCCTCGACCCTATTAAGTACTCTTACTTGCATGACGGTATGCAGTTGGAGAACCCCTCAGACAGTCAGTTGCTTGAAATCACGCACTATTGGGCTAGTGCGATCATGACTCGAGTAGACTACGTCAGCTTTCCGGATAGAGCGTATGACCAGTGGCTGACAGCTAAACTAAGGCAACCCGGAGCTATAAGTAGACTACAGGAGAAACTGTTGGAGTTTTTAGCATAATGGTACTAGTATCCGGTAGGGACGTAGACAGTATCTGTAGGTCGATCGACTTCATATGCGACGGGGTGCATAGCAACTGGTCGTTTTCAGCTAGTTTCCTGCTACCGTTTTCGTATGAACAGGTGGTAGCTATTCAGGAGTTTGTAGCTACCTTCTTACGTATACCGTCTGCGGCTACTGCAGGGCTTATCCAGATAGAGGTGAGGATGCCGGGTAATCCTCATACAGTGACAGCGTATATAGGTAGAGTTGAGTGAAGAAGAGCTACACGACAGACGACTTGAAGGTCGCCATACCAAAAACGTTGAAGATGCTACTAACTGCGACCGTTGGCAGCCTACGATCTCGTATGCCAAAGTCCAAAGTAGCTGATATAAGGTTTGTACTAAACCACTTAGTAAGTATAGGACTTCTAAAGGCGGCACTTATACCTGCGGAGACGCATACAGGGTTAGAACTCGTCTTTTACCGTATAGAGTCCTCGGATGAAGTAGAAGCACTATACAACTACTACTACGGTCAGTCTTGGGTCCCTTACAGGCTAGCAAGTATGGAGGAGGTAACGTAGTTGGCAAGTCAAACAGCACCTCGTTTAGCGGATACGGAGTTTGCAAATCGGTTACATCACGAGCTCTGGCCCTTTCACGGACATCCTAACGGTCCTAGGATGGCACAGATGGGTAACATTATGCAGGACCTGTCTAACTTAGCACAGGAGGGTGTGTACGTAGAACCCTCTTCCGTACGAGAGTACGTCTCGCTGAACCATCCTGAACTGAGTACGGGTAAGGATGTGGAGGAGTATGCAAAACTAGTGATGAAGGCTCACGTATTCTATCACCGGGAGATGCGAGACGTTGGTGAGACTCTAGCTAGGTCTAGCAAGCAGGAAGCTGTCAATGACAACGTTGCTACTACCAGGCCTAAGCTGCCTGTTAAGTCTATTGTACTGCATACGACTTGGATAGTTGTGTTTGTAGTCTGCATCGCAGTGATAGTGTTATACATGCTACAGTCATAAGGGAGGTTTCGTGGACCACACACCATACGCACAGGAAGAGCTTCCGTATAGAGTCCCCAAACACGTGTGGGACAGAGCTAAGGAATTGTCGTACAAACTGCACGCTTTCGACTTAGAATCCGAGATGGATGCTGAAGATTGGTATCAGTGGGGCTTCATGTGGGCATGGGACTGCGTCCGTAGAGCATACGCCGACTACTTACTAGAGGTCTGTACAGAGTCACTGGTCCAACTAATGCGAGGGCAACTCCAGTACGCTGTGCTATTCGACTCGCTGTTTAAGTCCGGCAACGATACACTATTCCCACTCGACATGGACGTCGGACTCGAACTCGCTAATTACGTGTGGTGTGAGCTGAAAGACTTGCCAAAGTAGGCTAACAAGAGGCCGAAAGCTATTATACTTTCGGCCTCTTGTTTTCGATTGGGTGAATATTTTATAATATAAATAGAAAATAAAATACTAGTTCCACAAGGAGGATACATTGTCTAGGGAAGACCTTATTAGCAAACTACAACGTGCTTTAGAGTTTGCTATAGCAAACGATGCCGAAATCGCACAGTCTCTTGCTAACGTCCGTATATTGGGTGAGGCTTCTGAACCTGACTCTGCGGATGAGGGAATCATTACGCTACTAGAAAAAGTGGACCTTACGGAAGAGGCTCAAGAGATAGTCAACAAACACCCGTTGACTGACTCTATCGAGAGTGGGTACTTATACGACTTAGTCCTTAAGTACTACGGCAATCCGTATCAAAGGTCTGCCGGTGGTATGGTACGAGTATACGGACTTGTACCGGGATCTGAAATACACTATCAAGTTTGGGACTATCCACCAGCTACAACAGAGGAGAACTAACACAATGACAACAGTAGACGACCTGATCGACCAGTTACTGTCACTGCAAGAGGACGGGTACGGAGCTCAAGAAGTGAAGATTGTGTACCAACCGAGCTACCCGGTGATGACTCACCTTCGACAGGTAGTTAGCGAGGAGGAGTATACGGTCGCACTCATACAAAGAGACACTGAGGAGGAGATAGAGCACGTAGAGGGGGGTAAAGAAGAGGAAGCGATGAAGTATGAAGGTGACTCGGAGTTGGTGGCTACGCTCAAACGCTTACGAGCGATGGAGTTCGAGAGAGGTGATTGTGTCTATATTCTAGCCGGTGATGGTGGAGGATATGCACCATCTCACATCTACGACTCTACGGGTTGGTAGAAAGGAATCTGTCCAATGGATGAGATAAAAGAACTGCCAGCGTTCGAAGCTAGCATACACAGTATACTGGTGAGAACTGGTCATAGACGTTTTGTAACGCTAGTACATAAGACGTTTGTAGCAGTCCTCTACTACAACATCGAGCATCTCGGTGACTATGATCGGGATGAGTATGTAGAGGGGCTTGAGCAGTATAGAGCCGTACTCGAAGCTAATGGATATAGAGTCATACTACAGGACTCTCCTCGGTCGAAACCGTGGCTGATGGTTGCTACCCTCTGAGCTTAGTGAAGACGAAGTATATCGCAGTGATGACGCAGAGCCTTGATTGAGTATAAAGTATACCATCTTGTTTTCACCGGATGGTATACTTTATAATATATTATATAAATATAAAAATTCTTACACACCCAAAGGAGGTCCCCATATGTCACAACTTCAATTCCAACCAGATACGATACCAACGAATCCAGACGACCTGACCTACGAAGCTAAGGGAGATGTGTTCCTTTTAGGTGAGGTGAAGAAAATGTCAACCTATTACGGTGGCGAATGCTTCAAGTGCGGTCGTAGCTTCAAGAAGGGGGATGAGATAGCGTTTGTGCCTAGGGGAAATGGTAGGGAAAGAGGTAGAGCGTATTGTCCAACGTTACTGTGCTTCTCTAACCCGGATACAGTACCGGAGACTCAGGAAGCACCGCTAACTGTGCCAGACGGGTACTACACAGTCGTCTTGAATGGTGATGAAACTGACTACGTTACCATACGCATTTGGACCGGACTGTGGGGAGGAGATATACGTACAGTGTTGTCCCACTTGGTAGGACCGGATAACCAAGACCACTACTGCGGCTTTGCGTCTCTGGTCAATGGTAAAGTACGTATGTGGGCCAAATTTAAGGATAGCACGCGGCTACGCACCGCTGCTGAGTTCTTAATAGCAACGGACTCTCGTAAGGAAGCTAGTAAAACGTATGCTATGCAGTCTGGTCGTTGTGCTAGATGCAACCTGCCGCTGACAGTTCCGGCTAGCCTTCACGCAGGCTACGGTCCGATCTGCGCAGCAAAAGTAGGAGTATTGTAAATGAGGATGACTAAGTCGCGTCAAGCAGCTCAAACTGCTTGGGAGAAGTTAAAAGACCTAGCACGTGCTAGGTCTTATACACAGACGTGGGAAGATAGGGCGTTCGTATTCGTGAGTGTGGGTCTTTACAACTTCCACATGTTTGACCTAACGTTTGCGGACCAGCAAATCTTGCAAAGCGACGCTGAGTTTGTAGAACTGGAAGATCAGCGACACGCGACATTGTATTGGGAGAGTGTAGACGACCGCAAGGCTATGGCAACCATATTGGGAGTTCTTACACTGCCAGAGAAAGAGCTACCTAAAGAATGGCAGGTGGTATAAAATGACTAGATACCTTTGGAAAGATGTCCGACGGGTGGTGATCTCCGACTGGGTGGAAGTCGACCAAGGACAACTTGAAGCGTTCGTAGAGAAGTGGAAGGAGGATCACCCGGAAGATCATAAGTACGCAGTTTACGCAGACAGACATTGGAAGTTACGTAGAGACGCGGTTAAGGCGTTCGTACAAGCACAGTTTGACGTGACGCACACGTTACCGGATTGGGTGATTGCTCAGGAAGAGTGGATAGTCATACAAGAAGTACTTATGGAAAGGGAGTTGTAAATGACTTCCATATTCGACGATCGTGGAGGTAGTACTCCCATGTGGCCTACATTTAGGGGTGTAGACTTGAGCGAGGACGTAAAGGATGCAGTAGCTAGGGCGGTTAAGGGGTACATGTTTTTGACCGAAGGGATACAGGTCGGTAGTCACATGTTCGGTCTATCACATCACAAGTCCGTAATGTCGTTTGAGCTCTCTAAGATGTGCCGTCGGGCACATCTTAGCAGCGTAGGTCCGCTATACGTACTAGTAGCACTGTGTGAGTACGGTAACGGACCTACGATTGGTATTGTACCTCATCTCTACCCTCAGTACCCACACGTACTGAGATTTGATGCTGTAGCGGTAGAACGCATCATGTTTGTATGCTACCGACAGGTAGCATTAGCCGTATACGAAGCTAGTTCTTGTCCTACGCCAACGGAAGTGCTCAGCTTCCTACGCAAGGGGCAAGAGTTATATGGTACGAGGTGAGTATGAAGAAAGTCGAAGTCACGCGTCAGCAGGTAGCGGAGTTTAGCACACTACTGTCGATGCGGATCCTGTACGGAATCGGAGATACTATGCGAGCGTATCACCGAGATATGGATGAGATGCCCCAAGAACTCCGCGAGTTGCTAGAGTACTTGTTGAGAGACGGGGATGCTCCACTCTCTCAACACTTCATCAATAAGAACATTGCTTCTGCCATCGAAGAAGCAATTCGGGAAGACATATACTTACACTGCGGTTTCGAGCACCACAACATCGAACTCGTCGGTGAAGAACCCGACGACGTATTCTACGACCTAGAACAGAAAGGTAAGATGGCATGACTAACCAACGACCTAAAATCAAGCATGAAGGGAAACCTTCGGAACAACAAGAAGCCGTGTACGAAGCTATAGACGCTCACCTAGCAGACGAATGTAGGTATGAGTGGAGTCTACCTCTCTACAAACTGGATGGAACAGTACTCGTAGTACTCCATCCAGAACTGAACGCTCACGCGTACGAGTCCAAAGAACTAGTGTACTGCCTCGAGGGTCGCGTTATTAAGGTAATGGTTATAGACCTGGGTTCGATATCGCTAGAGGACGAGCGTAGAGTCCGTAGACAGCACGAGTTTGGCGATTGCGAAGACGAGGAGAACTAACAATGGCTGATAGGAAGTTATGGTTTGGCTACTACGCAAAAGTGGAGGGGACGATAGCTGATGAGTTCGTAGTAGACGAGACCGAGTTCGAGGACTTCTTAGCACAGTACAAAGCTCGCTCACGAGACGAGTGGCAGAGTCAGAATCCAACGGATGCCGAACTGAGAGAAGAAGCAGTCGAAGCGTTCATTGAAGAGTGGCTTAGAAAGAACCATGGAGCTGATACCGTACCGAATTGGCTTGACATCGACCTCACAACAGATGAGGAGTTCACGACTGCAGTCGTTGACGAAGATAAGGAGAACCAATAATGAGTGGTAAGACGTTAAGGTTTAGCTACAGTGCGAGTATCGCAGTGGCAGTAGAGGATGAAGTAGAAGTCGATGAGGATGAATTGGAAGCCTTCGTTGCAGAGTATATAGAACAAAACAAACTTCGGCTAGAGGACGACACTGAGGAAGAGCTTAGAGACGAGGCGATAGCAGATTTCGTGGAGGAGAATTTCAAGGAAACCCACTACCTACCGGATTGGGCGTACGAGTACGAGCAGAACGAGCGTACAGCAGAGCTTATCGAAGACGAAGGTGACTAATCACTATGCCGGAATACCTATTAGAAGCCCTTAAACAGTTGCTAGAGAGGCGGATTGAGTTTACGGAGAACTACTTAGGTGGAGGTGGAGGTGCTGAGTTAGCAAGGGACCTCTGTCGAATGGATCGACAGTTAGAGGTTGTGAAAGAACTTTTAGCAGACTACCCGAGCTTCGAATGGCTCAAGCAGATATGGAACGAGAACTTCTACGGTGGATACGACTCCTTAGAGGCGTACAAACTCGACAACCCAGAAGAGAGGAGAACTAATGAGTAGCAAACTCGACACGGCTATGAACCGGGGTATGGCAATGGTTGTTAGGATGGACACTCAAGCTATGCTTGAACGGGCTAGGCAACTGGAAGCACAGTACCCCGCGTACTGCTGGGTGTCAGATATCAGTTCAGAAAGGGACCCGTTGAACAGACCCCTGTTGCGACCGACCTTTTACTACTTTACCCAAAGAGGTGCTTATTGGGTAAATGAGGATTGGATACAGACCGGAAGGGGAACCCCTACTATAGACAGTAGCTTAAAAGAGGAGATCTAATGTCGTATAAACACCCAACCTTTTACCTTGGTACGTCGGAGAGGATCGAGCGTCGCGTATGGGATGCTATTGTAGATACCGTTATACACTTGCTAGAGTCCGGTATGACGACGTCTCAAGCCGACGAGGCGTTACCGACAGCTGAACTATACACGACAGACACTGAAGTACGTGAGGCTCACCGACAACTACAAGCTAAAGTTAGGCAGTCTTTTGGTACACGTTGGTGGACTTATACCGATGAGGACCCTATATGGTGGGCTGTTGACATACTGACCGATCGACTAGCACAGGAGGGTATCGTCACCCCACGAATAATCGATGACCGACCAGCGGATGATTGCGTTTGCTGGATGAACACCATTATAGAGAAGGGTGTAGAAAACGATAACTCCGGTTGGAAGATGTCGGTTGACCTGAAAGAGATACAAGAGTCTGCTTTGTGGGGCCGTAAGTGTGATACCTTACCAGAGTGGAACGGCGACAGCTCATACTACGTTATGGGTAGTGAAAAGCGTATTATACGCGTGACCGTAGAGGATCTCGGCTGCATGCCAAGAGACTTCGCCGAAGACTACGATGAGGACTAAGTATGCAACGTTGGTGTATTAAGGACGAACGTGTCGTAGTACTGTTGCTCCTGAACGGATTCGTCGTACAGGATTTGGTGGGTGTTACAGATGGTACGAATTGGATGTACACTGACCTCCCTATAGAGGTGAACTGTCAGTACCTACTACCAGACGGACACGTTATCAGATCGGTTGGTACAGAACTAAAACTAGTAGGAGAGTAGGCGATGAGTCGGGGTGAAGGTTACTTGCTAGCTAGGGATTATGAGTTTGCCGAGATAGTACGGAGTATTGGGGAGGATTGGTTAGGAGTGAGTATAAAGCCTCAGTACTCCGGTGGGATACGAGGGCCGATAATACGATATGCTATCGGTGCTAGGGGCAATGGTATGTGGTTTCTCGGAGCTGACTGTGCTCGAACGTACTTGCAATGGAGTAGATTTGGTAGCTACTACGGACCAAACGGTACGATGACGTTGCGAAAGCGTATTCTGAGTAATCCTAACTGCCGTAGACTAGCGAAAACACTACTAGTTGAGGTGTATTACTCGCACGTGTCCGAAGATATAGTAGCGGAAGCACACAGTCTAGTCGGAGGTAATTAACAATGACAGGCACCGATTACAGCCAGGTGTTCAATCCTGTGCTAGATGGAGACGGTCTGGAAGTAGAAGGTCATAGACACGACCTTTATTGGGAGGTTGAACGTCGCACCGAAAATTGGTGGCAGTGGTATTGGATTGTACCAGTTCGACGTAGCGAGTTTGTCTACAAGGTGAGTATAGATAACTGCATGGGTAGGTTCATCGCACTCAGACGAGGTTTAACTGAGGAGTTGGTTGACAGCACTCGCCTGCGGAAGAAAGAAGACCTAGCGAACTCACTCAAACTGACTGTAGAAGCCTATGAGGGTGACTACATTGTACTCACTGACGGTTGGCATCTAGCAGGCAGGTGGCAAGTCGAGCACGGCAAGCTCGTAGCAGTTAGCGTTCCGGATGACGTTAAGTGGAGGCAAGGACCACCGAGACTGTACGGAATGGCCTCATAGAAAAGGACTAAGCAAATGACTTTAGACCCACACGGTCGCAGTGACATTGAGACCGCGATACTGTACTACACCGAACTGCTGCGACGTATACCTGAGCTACAGGAGAACACCCTCCGTATACAGCAGATTTCGTTTAAGATTGCTGTGCTGAACTCTATACCGAGTATGGACAGTATACGAGACCAGCTAGCGTATTGGGAGCAGTTCGGAGCACCCAAAGAGGGCCTACTTGGAGATGAGCCTGAATGAGTCGTAGGACGCATATGCTGTCACTGGTGTTCGTCGGCATGGCATTGTGTACTGTGCTAATATTATTATGGCAAGCTATTACTAATCCTACCAACTACTTCCATGTCAGTTTTGATGCCTCAACTCCGGTAGTGATGTACGACTTGCCCCCGGGTTCTCCTCATAGTTTCGAACGCTTTAGAGCACAGTACAAAGTGGTAGTACCCTACTGTGCTATGCCTCAAATCGAACCTTGGCTTAACAACCGGCAGGGTACAGTTACTGCCAGTGATCAGAACGGCAACGGCTGTTTAGTAAGTGTGAACTCGAAACCCGTATGGATGCCGCCTACACAGTCGCAGTACTGGATTTGGTACGGATACACCTCGTGGAGAGACTGCAACCTCAGAACTCCAATTAGAGCGGCGTGCGACTTTTGGAATGCAAACGGTACCGAGTTGCTCGCTCGGTACAACAAATTATAGGTTTGCCATCTTGTAAAACACCCGTAAGATTTATTATAATATAAATAGTAATAAATTATTACTACATACCACCACTTAGGAGGTTAACGCATGTCAGACGACGTAACACTCACGCAGGTAGAGTTGGAAAAAGCTAATGCATACATGTACTCACGGAAGACCATTATGCACGACGATGGAGAGTTCTACTTCTATCACGGACTAAAAGGTGCACTACATCATGCTTTGCGTGTGGCAATTAACGATTACCACGAAGAGCACAGGATGGACTACGAACGCTTTATGAGTATGCCAACAGCTAAGGAAGGCCGGCGTAAGACTATTCTGTACGCCGAACTAGACTCGGAAGGGCTTATGCCTATCTGTGCTGACTGGCAGACGACTCACCAGGAGTTGGAAGACGTAGTTAGACGATGTCTAGAGACAAAGCCTTTCACTGACGATGACTTAGCAGACGCTCTCGTTTGGGGACTTCGCGCTCGTATGGTACTAGCTGTGCAGAGAGTGATAGCCGAATGGAGACCAAAGCTAGAGGCGTTGACGTATACTGTTTGGCTTGCTAACCAGATTGACCTAGCTTGCCAACACATACCGACAGACAGCGAACGGACGTTGGACATCGAGATCGTTGTAGAATGGATGCTATCGCAAGACAAGGCCAAAGTAATGGACCACTGTCTGCGTGGAGTACAGCCATACTACGACACAGACGTTTGCGATCTGTGGTTTGCCTATTACAACTAAGTACAGTTAGTTTACAGTGTAGAGTACGTAAAGTACTCTACACTGTGCTATGAAGGGGGTATAAACATGCCTTTATGGAAAGTCTCTGATTTCAAGTTGTATCGTGGGACATTTACAGACTCTGAAGGGTTTCACGCGGTTGTGTTCCATGCGCTTGACGAGCTCAACGAGGTATATGTTCTTGGGGATGAGTACACTGACGCCAAGGATATAGAGGTCGAGTTGCATAAACAGCCTTCACTCTACGCCGACCTGGAAATCGGTATCATTATTAAGGAGAGGGAGTAATTATGCCGAATACAGCACTAGGCAATGAGTATTGGGATAAAGCTATCCCCTTTCCAGATGCAAGTCCGGAAGTGGACGTGTACACCAATATCCGAGGTATTGCGGACATGCACAACGGAGACGTAACCAAAGTTGTAGAGCACCTGAAAGTGCATATACTTGACCGGTGGCGAAAAGTGGCAAAGATTCCAGGCTTTGACCAGCAGTATTACGACAACTGGAACCGTCGAGTACAGTTGTTAGAGACTGAGATACAACATCTCGAACAGCGACAGAAAGGGCACGCGAATGCCTAAAACCGTAGAGCAGTTAGCGTTGGAGTTGGATGACGAAGAAGTACTGGCTGCGTATGCGTACTTGCAGTTCAACTCAGCCGTAGACAACGACTGTTGGTTGAGAGTCATTCTATCATGCGGTAACGAAGAGGACCGTACTTCGATTGAAGCCTATCTAGCGAAGCTATGGCCTAGCATACGACTGCCTTCAACTGACGACATGAGAGAGTTCGTCAAGCAGCAGTGGACTAAGTACCCACCGAAGGTACGGGAGACTCCTAGGTTCGTGCAAGCACAGTTGTATGTGGAGCTTATCAAAGAGGCTCAACAAGGTATCAAGATAGAACGTAACCTCAAACCTAACCCAAATCTAGAGCGCACGACACAACAGTATACGGATGCCATTGATAGATACCTGTGGTGGTTACGAGTCAATGGCTATGAAGTGGCTGACAGAGCTCATACTTAGGACTCTGTCAGTAAGAAATGGAGGTCAACTATGGGAGCGCTATTTGAGCGCCGACCGGAAAACGCTATTCCGAGGCACGTGAGAACTATGCTGCAAATGTTGTTAGACAACCAGCCGGAGTTTGCTGGTCGAACGTATCCTGGTATGCCAGATGAGATGTTAGGACCTCACTCGGCAAGCTTCGTAATGGAGTACCATGGACAGGCACTAGTTGTTACTGTCACTGACGTGGACTCTGTCGCACTAGCGAGGGAGGACGAAAGTGACATGCCCGAGTTTGTGGAGGCTCAGTTGTATCGTATGTGGGAGAACGGACCAACCGACGAACCCGTCGTACAACCACCACTCTGGTATGAGGAGGACTAAACTATGTCTAAGATCTCTTGGTACACACTACTAAGCCGTCTGAACGAATCTTGGTTAGAAGAGAATGACATGTTAGGAGAAGTAACTGAGATATACTTGCAAGAACCCGAACACAAGGTAGGAGATATGGTAGCACTCTTCTACCACCTACTCGACTGTGGTGATGACTTTTTCTGCCACTCGGATAGACATAACCCAGCTTATGCTGCTGAGAACGCTCTTACCAGCGACGGAGACGAAGTTATCCGATTCACATTCCCCAACGGTAGCGAGTTTTACCTGACAGTAAGTAAAACTCCACCGGAAGGAGTCTCTACTGCATTCGAAAACACGTTCGACAGAGGTTCTAGCTACCGTACCGAGGAGTTGCTAGAACGACTCGGTTGGGAGGACTAAGCTATGTCTAGACGAAGTTGGAAACGTATACCACTCCGACAACGCTTGGAGGAAGCTTGGCAGTCGAACCCATGGTACGAACAATCGCTGTACACGTACAGGCTGTATACGAGTGAGGACGATACTTGGAGCTTCCAACAGCACCCGTTGCCGGAACGTTGCGGTCAGTGTCAGGAACTCTCCGGTTGGTGGGATCCGAGAATCGGTACATACCACTGTGCTAATTGCGGGTCGTACCGAACTCAACTTGCTATACAGGGCATCGTTTGGGTGCTATAGTATAGGCCTCTTGTTTTCAGTGGGAGGTTTATATTATAATATAATATATAAATGAACTTACAATACACGAAGGAGGGATCATGCTACTACTACGCATACACGTACCAAGTAAAGAGGAGGGGGATCGGTTTCACCATACGGGGCCTACTGACAAGATGGTGGAAGGTGTACGACTATATGGCACGTTTGGTGTCATTACTAGAGAAGACAAACCCACTTCAGTGGGGTATCGCGGTGGTGGGAGTTACGAGTCTGACGATAGTTATGTAGGATCTGCAGACATCACTTGCGACGACGACCAGATAGAGGCTACCTTCCAGTGGTTGCACTCCAACGGCTTTTGGAACGTAACGATAGAAGATGCTGGCTTCTATGTCGAACATGATCAACGAGAGGCCGACCGGAAAGCACAATTGCAATGGAAGAAGGACCACGCAACTGAACTGTTGGACCAGATCGTTACGATAGCCGTAGCAGAAGAACACCAAGCAGTATACAGACTTCCTTACCGGTGCATCTACGAAGTTATGTTGAGAGCATCAGTTAACTTCTCGATTCCAGACGATGAGGACGATCCGAACAGTTCAACACACCCACTTACTCCCGCGGAGTTCTTTGAGATGCTCGACGAAGTCGGTTTGTGTAACCGGTGGTTCCGACTAAGTAACGCATTGTACGAAGCCGACTGGCAACAGTATAAAGTAGCTGACATTAACCACTGGGTTGTATAGATATGGAGTCTAGCCGTGATGAGTGAACGCGAAGATGCCCGATCAGAGGAGTACGTAGAGTTACCCCTACCGAAGCGTATCTACTATCAAATGTTGGATGCTGTTTCTCGTGTTTTGAAAAGAGATATGACTGACACCGAGTGGTATGCAGCCGGTAGACCTATGCTTGCAGCAGAAGTCCCACCCAGACGTACTCGCAAGGTGTATAACACATCGTACTGCAGACATTGCAACCGAAATAAAGTTGCAAGTTGGTCAAAGACCAAACTCTGTAGGTCTTGTAGGCAGCTACACTACACCCGGGGTTGGCCTACCGAAGCTCCGAATACTGTAGAGGAGTCCAACGATGTTCAGTAGTAGGGATAACCGGTTGCACGCACGTTATATCAACGGTATACCCGTGGGTGAGTGGTTGATGCAACAGCCAGAGTGGGTAGAGGTGTTTGAGCGTATTAAGCCGACCTACTTAGGTATGACAGTGACTTGCCGCTATAATGGGTACGACGAGTCGACAAGTACTTACTACACTCGTAGGTCTACTGTCGTGGATGTGGATATGGGGGCTCACGGTAATGGAGTCTGGTTGGTCGTTGCAAGTAGGGAGTTTGGTAAGTTAGTACGATTGCCGGGATATGCAATCGTCGTAAGGAATAGACTTATTAAGACTTACCTCGACGATTTGGATCGAGAGCGTAGAGCTAGGTACTTACTACGTTCGCAATTACATGTAGCTGTCGATGTACCAATGGACTAGTCACTGTGCTAGAGGAGGTCAACTATGACACTGGAAGAACTGAACGAACGGTTACCGGAAGAGTTGAGAAGCCGTACGTTAGAGGGAATCAACGAACGCATCATCAACCATCCAGCGTTGGGGGTTACATATTGTATCTCGCAAGGGCAATTGGACCGTACAATTGCGGGAGATGAGTGGTCAGAGTACGCGAGTAACTTAGTCTTAGCCGACATTCAGCAGGAGGTTGTGGCAGCTCGAATGCGTCTGTTCTTAGGAGACATCTTCTCGAAGATGGTTGAGTTCGGTGCCGAACTTATCGAACTGGAAGCTGATAGATGGCGTCGGCTACTAGACTACAACGGAGACTGGACGAGTTCTCTCAACTATGATAACGATTGGTTTGCTGTGAGACTTAGTAAAGAGCTTGAAAAGAAGGGGTTACTATGAGTGACAATCCGTATGAGTTGCGTAGTTTTGATCGAGAAGCACTGATAAAGGCAGTGCAACCCGAACATCCGGATGAGTTTAGCGCGTATTACTACTTGATGGAGCAGGCAGGCTTGTTCCGATGGCTGGCATTCGAGACAGATGAAATGTCTACCGCAGCTCAGGAGCAGGTCGCGGAGACATTTGAGAGCGTTGCCGCAGCAAAAATCTGCTGCTTTGACTTTGACTCTGTGTCAACAGACTGCAACCTGCTACTAGTTTATACTGACACCCAGTTACATAGCGTACTAACGCACGCGTGTCAGTACTACGAAGAGGAGGTCGAGTAGACTACTATGCAGACCGGCGGATATGAAGGGTACACGCTACGCAAGTTCGATTACGTCGACGTACGTGAGATCACTGGCAGATACGAGATGAGCCTTGAGGATTGCCAAGCATATGTACAAGGGCATATACAAGTAGACGTCACCATACCTTTTAGTGCAGAAGTCGTAGGTAAGGTAGGGGTAGTAAGAAAGGTTGCAGAAGTAATAGAGTACCTAAGGCCGGACCTTATATGCTTTCAGTACGTCGTAGTAGGAGGTGCCTTGTTAGTAATCGCCCATCGCAACGGATCGTTCGCTAGACAACTGCTACAAAGGTGTACGTATGAGTGACAGGCTAGACGACGAGTATGCTAAGGCTGTAGAAGACCTAGCCCGATCGGAGTTGCGAGGAGAGGTTACTGCAGAGGAGTTGGTGTGGCTGTACTCTAACCTACAGTGGTGGCGAGATGCTCTCCAACGCATTTACGAAGACCAAATGAGGTTTATCGAGTCGATGGCTCGATCGATGGAGTCCATCGGCAAGATAAAGAAGGGAAGTGACACGCAACGGACGTCACAGGAAGCTAGAGAACGGAAGTCTGCTCTCTTCAACCGTATTAAAAGTCGTAAGCGTTACCTGGAGTGTATCAAAGCACGTAAGTTGACGGTAGACAACTACATCTACATACGAAACCGACAAGCACAGATCTCGGACGCAGAAGGGGACGACAATGGGTAGAGAAGACCCTAGAACAGATCCTTATGAATCATATTATGGAGAAGAACCGTTTGACAAGACTCCCTATACTCGATCAGAGGAGTTTCAGTCGGCTCTGGATAGCTCTGACTGTAAGGGGGTTGAAGAGGCACACGCTTTAGGTTTAGCACAGTTGTATGAGCTGCAGGACGAAGTTAACGACGCTATTAGGATAGCTATTGCAAAGAAGGTGATGAAAGTACTCGGTCGTATGTTGACTGAGGACGAGCAGGAAGATCTTAGAGACTGGTACGTGTCCGAGACTAGATGGCTGATAGGAGTTATAGAAAGCTAGGAGGGAAATCGACAATGGGTAGAGACATTGATCCGGACGAGTATGAGTACGAGCGACCTACGGATTTGGATGAGGCGTTAAAGACCGTAGGAGATCTACCGACAGTTAAGGATGCTGAAGAAGTGGCATTCGGTCGCCTAGCGGAAGCAGCTGGAGTAGCAGATGAGTATATAAGGGACGTAATAGTACGCGAACTGTCCGCCATGTTGCAACGTACACTGAGTAGGGAGGAGGTTGACGACGTAATGGAGTGGGTGCAGTCTAGTCTCCCGTCAGTTGGTTGGAGCATAGTTAGCAGAAGAGACGGAGTATAGCCATGATGAGGGTGAGTGAGTTGTTACACTCACTACAAGCTCTAAAAGAGGACGAACAGTTCTCTACGCTATATCCACTTATGTTAGGTATTAGCGGACCGTATAGCTTCCAGACTAGAAGAGGGCGACGACAGTACTACACGACACTGCAGGGCATAGCTGACATAGCAGACGACGACACTGTGCTAGGCCACAAAACTGGAGATTTCTTTAGCGAGGCAGATAGAGAGTCCGCCGGCGAGTACGAGATCGGCATCGAGCGGTTGGTGTATATTATAGGTAATATGGTACCCAACGCTGAAGATGCTATGACCGTGTCTGAAGCCGAGCGTAAGTTAGCACAGCTGTGTAAGTACGGTTTAGGGAACGCTGGCGTGGTATTGATACTGGACTGTGACGAGGACGTACCTTGTACGGAGGTTGCGTCAGTGGCAGTAAGTAATGGTCGAGTAGAGCTAGTTTCGACTGGAGCTACCAGTTGGTGTCACATCGGCTTACAGAACTGGTCGAGGTTTCAGAGGAGGATGTAAGAGTATATGTCACACTACGATGATTAAGGAGAAGTATGTCGTATAATAACAGTCGAGGACCTAGGAGAATACCTCTGACATGGTTTGAGTTGAAATCAATCACTCCTCAACCTCTATTACATAAGGGTACAGTATATGCACAACAGTTAACTGGTACACACTTCGATCCTGAGAGATGCTCAACTCAAGCATGGCGTGAGTGGGCTTATGATGCCATGCTTGTCGGCATTCGAAGAGCCTTTTGCGAGGAGCTGATTGAACGCTTACAGAAAGTTGCACTAGAGTACACTACTCAAACACACCAGCACATTAGTGCTTTCCAAGTACTGTATAGTGTCGGGAACGACAACTTGTTCCCGGATAACTTAGGAGTCGACCTAGATAGGGACATTGGCGACAACATCTGGCGTCGAGTATCCCGACCTGACTAGGTCCACAAGAGGCCGAAAGCTATTATACTTTCGGCCTCTTGTTTTCGATTGGGTGAATATTTTATAATATATTATATAAATATAATTCTTTCACACCTAACGAAAGGGGTAGCTAATGAATACACTAGTTGGTACAGTTACGGACATCTCTCCGCGGAGGCTTAGGCTTTCACTCATTCGCGGCGGTGGACCTATCGGTACGCCATTGGTTGTAGTCGAGATGTCCGTAGAGGACCCCTACCGATCTTACTTTGGAGTGAGTTCACGGCAGGAGTTCTGGGGTAGCCGATGGGATGAGATTGCAGCCCCACAAGATATTCAGGTCGGTACGCGAGTGCGTATCGGTCTCAACCCCATCGGTATCCCGATGGACATTCGAAAGGAGGCACTGAGTGAGACAAACACCATCGACCCCCGAGTTCTTTGATCAGTGGGTACAGAGCTTTGCTAGGCGTGGAGAGCGGCCACGACACTGGAACGTTCCACCGGAGCATCCGCGTCTAGTAGAGTTATGCACTCTGCTCGGAACAGAGGTGAGTGATATAGCGGTCATTCACAGTATACAGTCAGAACCACCGGAGGAGTGTCGCACATCAAAAAGTGGGCGGAGGTACTCAATGCAAATTGGGTCTCGTGTGACATGGAAGATGGGGTATGACTTCCGAACGGCTGCTCCATACGCCTTCGTATGGCTTGATGGAGAGCAGGTCGTCTACAGATGGCCACAACAAGGCCAGTCATCACACTGGCTAGATTAAATGCTAGTTTATGTTGTTTAGTAGGGAGAACCAACTTGAGAGAGGACGAGCTAAAAGCTCTATACGACGAACTGGTAGGCGTCGCTAAGTTCTCAGTCATGAGAGCGTTGCTAGACGTAGCGGATAACAACGGAAGTAGATGGAGTGAGGACCTAGCAGACACCTGCTACTCGATGACGGAGCAAGAGGCTGAAGGATTAGCACAGGTGTTTGTCGAGGATCCGGTTGGTGACATGCTAGTCTACTTCACGGACGAGCTTAGACACCTGATAAGGAAATATACCCACAAACCAGTCGAGGTAGTTGAGCGTGAAGGCTTTACTATCGGAGACCACATGGCAGTGGACGGTAGCGTAGAGGTACGCTACTATACCATTGCTGGACCAGGGGTGTACACGAAGTCTTCAGCTGGTTTACAGCACTGCCTCGACGTGTTACGAGCACAGCCAGACCTCACTGTGCTACCAAACCGAAATGGGATTTATCAGGCCTATGTCAGTTGCAGTCTGATACAACGACCCTCACTAGACGCCCTGCGGAGCTATATCGGAGGCATACTTGTTGAGGCGGGCATCCAGCCACTACAGACAAGTATCGTCTTGCAGTTTGGAGGAGAGCCGTATGAATAAAGACCAGTTTACAGCATACGTTGAGTCGTTACCTGGGAAGTTTGTACTCGCAGTTGCAGAGCGTATTACAAACGGCGAGTGCGGTCTTTATGAGAGATTCGAGGTGCACAAGACGCTAACGTACGCCATCGTGTGTAATGACTTACCTCATTGGGTGGATAAGTATATATTGGACTCCGAGCATCCCATCGAGTTTCCATACACTGGCGTCCACGAAGACTGGTGGTTGGTGCTCTACAACGCCTTTAACCGAGAGGCTCAAGTAGTTATAGCGGACAAAGCGATAGAGCACATGGGAGATGTGCTTAAGGAGTTCATGGAGGCTGTGCGTAACAATCTAGCGCCTCACTTCGAAGGGGAGTTCTACGAAGACCCGAACGATTTCTACAACATACTAGAGAAGTCGATGGATAGTAAAGCGTTCCAAGTGTACATGCCGAACATCGCGGCTAAGAAGGAATTCACGATATGAGTACGTGGTCTGGACTAACGGTACTCGATGAGGAGACGCAATACCTCATCGAGTACGTAGAAGCGTTACTAGGGGAGCTGCGGTATACTCGTAGTCAGGTTGAGTACGTAACTGAAGCTGGTTTCTCAGTCCGTAGGGTACTATTAGAAGGGGAGCACTACCCTAGAGGCTCTTGGTGCTATGAGATACGGTACGAGATTCCTGAAGCGGACGTAGTAGCACACCCCAGCCGTATTGGATTCCGTCGAGGTACTAAGTTGTGGAAAGTCCAGTTGGATCATCACACCGACCAGCAAATGATCAAGCAGCATTATGTCAGTCGGTATGCGAGAACCATTAACCTATGGCTCTCTCACTATAAAGCGTATGAGTTCGTCGCCATAGACGACGTTAGTAGCTTACCAGAACCCGTATGTAGAGTTGAGTTCGTGGACGACTACCCAAAACTGGAGACGTATTGGGGGGTTACTAACGAACGTCTGAAGTCTTACTGGCTGCGGTTCGCATTTAGTCATTGGAAGCTCATTAGAACACAGTTACATGAGTCCGAGGGGTTTACCATTTGCAAGACGCTAGTCGGTACTGTACCCGGATACGTTATTGGAGTAGATTATCCATCGTCCGCTAAGGATACTAGCATCTCTCTATACTATTATGATCCGAACGCGGACGTAGACGAGATTCAAGCGGAATCTGCTAAGTTAGCCAGAAGTTTACACGAGGTAGGAGAGGGTATCTACGTCCGTACGAACTTGATGGGCATATCTCCGTATGCCCATATTCGAGTCTTCTTAACCGACTGACAAGGAGGATCTATGACAGTAGACCCAGATCGAGAGTGGGACGACGAGTTCGATCCACGCAACCTACATCAAGTACGAGAGGTGATCTTAGACGCACTGTCGTTTAGAGTCACTCAGAACTCTGCCCGTAAGTTATACCCTAATGTATACAACTGGCTGTGTACGTATGCTTCGTCCATGAGTAACGTCCAGCACTCACCCGACGATAGGATTCAGTCCTTTGACTTGTACAACAGAGTCCGTTGGTACGGAGAGGAAGATTTGAGCTCTCCGACGCGGGCTGTCACTGACAACGGACTACAACCTGTGCTACCTGGATTCGAACCTCCACAGTCAAGCCCAAGACGTTATCATATTACTATCGAAGTATTAGACAACTGGAAGGATTAGGTATATGTATAGAGCAGAGTGGGATAGGAGACTGCGAGAGAGCAAACGTCAGTTGGAGGAGATAGCTGAAGAGTTCTATCCGACGTGGCTCACAGAACTCGCCTCACTAACTGGAGAGAGTGTAGAGACGATAGACCGTAAGGTGATGTACATTGCAGAGCACACGACGTTAGGAGACAAGTACATAGTCATCAATACCTTGCTTATGTACTACCGACTCCCGTGGAAAGGCTAAACGAGCAACTACAAGTAGAGGTGCAAACGTAGTTTGCACCTCTTGTTTTCAACCGGTAGAATTATTTATAATATATTATATAAATATAATCTTACACACCACATGGAGGACTAGTCATGGATATGCGTACTTGGACCCGAACGATGTCCTTACAGGAGTACATCGCGTATGAGTGGAATGAGGGTGATTTGAAACTGGTTACAGATTTCATGCGTAAGTATACAGAAAAGTCGTGGACTGAAGTGTGCAGGCTCCGATTCGTCACGTTCTTTGCAGACCCTACGATGGAACTCCCCATACAACCGAATGGGGAGTGCACTTTAATGGCGTACCAGTTCGGTATTTGGCATGAGGAAAGGCGGCCAACTCTAACCGTAGGCAACGATGTGTACATTTGTTGGGATATAGAAGAAGGTAAGGAGAACTAATATGACGCTAGAAGAGTTACGAGCAAGAGTCGGAGAACGAGACTGGGAAGCGTTCGAGTCAGTGTATGACGTAGCTAGCATGCTTGCAGACGACGAGTTCGAGCTAGATTGGATTGACACCTGGGTCCGAGGTATGAACGACATGCACTGTGCTAGAGCTTTGCCTCGAGTACTAGCTATGTGGACTATCGACTATATTCGCCGTTGCGATGCGAATATAGAAGTTGTACTCTCGGCAACTTCTTTTGCTAACCAAGCGTCGCCGAATTTCGGTGATGCCTTTATAGCGGCGGTACGACAGGAACTTCACAAAGAGGAGTCGTAAGCACATGTCAAACGTCATTGTGCTACGTCACCAAAAGACGTATATCGTGATAGGAACTCCGCTCGACGACTTAGACAAAATTCGAGCGGAGATACCAAATCTAAAACAGGGTGAGTGGAAGCTGTCCAGTCTAGACGACCTCTATCGAGCGTATCAGGCACCGAGGGTGGGTCAAGTCTATGTAGGCGTAGAACTAGCGAAGGAGTTGCGTAGACTGACCGGCTGGATCGAACATGAGTACAGTGACGACACCGAGTACAAGCTCGTCACTAACGGTGAGGTCGGTAGAGTACTCATGTTCTACGCCTGTCACTTACGTAAGTGGAAGCACAGGTACTGGCCCATCAACCGTAATACACTAGGTCAATGTGCTACGTGCTACAACTATGCACAAGCTGTTGGTGTACGTCCAGTTAAACTTAAGAAGGAGACAAGCAAATGATGACACTCGAACGTGTACGTGAACTCGTCGGAGAGAAGCACTGGGAGGCTTTTCAGCAAGAGATGGATATGTCCGTGGTGCTCGAGTCTGAAGAGGAAGAACTCTCGTTTTTGGATGCGTGGAAGTACCAACGCGACACTGCTGCGTGCGCAAGTGACATCTACGAGCAACTCGCTAAGTATGCGGTAGACTACATACTAGGTTGTGGAGTCTCCGTAGAGGACTACCTCGACTTCACTGACATGATCTATCGACCAGACTTCGCAGAACAAATGCTAGTAGCTATAGACAAAGAGGGCAGCTCTCGTAAACAGTAAGACTAAAGGAGGAACTATGCCAATCACACTCATATTAAGACATTGGAAGCACGCTAAATATATCGTGCTTGGGGTAGCAGAGACAGCTAACGAGGATGGGCTAGCTGAATACGACTCGATAGATGCCATCATGAACGAGTCTAAGTATCTAGACTCACATAGATGGATTCTATCAGGCTTAGACGAACTTGCCTACGAGTTCGGGGAACAAGCTGTAGCAAGTGTGTATGTAGGCTCCGTTGTAGCAGCTGAGTGTATAGAACGTGTCGGTTGGCCGTACTACCAACTGAGAATGGCTCTAGAACATGCCTTAGAAGATGAAGGAGATGGTATAGCACGTCGGTCTCACACAAGTGGAATCTTCGGTAGGGATCTCATATACGCTGTGTTACACCTGAATAGCACAGGTCACTTGTACAACCCGGTCAATCCAGAGGAAGGTGTTCCTTCTGGTAACTGTTGCTTTTGTATAGCAGAAAACGTAAACAAAGAAGAGTCGTAAGTGGATGAGCGAGCGTATATGGAACGTATGATGGAGTAGGAGTTAATGTTGCGTAGTAGAAGGATTATTACTAGTGTCGTTGCTCTCGCGGTCTGTGCAGTCGCTGGCACAGCAAGCGGAGCGTTAGTGGAGCTAACTTGGCCTACCGGTCAAGCACAGTGTGTTGTGTTGTTAGCAGGTATGGTCGGACTAGTACTTGGAGGTATGTCCGTACACTACTGGACCCTAACCGAACCCAAGTACAAGCAGGTCGCAGTAGTGGAGGAAGATAACTTGCCAACGGCAAGTGCAACTGTGCTAGCGTTAGAGGACTATACGAACGACGAGTTAGTTCTAGAGGAGGATGCCGTATGAGCCTACTACACGATTACTTTGCGATTAGAGTGTTTGGTACTCATAAACAGGCTAGGTGGTTTCATAGTTGGGGTATACGAGAACCCCTTACGGTACACGTCGTGCACAGATGGACATACTCCTTAATGCTAGGTGAGAGAGGAGAAGTTGGATTTAGACCTACAGAACTGGACGAGCTACTGCCAGTGGTAGGCCTTCCAAGGCCGAAGATGTATCGGGCAGAGGGTGCAGCTGCTAAAGAGCTAGGGATACTAGTCTCATGCGTGGAGTGGAAGAGTATATCGCCTCAGACACCGCATGCTGATGAAGTTGGATATTGGAGGGTACTCAATGGAGTATGGACGTTTTACCTCCGACATGATTGGCTCTGGTTTATGTACTCACCCGTAAAGGAATAACGCCAACCCGAGTCGAAAACAAGGTACATTTACTCTATGTCCTCTTGTTTTCGACCGGGGTAATTATTTATAATATAATTAATAAATAATATTAACTACACCCAAAGGAGGTTGGCATCATGCGTACAGACAGCGGAGAAGAGTTAGTCGAGTTGGATATAGCTACACTAGAGCGTCATATCCAACAGTCGAAAGAATATAGACTTTGGTACAGTATATGGGAACTGACTGAGTGGCTCTTTAGCGAAGACGCAAACCATGTGTGGGTGAGGTACTCTAGAACTGCCGGTAGGTATAGCGTCCAAGTGAAGACAGTAGATGGAGTAGAGATACTCGCCCTAGATAGTCGTGTGAGAGAACTGATGGCTAAGGAAGAGAATGTGCGACTCTTCCCTACCGTAGACAACATCTACGAGTATGCACAGTTGTGCATAGAGATGTCGTACACGGACATCATCAAGGAGAAGGCTTGCGGAATCTCTCTCCCGAACGGATTCTGGAGGGATAAGCCCCCAATCGTAGAGTATGCCGTATACGGCTGGCGTATACCACAACTAGAAGAGGACCAAGAAGTATGAGAGCAGAAGAACTGCTGTACAGGCTATTGAAGTTACGGTCGGGGTCAATCATCAACTTCGTAGGAGACCCTAACGACATGACGTTCCCGACCGTATATGCGATCCGGTCATTGCAACCGGGTCTCTTTACGGATACTAGCACAGCTACGCTGCCAGCTGTGCCAATGGGTTTCGTATTCGGAGACCCAACAGACTACAAGCCGAATACGAACAGCGGAGGCTACCCCGTAGGCAACGGCTGGACCGTATGGGATCCGTACGCGGGTAGACCAAACTTGGCGAGAACTGCAGAAGAGTCCCTGATAACACAGACCTCATATGGTTGGAGTACGTTTCTGCAAGGTCTGCTACAACACCCAAAACCACCGAAGTACGAGACCTACTACACGTACTTCGACTTTACAGCTCACTTACCTCAGGATGCAAGTCCAGACTCGAGCGTAGTCATACTGGCTGCGTTTGTCGACGATGAGCACAGTGCCATTACGTTCGCGAACGTAGTGTTTATGCGAGAAGAGTCCTTACAATTTGGAGATTGGAGCTAGATATGCCTCAGTACGACTATCCAGTTAAGGCAGTACCGGTATACAGACTACGTAAGAGGTTAGGGGAGCTACCGTCGTGGGATGATGACAACTGGGTTGACGTCGAACCATTAGCACAGGTGATTGTTGGCCCATACGATGAAGAGACAGCCGACTGTGATATCACAGTCACTATTCAGATAGCCATGAACGGTGACACACTTACGACTGTCGGTAGACTAGAGGGCCACAAAGCTATACTCCTTCGACTGTCAGGTATGTTAACCAACGACGGTCGCATGCAGATACTACCGCTAGTCCACATCGACTGGCAGTCAGCTGGCGAGTGGGATACTTGCCAGTATGATCTAACCGTCGTCACGACGTACGAAGACTGCGGTCGAACTGAACAACTACTCACTCACGCTAGAGTGGCAGACGACGTATTCTATACTCTGTCGTTTAACAGGATGCTTGAAGACGAGGCAGAACGTCTACGACAGAGGGACCTTAAACAAATTGAGGTACACAAAGGTCTACTGGAAGAGTTCATACGAGCGCTCGAAGAAGACCTCCCGAGTAAAAAGAGTTCGTACGTCAACCGAGCTGAAGTGCAGGAGATGTTCTCTAACGCTATTGCTAGAGAACGGGAGGAGTTAGCTAAGTATTGTGAGTACACAGTAGACGGCGGGGTAGTTACTATCACGAAGTCATTCGTATAGGAGTTTCGTATGCGTAAGTTGTGGCCTATCTATGTAAGGTATTACCCATATTCCGTCTATAGGTGGCTAAGTATTCACTACCAATACTATAAGTACGAAGACACCTACGCTGGGATAGGCGACTTCGAGCACGAACTCTGGTTAGGCAAGTTATGCTTTACATTCGGAAAGTTCATATAAGGAGGGTCACTCATGAAAACGATTACGCTAAACAAGTTAGAGCAGATCCTACACCATAAACCACCGACGGAGACTTGTTGGTCGCTGCAGAACTCCGTAAGAGAGTTGGAGGGAGTACTCACGACGTTAGGCATTCGAGTGGATAGGGATGAGTACTTCGTCTTCAGCGACATCGCTAACACTCTCAACGATATCCACAACACTCAATGGCAGGGTTCGGTAGCCATTATACTCATCAATACTCCAAACGCTATGGACTGGTACGTACTAGCGTTTGTGATACGAGGCTCGTCACTAGACAAGGAGGGAGTGTAAACATGACAAAGCAAGCTGAGTATGGCACACGTATTACGTCGGAGGAAGTACGGCTGTTAGCTGTGCTATTGACCGAAAAGTTTGTGACAGCTTACGTAGCGGCAGCAGACCCTACGCAAGGAGTCGGACAACCGAGTGGCTGGGAGCATCTTTGGACTAACAGCCTACCGACTGAGGTGGTACAGGTGTTAGAGTTGGTATCGTTGGTGGATATATGGAGAGTGGTGGTAGTACAACTCGCTCGTACGGGACTCGAGGGGTATGACCTTGTAGTAGGTGAGGTGATTGCGTACTTACGACATATTATACTAGGCTCGGGTAAGTTCACGATTGTAACGCGTACGGAGGATACGTATCTTGAGGAGAAGGAGTAGGCATTGGTATACAAAAGGACGTCGGCAGTGCATATGAGTATGGAACGTCAGTTAGAGATAGCATGTCAACAGGCAACTTCTAAACAGGCGATGATAGAGGTGTTGGAGGAGTTGAACTCACAACTCCCGTTAGGGGACCCGACTATTGAAGACGGACGTTCGACAGCTAAGGCTTTGCAGTATGCCGGGAGTGTAATCTCAGACCTAATCGAGCGGGCGTGTGCATTGCATCAAGTGCCGTTGAAGACCGCTACGATCCAGTCAGACACAGCTACATTCGTCTGGATACAAACTGACAGTAACGGTGCCGCCGTAGACGTAACCTGGACTATTAAAAAGCATTGGAGCTCCCGCCTAATGCTCGCACTTAAAGTGCACCTCGTAGCGAATCCGGAGTATCTCTTCCGACTAACCGCGGGCAGAACGTACGAGGCACTACAAGACTACTTGGAGGACTAGTAGTAATGGTACCGAGCGTAATATACATCATATCGGTGTGCTCAATAGCAGTGGTGCTATTCGTTGCACTGTGGAGCTTAATGCCAGTTGAAATGTCATCTGACAGTAAGTTCAAACGGGTGTCAGTTCTTGTAGTTATTATTGGGTGGTTGTTCCACGTACTCGTTCCGACAGGTCCGCTAGAAGAGCTAGTAACTGATATAGTCGCGCTACTAGCTGTAGTCGCCGTCGTAGCGTGTATGATAAGCTTAACTATCACTCACAAAATGGAGCCGTTCTTACACTGGTGGCGTACAGGTGAAGACCTTACTGAACCAAAGGAGTAAGCTTATGTTGACTGGTCTCGAGTACTGGTTGTTACTAGGAGCGTTAGACGTTATTATCGGTACCGTCATGTTTCTCGCGCTAGTAGGTCGTATGTCTCGATCAGCCGCGTTCCGTAGGGTAGGTATCGTCGTACTAGTTATCGCTGCAGGTATCGTCGTTTGGGGTATAGGCATAGAGTCGGTACGTGAAGCCCTCGTCGGTACAGCTGTTACAGTCTTGTTCGTAGGTACATTCGCAATCCTAGCCACTGACAATTGGGGGGACTTCTGGAGTTGGTGGATAGAGGACGAAGACTAGAAAGGACTAGCCGTAAGATGATATACGATGCTTCATATTGGGCTGTTGCCCTAGCGTTAGTAGGTCTTGTAAGTATCACGATGTTCCTTGCACTCCCTTGGCGTATGTCACTGACGTCTAAAGCTCGCCGGGTGGGTATAGTAGTGTTGGTAGCACTATCATACGTACTAGTGATAGGAAGTGGTATCACAAACCTCCAAAACTCAGTAGTTGCGTTTACTATACTGGCTATCATTGGAGGAATAGTCGCTTTGATCATAGTCGGCGACTCATCTCGCTTCTTCCGTTGGTGGGTCTCCGACGATGACAACAGTAGACCTGACTAGCACAGGGTCTTACGCATATGAGGTGAGCGAGAGCTCACCTTGTAGCATGTTTAACTGACGTAATTACCTCTTGTTTTCAACCGGGGTAATTCTTTATAATATAATTAATAAATATAAAATTTATTACCCCATGGAATGGTCCAAAGGGGTTACACACTACATACACACAAGGGAGTACAACAATGGAGTCTAACTTAGAGAGCATCCTACAATCTCTAACATCTACTACACATTACGGTACTGTACACTCTCAGGCAAGTCAGGCGTACCAAGTACTCATAGCTAACTACACCAATAGTACAGTACGTCTAGTACTACAGTTGGTTAACAGGGAACTCTCACCGGAAGAGGTCAACACTATCCGTAGATGGGCAGAAGAGGGTATACGTACATCTCTAGCGGACATCTAAGTTTATAAGGGTTACTATTACGGTATAATAGTAACCCTTATACAAAGGGAGAACCAATCATGACAACCAACCAATCCCCATTGGAGCTAGCTAAGTTCTACTACACATACAACAGTACGTTACGTAGGGAGCAAGTGGAGTATTCAAGCTCAGACTACCAGAGTTACCTATTAGCCGTGCGGGAACTGCTATACTATACGGAGATAGCGTCTACACTACTCACTCTGGAGGACAGGTTTGGTGCAGTAGAGGACGCTATTGAGTACTACCGCTTACCAGAAAGTGCTACAGAAGACGTTGAGATGGGTGGAGGTGAAGTGGCTGGATTCTATGGACTCTGGCGAAGAAAGTACATCCTGTCTGTACTCAAAAGTCTGTCCAACAGCGCGGTAGTACAAGCTCTGCAAGAGTACTACGACCGCATGTATAAAGTGGCATAGAAAGGGGAACCAATCATGATACCAGACACAAACGTTGTCATGCGTTTGACTAACACTGATAGTGATTCGATCACGCCTGAAGATGTTCGGGACATTATACTGAAGCTAAGGGAGGCAAGAGCTGAGCTTGCAAAGCACCCGAAGGATAACTCAACTCCCGTAGAGAAGATGTACTTTGAGTTGTTCTGGCTTGCAGGACCTTTCTTGCAAAAGGTAGTCAATGTCTGGAACGAGTTGCACGCAGAAGAACTCCAACGGATGTTGTTCAAAGCACCGGACGGTACTATAGGAGAGGGAGAGAGCTACTTGTTCGATGCACTCAGTAAGTTCTGCTTGTGCCCGGTAGGATTACCTAATAAGGCGTGCTACGAAGTTGTACGTGAGATGACTGAAGAGCAGTAGATAACTACTTGCAACTGTGCTATATTATTAGCACAGTTGCAAAACAGCTAGTAGAGGGAGCAGACTATGTCACGGAAGAAAGATTCACGAACGCTGACTACTATTATAAGTAGGTTGCCCTCGGTAGATGAACTGTTTAAGGGTATCTACCCACGCTACGACATTCCAGAGGGTGTAGACGTTACTCAGGGTAGGTACCTCGTATCACTTGACGACATACCATCCGCACCAGGTAAGGAAGTCGTAGTAGTGTATGTGCTGTATTATCAGTTTAAGGACTACGCGGCTACACTTACGTACTTCAATATGCAGGAGGCACTACAAATAGTAGAACTTGCACTCAAACAGTACGTACCCGGTCTAACTATCCACCGAGATAACGACACTATGCAAGTTCCCGGTGTCGAGCACGAGATTAAGGCACCCGTGTTGGTAGTGCACTTCGGCAACTGCGACAATCGTAGTATACATACACAAGAAGGACACTTACACTAGCAAAGAAGGAGAACTAAGCTATGACACAACTATATAGCACACACTTACATGACCTATTCAATTCGGCAGCAGTCGGTAGAGTGATAGAGCTTTGCGAAGGGGACGAAGCAGTTCGGTTCTTTGTGGTGAACTCAGACGACATGCAACTGCAGTATGTCTTTCGAGGGGATACGGAATGCCCTCCAGACGAGGATAAAACGTTCTGGCACCCGATCGAGGCTCTGCGCAAAGCTCTGAACTCTGTCATTGACGATATACTGACACTCTGTCGGGAGTTTGATATAGACGCCGATCGAGACACGATGTGGGATGAGTTTCTAGCACAAGACTATGTCGGTGTGCACTTGTTCACAACCCGTATAGTGCACAGCATCTAAGTCGTAGTAAAGGGAGGTCAATAGCAATGTCAGAAGAGCGTAGGAAGTCACCTAGACGCACGTGGGACGAGAAGGTGAATGCGTTGCTATATACGAGGACGTTGACTGAGCCACAGCGCGAGCGTGCTAGAAACTGGTTAGGGGCGACTCTGACGTCGCACTCGTATGATAAGGAGTTGCGTACCTTTCCTACGGGTATTGCCATTGACTTCTTAGAGTCCGAAAGTGGAGACGCAGTATGGCTCTTACTAGACGTAGAGGGAGACAATGGTGAACGTGGATATCACGCCTACCGCAAGATTCCACGCGAACCAAAACGGTCGTGGAAGAGATTCGGTCCAAGGAGACCTTATAGGAAGCGTGAAGCTCCGAAGCACAACGACACGTCACTAGTCGTACCGCACGACTTTGACGATGAACAAGAAGAACGAACCGACCTGTTTGACGACGAACCTAGCGAATAAGACTTTGTGTACCAACTTGTAAAACAATGGGGGTTTATATTATAATATATTATATAAATATAAATTCTTACCACCACTACATACACACAAGGGGGTACACAATGGTACACACTACCAACATTACATTCTCACACACAAGTATTACAGTGGCTTACCATAACTTACCGGAAGGTTATGTATCGGGCATGCAAAGGAAGTCTCTAGTAAGTCTACTAGGCCAAAACTTACTAGCACTGTGTGACTGGTACGGAGAGGTAAAGGACTCTGAGTGGGAGATAGTAGTACGTAACCACGAAAGCGACTTAGCGTATTACGAAAGCGGTATGGCGGACGGGATACAGTGGCCTATGAGGTACTTAGCACAGGAGAGTCGTGATGAGGAACGTGAGAACCGTAGGCGTAACCCACACCAGTACGACAACAGCTGGCTGTACGCTAGCTGAACTAGTAAGCAAAGGAGAACGGACATGACAAACAATACTAATCCAACCTACAACTCCAGGTTGAATGGGATAGTGCAAGAGCTAGTGCGCCATTTCGTACAAAGTGCAGCGCTGTCGATGGACACGGAAGAGGCTGACGCACTTACAGAAGGAGACCCACAAGCAGAAGCTATCCGTAGAGCTTTTGCAGAACAAGGCAGTTCCAGTCCAGTAGTAGACGCTCTTTGGGAGGTTATACGTAAGGTAGCACCCGAAGCTGAATCACCCAGCTAATACTTCACGGTAGGGGTAGAACTTCTACCCCTACACCCAACAAACAAAGGAGAACTAACATGCCAGATCAGACTTACGTACAGCAGTTGCAAGCAATGTCACCTATCGAGTTGGTACGAGAGTACCACGAGCAATGGTTGAGAGCCTGCCTAGAGCGCATTAGAGATGGTGACGCGGAGAATCTAGCTCGTACATGCGCTAATATCATAACACACACGAACGCCAATGCAGTACTAGATAGCATTGCGACTTGGAGGGAGGGTGGAGAATACGAGTGGCTGCTAGAACAGCACCCTGAAGTGAGCCGTATGACTACGGTTGACGCTATGCTACTATTCTACAGGACAAAGGTAGAGTCAACCGAAGAGCGTATAGAAAACGGTGAGTACACTAGACTCTATGAGGTGCTAGAAGTAGCGGACTTCCTCAAAGAGTACAACTACGCTATAATTGTACTAGAGTCGATATCGGACGAGAGTGAACTAGCTCCTATGCGTCATTGGCTGTGGCGCAACTTAGGCGAAACAGATCCAGAATAGGTACACGCAAGGAGAACAGACATGACTAAAGGCCAATCGCAACTCACAACACTGCAGCTTGAGTACATTCAAGCGTGCAAAGCTAATATACAGCGTCTCTGTGAGGAGAAGCCGGAAGTAGCCGAATACATGAAGACACTCACACCGGACACGTTGCATGAGAGAGTAGTCCAATTCGACAGCATGTACGGTGAGGATAACTACCTAAAGCCGGAGTATCAAGACTACTACATGTCGAGGGAACACGCTGAAGAGTGGGGAGTTTTAGTTGAGTTACACGTAAGTATGCACCAAAACGTGCTGTCTAAAGGTACGTTCAGTGACAAGTTAGGGCCTTACGGAAGCGAGGAACGTCACCGTAACCTGCAAGAGTGCTATGCGGTAGCACTGCTAGACGTCCGAGTAGCCGAACTTATGTGGGATTGGAACCCACGAGAGGCTGACTGATATGACTTACAGCCAGAGGTTGAAGCAGATGTCACCTACCGAGCTAGCGGTAGAGTACCATACTAAGCAGTTGGAGGAACGGGAGTCGAAATTACACGACCCGGATGAGGACCGACAAGTGCTGCTAGGTGACATGATGGACCACGAACAAGCGCTAGAACTACTACATAGTCTAGACGATTGGAAGTCTAGTGGAGACTATGAGTGGCTATTAGAGACGTATGACGAGCGTGACGGAGTGACGGCTGACATGCCAGTGCATAGAGCTATGCTAATCTACTACCAGAAAAAGACTGAGTCAGTAGAGGATCGCATAGAGAGTGGTGAGTACACAAGGGTTCACGACGTACTCATGATTACAGACTACCTCACGGACAACTACAAAGCTATGGCAGTGCTGCAATCACTAGCGAACCCTCAAGAGCTACTTAATATGCGTCTGTGGCTGATGAGAGACTTACTCAGCAAGATGTAGTACAAGCACACCTAAAGGAGAACAGACATGACAAGCAACCTCACGAGGCTGCAGATAGAGTACATTCAAGCGTGTGAGGCTAGTATACGACAGCTCCTTACAGATAGACCGGAAGTAGCTGCGTATATGCAGACACTCACACCAGAAACCTTCTACCAGAAGGTTATACGCTTTGGTGACTACTTCGCCTCGGACGACCGACTGAAGCAGGAATATCACTTCTACATGACGAGAGAGTACGCGCAGGAGTGGAAAGCGTTAGTCAATCTAGCAGCCGCTGTAGATGTGGTACTGATGGGCGGAGAGTTCAGTGACAGCTTGGGCGAGCACGGTACTGTAGAAAGAATTGAGGGCTTAGTAGAGTGCCACAAGGTGGCGGACTTAGGACCAACTATAGCTGAACTCATGTGGGACTGGAACTCGCAGAAGGAGGAGTACTAGCATGGAGTATCCAGAACTAACACCACCGACGGGTAAAGAGTGCTTTGACTGGGCTCGTAAGTACGGACTGGCTGAAGAGTTTCTAGCACGAATGTACGAGGAGTTCGGTAGCGACGTGAGGACTTGGTTCCCGATGGCAGCATTGGGGTTGGTATTGAGATACCACTATCAAGCTAAGTTGCAAGAGGCAACTAAGGAGTACTTCAGTCAGTACAAAGGCTTGCACCCCGCTGTGCTGGAATGGATAGGATACCATCTAGACAAGGACTTCATGGAAGAAGTCTTTATTCCAAGTAGTATCGCAGAGCAGAAGGAGGAACACGACTAATGAGAGCACATTATTGGTACGAAGGCGAGAACACGTCCGGTGTAGAACGACAGCAGAGCATCGAAAACGGGAGTTGGCTTCCGACAGAGACGGAACTGGGGACTATCAGAGTGTTGAAGACGATAGTACGTAGTCGAGTGCGTAGAGTGATAGCAGAAATGAGGCAAGAGTTTCCTGACTTAATAGACCAAGTCCGTTGGGCAGCGTATACCCAGTTTGAGGAGGCTGACGCTCATTGTTCAGACACGGACATGCATAAAGATCCTGGTGAGATCATCGAGGGTGACACGAGAGACGTCTTTCAGGCGCTAGACTTTGATCCTTTGTACAACGATTGGCCATCACTCTTCCGAGAAGACACCACACTGTGAAGGAGGTCTCCCAATGCCTACCCCAAACGACATACTAGCATTCTTATACGTACTGGCAGCTATATTCGCGGTCATCGTGACAATAGGTAGTGGCTTTGCAGCCATATACGTCATAACCACATTGGCAATGCGTTGGATGGACCGACTTGACGAAAGGGAGAAGTAGCTCATGTGTGACGTTATAGAACAGGTACACGGAGCTGTAGAAGAGGTGCTAGACTATACCTTGACATCGCCGTATGCAGACGGTATGTTTGCTGGTAGTCCAGTAGAGCTGCTCTACTACGACGGAGTCTATGTTGGGTACGAACTCACCATTAAGCAGTCTCCTCAATGCGTCAACGGACCGAACTGTCAAGAGTGTAAGAGCGCTATTGGTACGAGAGTGAGAGTCTACATTGACTTCCCGGACATTGACACGTTCGGCGATAGTCCGAACCCGTTCGCAGAGTTGAGAAAGGGGTAGTACTGTGAGTAGTAGTTCAGAGAGGTTGTCCCGGGAGGAACTTGATACGTATTGGGACACTGATCAAGAGGACTGCCGAGAGGCTATCGACCTCATGTACGGTAAGGAGACTTGGACATCCGGTTCGATACTCAACGTACTGGAAGGTTGGCAACACTTCGTACTCGGGTACGGTAACCCGATGGTAGAAGACGGAGAGGTCAATGGAAACCTAGGTATGCAACTAGAGGGTGTAGGTGACCCGACGCTGAAGAAGGTGATCTGCATCACTGGCCAAGTGTTTTGGCTGAAGGTGTCTTATGAAAGGCCTGAAGGATAGAACTACATGTACTCATTTCAAGTAGATGCTGTACGAGAGGCTGTACTCCCGAGTAAGGTCACGAGTATCGGTTCATATCACGTATGGGTTGACAGAATAGACGAGTCGCTAGATGAGGTTCTAAGCAGAGTAGTATCCAGTCTCCACTTGGGGGATGGTAGTGGAGGAGATTACAGCCCGAACTACAGTGGGTGGTGCTGGAGATGTTGGCGTAGAACCAACTGGGAGTACTACACTTCCGAGGTCTACGGAAGGTCTTGGTGGACTGCTAGCAGATGCCAAAGATGTCTTCGCACTAAAATCGAGTACCTATATGGTATCTGAAAGGAGAAGTAATGACCAAGCACCTGCTGTCATTAACGGAGTTGGAGGCTGCCGTAGAAGAGTGGCAGTATCTCAATGCGTGGTATGCCATACAAAAGGTAGTTGAAGGAAGGAGCATAGACTTAGTAAAGTTCGACTTCTCCTACTGTACCGATCAGTACGATCCGGAGTACGTACAAGTTAGCTATTCCGGAAGTCGACTTGAAGTAAGCGAAGAACTGCGGGAGAGTCTACACAAGACAGTATCGGATCATATGACACTAGAAGGTTACTTTGATGTGTCTTTCGACATGACTACACAACCGAAACTGGGATATGACGAGATTTGGGGGAGTAACTCTTGATAGAGAGGAGCAGTAATGTACAACGGTGGCGAAGAAGTCAAAGTCGTAGGATATGCTGACGAGCCTAGCGGGTACATTCCGCTGTATGTACCTGAACGACTGTATGATAAGATGTGTAGGTTCTTAGCGAGGTTGTTAGCTAGGGAAGCTGGTGAAGACGATGGTGTGTTCGATCCGGAACGGTTGGGGAATCCGTCTAGACTCTGGAGAGAACCGGACTTAATGAGACTAGCTAGAGACTACGATCAACTTGCGGTAGGTGTACAGATGCTGCTGACACTTACATCGGAGAGCCCTGGCGAGTGGGTAAGCTTTGCAGAGTTGATGGAAGCTTCCGGACGAACGAAACGTCAGTTAATGGGGGAGTTAGGAGGTTTCACTCAATACTTGAAGAAGCTCTTTAACCTGCAGTCGGAGTACGGGACTAAGGCAGAGTTGTTTCCCGTAAGACTTAGTTATAGAGATGGTCAACGCTATTACACCATGCCACAAGACATTGCGAACTTGTGGATCATCGCAAGGAGAGAAGTCGATGGCTAACGTCAAGCACAACGGAGCATACAGACGTAGGGTAAGACCTCTGTGGAGAGACAACTTTTGGCTGAAGAATGCGGACCTGACACAACTCAATGACGCTGTGCTAACCGAGTTTGAACAGCACCCAACGTCGATGGAGTGTCCGAGGTGCGATGGCATCGTATGGTGGAACGCATTCATTAGCATGCACCAGTGTGCTAAGTGTAAAGTGGCGAAGTATGCACTAGGATGGATGGTACCTATCCATGGCTAAGCACAAGTTTACTTCCGAAAACGCGGCCACCTATGGTGCGAAAGGTGGCCGTAAAGCCGTCGAGAACGGTACGCTACATAAGCTGACGAAAGAAGAGAGTAGTCGTGGAGGCAAAGCTTGCTTCGAGCGGCTTATGCAAACCAAGCCGCAAACGTTACTGTCACTGAAGCCAAAGATTCGAGGCTTCTACAACAAGAAAGGTCAACCTACAGATGAGTAATGGTAGTTTCTTTACTAATATGCGGGGTGTGCTCAGTACAACGAACGGTGATGTCACTGTACTAGTTGTGCTTGCAGTTGGAGACCGTATACTGGATAGCACAGACGACTTAACTCGCTTACACGAGATACCCGACGAGAAGGTGCGGGATGTAGTAGAGGGAGTAGAGACTGGACAGCAGCAGTATAAGGTGCGAGTGACTAACCTTGCACTCACAGTTATGTTCCGCTTACTCGAGCGCGGCGATCTGGAGTCGGAAGTCTCTAGTATACCCGCACATATCGTAGAAGCGTTGAGGACCGAGTACACTAGGGATCCAGGAGCAGCATACTACACGTTAGTACCAGTAGAGTAGGAGTGAAGTACATGCAAGAGTTACTACAAGCGAAAGCGATTCGTAAGTCTCCTACCGGGGACAAGGTTGTACTAGTGCATCATCTAGCGAGTGAGGACTTATCAGATGTATTAGACGGTCTTACGGATATTACTTACGTAAGCGTCCGAGAGATGAGTACACTGTCCCACGCGCTAGGGGATGCTGGTACTGCATACTACATTCGAATAACTCGAGGAGCTTACTACGATATACGCGCAAAGTTTCGCGTAGTAGAAGAGTTAGACACTAGTAGTACACCCGCACTAGCAGCCCAAGGTATATATGCTATGGGTAGAGAGTTCGAGGAGCACCCAGACCTAACTTTCGTCGAACTCTCGGTAGTGTAGTAGACTATTCCTTCTCTCCTTTGTGTGTGTGGAGGCCTAGCTACAATTGTAGCTAGGCCTTTTTGCATGTCTTTATGGCTGTGTCATCTTGTAAACAATAGGGGGTTTATATTATAATATTATTAATAAATATACATTCTTACTACCAACCCACATACACACAAGGAGGTACCAACTATGGCAACCAACAGTACTATCACTAACATCTTACACGTACAGATACAAGAAGGGGGAAAGGCAGACTATCCACCGGAGGTGGTAGTAGAGATAGCTAGGGAGTTGCATCAACACGAACAGCGGTTAGTACGACACGGTAAGAACCCTACGGAAGCAAGGTTCGGTGCGTACTTACGAGTACTGCATAGCTTTGCGGAGATGGTGGAGAGCATATGGTTTAGCGCGTATGAAGGTGACTTAAGAGCACTATCAGAAGAAGACTACAGGAGTCAGAGAGCGAAAGTCTACCAAATGATGGTAGAGACTGTGCATCCTATATGGATATCCGGTGAGTGTGAAGCAGCTATACAGTCGGCCTACAACCAAGAGGAGAACTAGTATGTCAACCAACCAATCACTTACACCACTTGAGAAGGCATTACGCTACTATGAAGTTTGTTTCCAACTGGAGGTAGATGAAACCAAGGCGGAGGAGTTCCTCAACGACAATGACATGCTGCGTAGTCTAGGCTTCCATACGGACATTATACCTATGCTACGTAGTCTGGTTGAGTTGGGTCGTGAGGGTATGCTGACAGCACTACTAAAGATGCAGGGCACGTTTACGGAGTCACCAGCTGAGTGGTCGGACTTACGATTGGCAAATGTGTACGCAATGTCTTCGTACACATACCTGATGGGGATGGTACGTCAGGGATACGACCACGATGACCTACCGCTAGCGCTGGAAGACATACTCCGCACCATACATGCGATGTACTTCGTGACCAGAGACGAACACCTTTGGAACATCTAGTTAGCACCGTAGTGGGTATACCTATACCCACTACGCACAAAGAAGGAGAACAGACATGTTAGACTATGATAGCAGGTATGAAGAAGGTTACGACAGTATTGAGGAGATAGTGTGGGAGTACTATACACGACGGGCTTCCGCATTGAACAAGGAGTTAGCAGAAGCTACTCCCAACAGAGATCTAAGGCACGTTGTAGAGGAACTAGCACAAGTGATGACTGCTGTAGACGTACTAGAAGAAGGTAACTGTATACCGAGGTTGGTAGAGATGCAAGAGTGGCTGAATACGACGTACGGGTACAAGTATGACGTGCTAGCAGATATAGAGCGCCTAGCGGAAGTGGATCCGAATGAAGATGTGCAACTAGTATACTACCAAAAGAAAGTACAGGCGGTAGCGGAGAACTTTACGTATGGAGCGTATACAACGCCAGACGAAATAGCAGCCGCCGGCAAGAGACTAGCGGAGTATCAAGCGGCTGTAGCTGTGCTAGAGGAACTGAACGATCCAGAACGCATACTAGGTATGGAACGTTGGTTGTGTGATTGCACAGATTGGAGGTCGTAGACATGACAATAGAAGAGTTTGTACGTGCTATGCCATTGGACTTTCTGTTGGAAGCGGCTGCTCAAGAGTATATTGGTAGTCCAGTACCTACTACGGTGGATGAACTGTTGAGCACGTGGGAGGGAGCTGTAGAGGGTATAGCGCCACCGTATAGCCACTTAACGCAGTTGGTAGCTACAGACTGGGTGTACGGCGCATTAGGTGCGATAGAAGAGGCAGATCGTACGTGGATTCCACGACACAAGTTAGTATTCGACTTGCTAAAGCAAGCAAAGGAGGAGTACCTACAAGCGAACGTAGCAGATGATATTGAATCGGACGCACCTTGGGATGTACAAGGGCGTATTGAGTTTGACACTGACAACAATAGCAGTTGGGGTGAGTACTGGCCGAGTGTAGTACTATGGAAGTGGCTTGAAGCTGCAGGTTGTGAGTATAGGGAAGAGACTGCGCTAGAGTAGAGGAGATAGACATGAGATTAGACCCAATGGAACTGCTACAACCTTTACATGATGAGTGGAGGGAAGCTATTCAAGCCTATGTAGACGAGCACAAAACAGAACTGGCCCGATTGAAGTTATTGGACTGGAACGTGTTGACTGATGGTACCATTGGTGGGCTAGACTTTCTAGAGGATCACGTCTTTGATGGTACAGGAGCTATAGAGAAACTAAAGACTGTAGAGGATTCAGTCGTGGAGAGCTATTACGACGAAGACCCGAGTAGGTGCTATACAGGAGTTGGCAAGGACTTCGTTAGCTTCTGGGATGGGGTATACGACATTCGTGAGGTTTGTAGGTTAGCGTATGACAAGTTCACTACAGAACACCCGGATGCCGTAGCTGAGATGCTTTCGCAAGAGCTGTCAGATAGACGTTACCTGTATGAGTACTACGACGAGAGTTGGGGTACACTAGCAGATATATTAATAGAGGTGCACGCAACTATATAGAAGGAGTAGAGAGCATGAAACTGACGGAACTAGGGTTGGTATCAGAGTTTAAGCAGCCTTGTGGTTGTTGCGAGACTTCAGCTGTTTGCGAGGACGGACAGCAGCTGAAGGAGGCTGCAAATAAAGCGTTAGCTGCGTACTTCGATGTGCTAGACCTAATCGACGTTGCAGAAGAAGGTGTACGTGGTGATCCGATGGACGCGGAAGTGTTAGCAGACCTTAGGGAGCTGAAGGCGAAGTATTCAGCGCTTGAGAGTGCAACGGCAACAGCTTGGCAGGAGCATTTGGGTGCGTGAGTTTGATAGTAGTACCTCTTGTTTTTGGCAGGAGGTACTAGTTATAATAATAGTATATAAAGTAGTTACTAGTTCAAAGAAGGAGTAGGGCATGTTTCCAGTAGACTATAGAGAGCAAAGGTTGTTAGCTTGTCGGAATAGCACAGCTGACTCAGCTCCGTTCGAGGTTGACGGGTCGTTATTGGTTGGTACTTGTTATGTGCTGAAGTACCATGATAACTTTTCTCAGTATGGGAACGATGTAGTGTACTTGTATCCAGCGTTCCATAAGGGGGAGAGGTGTTGGCTACGTAGGTTTGTGTGGAGTGCGGACTCGCCGTATACAGCATACGGTACGATGGAAGAGATCATCTCGTTCGAGGACGGTGTACAACTGTTTCTGGAGCAAGGTGTGTTCGAATTCCCCGTTCCGGTTGAGTCCGATCGTTAGTGAGAAAGAAGGTTACTTATGTCGACTGGTCGTCCGTATGCAAGAGTCGAGGTAGTAGAGATAATGACACTATTACCTATCGAGGAGGCACTGTCTACACTTATAGGGAAGGTTGGTGAGTGGGAACCCGAGTTCGACTACGAATTGATGCAGCAAATCTACGAAGACGGAGAGAGGAAGTTTCAAATCGTGCGTGCGTGGGTTGACCTCACTTATGATGAAGAACAGTTTCCGCGAGGATATGTCCTCGTAGATACTGTACCAGTAGTTGACGAGCAGCGAGAACCAGTACAGAAGCTTGTGGACTACGCAACTTCTTTAGGGCTAGACTCGATAGACTTATCGTGGCTAGAGGACTACATTAAGGAGTTGCAAGCAGTTACTGACGAACAGCGAGAACTCGAAAGGGAAGTTGAGTCAGTTACGGATACTCAGCAAGAGTCTTTTGGGGCCCTTGAGGACTACATTAGGGAGTTGCAGGCTGGTGCAGTAGATTTACCACCAGTTAAGCACACGTCACTGCCTTGCTCTCACTGTCAGAGTAGACATCCTGGATACGCGTGCTCTCCAAGCGTATTGTACAGTCCACATACGCTGTATCCGACTGCTAACAAAGGAGAGTGGTTATATCAGTGTGAGGGTTGCGGCCACTTAGGCCGTTGTTACGATCGCTAGTTGGTAAGAAAGGTAAGATATGTCTGATTTGCATGAGATTGTACAGAATAGTACGGTGACTAGTTCCGCTGCTACCGAGCTTGCCAGTGAGTTGTTACTGGCTGTATCCCGTATACGTAACAGAGGCTATGATCCACTTCCCGAGGATCAGGTACTGTTTGCTGCACTTGCCGAGGTGTCAGCTAAGATGACTTCGGCGGTGTATAGTGTGTGGTTTGAGTTGTTAGGGGAACAAGTTATGCAGTTAGCGACCTCCGAGGAGCGTCGAGAACTGTTTGCGTACTATATGAGGACCCGTATGGTAAGCTCCCTGCAGGTATGGCGTTTAGACTGGGAAGCACAGGACTCAGTCAAACAGTCCGCTCGTATTATTGGTGGAGTTACGCCAACCCTAGAGGAGGGAGAAACGGATGCTTGACTTACAGGAATTAGTGAGAATACAAGGCATCCGACGTGATGCCGTAGGTAATCTCTTTCATGAAAGCGGAAGGGACCTTACTCAAGAAGACTGGGAAGCACTGTACAGTACATTCCTAGCAAACCATCCGGATTGGACGCGAGACGAGCTAGAGGAAGTAGATATTGCCTCACTTACGGAACTTGGAGAAGGCGTATGAAGAGTATGACGATGTTAGAAGCAGCTAGTATATGTGAACTTAGCGAGAAGTTCGAGCATTGTCTGTGGCAGGCGCAGTTTACGTTGTTGTGGGAGGCGCTTAGTAAGGATGACGATGTACTACAAGTGGTAATCATTCCGACACGTTGTGAGATCTATGAGGTCGCATCGCTTATAAGCGATGCGATAAGTAGCTTGGAGGAGTGGGTACCCTTTCATATTGTAGAAGTGCGTACAAAGGGTGAGCAACCGTACATGTACTTGTTGGTACGAGCCAATAGTAGATTCGATGCAGGAGTGGAAGCATGAAACGTATGCCTATGAGAACCGCTATTCGTATATGTGAACTAGATTCAGAAGTCTCGATTTGGCCAGCGAGAGAGCAGTTTGAGGCGTTGAGGGATGCATTACGGCGTCGTTCTGATGTGTTTCAGGTGTTAGTTATGCCTGAGGAGTACACTGTCTCGCAGACAGTGTCTGTTATCAATGACGCTTTAGAGGAGGTGCAAACGACTCGATTGTGGTTCAGTATAGTGGAGATTGACACGAGTAACGACTTACCGTACTTGTTTATTGTAGTGGGTACGACTAGCGACTTTATGTGATAGGGGTACAGTGATATGAGGCGTGTTACGATGTTGACGGCCGCTCGTATATGCGAACTAGAGTCTGAGCTAGATGAGCTTACGCTTGAGGACGTGATTGAGTTGTTCAACTTGTTGTTAGCACAGTTGAGTACGCACAAGGTTGTGATAAGCGTAGTAACGGTACCGGTAGGTGCCACTCCGGATGAGGTCATGGACGCTTTGGACGCTAAGTTGCGGTTTACGACCAAAGGCGATTTAGTACCCTTCCATATTGTGGAAGTGGTAACTCCCATACAGTTACCTTACGTCTTTGTGTTAGTTCGTCAGGATAGTGAGTTTGAGTGACAGGAGGCTAACTATGTCCGTAGGTACATCACGTAGTTGGACTGAGGCGTACTTTCAAAGCGAGCACGGTACCCGTAGGTATACGATGGTTACGCTGCCTTTGGAGGGTAAGGCTATCATTGGTAGGTTAGGTCATCCAGGAGGGCAGGCGGTAGCTGTAGTAGGTCTACAGTTCTCTAGGGAGGCGTTTGACATTCTATCAGGTGGAGAAAAGGTGTTTGTCATGCGGGGGCAAGCCATACTTTTCAACTCATCTGGTTGGATGAGTCCGGAAGAGTGTATGCTGTTTGCGTCACGATGCGGTGAGAAGAACGACCTAGTAGGCACAGTTGACTTTTACGGTGACTGTGCCGAAAGCAACTTAGCTGCGTTTTGGGAGTCGTAACGAATAAAGGAGGAGTACAGTATGGCGACGACGTATCCACCCAAGGTGCTTGATTTGAGTTTTAGGGCCGAGATTGAGGGTAGGCATTATAACCGCCCTACGCAGTATGTAGCTGTTGATCCACCGGTTGGGTTTCGTATGAGTATGCAAGAGTTGAGGGACGTAGTCTGGTACTACACGCATGGTGGCGTTGAGTCGATGCACGTGGATGACGTAGCTGCGTCACTACAGTGTGAGTGGGTAGCGGTTCAGCGTAACTACCAGTCGTATCCGTCAGGAGGGGAGAGTCACTACGCTTCGTATGCGTACTGGGATGGTGAAAAGTTGCACAGCGCGCAGGGAAATGGTCAGATTAAGTGGATGGAGGTCGATGTCTATCGTGTGGAACGTTCCTACGAGGAACTCGAGATGCCCTCGAAAGCACAGCAGCAACTGGCACTCGACAACATCGACTGGAGTATAGAGGCATTTAACTCGCCAGACTATGAGAGACGGTATACAGAGTTGCGTAGTTTGCGAGAGTCAATGCAGCAACAGACTGCTACGAAAGCTCAGTGGTGGCATTGGGTATATCATCTCGCATAGCATTGGAGGTTAGGCAGATATGGAATTACATGTAGTAGACGTTACGATGACAGACCCTATTACGAAAGGGGCGCTTAGAGCGGCTCACGTTACGAGTAAGGTGGAGTTTGCAAGCCTAGTCGGCCGACTAGTAGCACGGGACACTCGTAGACCGGTAACAGGTGTGTTGATCGATGGGTATGTACACTTATTGATAGAGGAGCAACACCTTCGGCATGTCTCGGACTACCTTAAGGCTTGTACACTGCCGCATTGTTGGGAGAGTGAGGAGTGAAGACGATCACGGTTAAGATGCGTCGGACTTCGTCTGGTAGGAAGGTAGTGACAGCTTACATTGGTGGGCCGGAGTATATACTACTCACGGTTAAGCGTGGGCCTAGGGTAGCAGAGGTATTAGCTGTACTGTCAGAGCAGTTTGGAGTACACGGAGTATGCGGATGGCCAATAGATTGGCTTGCCTCTGACAACTTCGAAGAGTTAAGACTTAATGAGGCTGTCGGTGCTGTAGGTATCTACGTGCCAGCCCACATGTATGAGAGCCTATTACAGTCCGGTTATAACTGGGGTTAGGGCTGATTAGGGGGAGGACTTAAACGCTTACCGAAGATCCGGGTTGAGGTCGGTGTTAGCGTGTGAATTTTAGGGGACAGTGGTACTATTATGTGCCGCCGTCTTTGTATGTTTGGCTAGAACGAAAGGAGTTCCGGAAAGTATGGAGGATATCACGAGTTTAGTCGAGAGCGTAGTCCTTTTGCTCGGTACGAAGGCTGTGTCTCAACCGTTGATGCATGAAGTACCCCCAGACCTTAGCACAGGTTTTGCTGTCGTGCGGGATCCCTCAGGAGGGTGTAGGATTTTCTGGAAGGTAGCCCGTACGCAGGAGGACAGTGATGAGGTTCGGATAGCACAGTTGGATTGGTGCCTAGCCTTTTTCAAAGAGCTGAAATGCGGGGTAAAACGGGAGATTTGGAGGCATCAAGATTGCGTCATGGTGACCATGACCCCCAGTGTTAGGTCGGCAATTAGGGGGAGAGTACAGTCGGTCACCATGTCGAGTAAACAAGCAAAACCTGTAGATTTCCCCAGCTAACCACGTCTACTAGAAATCCAGTTCTAGTTAGTTTTTACACGGACTGATTCGATACGCAGCATAAATCATACACACTCAAGTTAAGTCCGTGTAAAAACTAACTATAGCTGGATTTAACATGTATTACGCGTGTATCTAGTTCAGTACTATATACTCTCCCAAGTAATGTACACCCACACAGAGTTCGTCTACAGTCCTAAAAGACTTCCCCCTGGAGGACAGTCAACGATAAGGTGTGTATTGGTACTTTGCTCCTATGGAAAGGTTCTTCGAGCGAGGAGAGCACGGACTTTTTTTTAGATCCCCCCCATATATATTGATAAAGGCGGTCGGCTTGAAAATATATCCGTGCTATCGAAGATCTGGTAAACGCTAAACCTAAGCTATAAGTACGTTTGCCCGGGATTTGAATAAAAACGCAAGCTCATCTATATCCCAGCAGGCAGGCAGGAGGATTTTTGGGCACTGGTTTTTTTACCCGTGCTATCGAAGCTCTAAATTTGGCCCAGCAGGTAGGCAGGAGGACCAAATGCTACTCGCTTGCTTACTACGTATTATGCGAGTCAGCACGCTCTTGTATTCACCGACAGGATACACTATAATTGACGTAACTACTACATATAAGGAGTTCACGACATTGGGAGAACGGACTAGAGAAGACATCGAAACTGCCGTTGAGTATTATCGCATGAAACATGCATATTTGTGGGGATTAGTCGTCGGAAACCAAATAAAGCCCACGCATATTGAAGCAACCATCCGGAATCTTCAAAAGTACGCTGCAGCGAGGGCAGCACTTGACGCTGTGCTAGACGACGTCCTACTTAACCGTATGCGTAGGTTTGTACTGAAGACCACTCAAGTCGACCCCGACGTAGAGTTTGAGGGAGAGACCGTAGAAGAAGGCTAGTCACCTGTGCTAACCTAGACCGCTTGGCCCGGTTGTTTGTACATCTTGTAAACAACCGGGCGTTTATATTATAATATTATTAATAAATATAAAATTTATTACCCCCACGGACGTTCCGGAAGGGTACTAGCACACGAGGAGATACCACAATGGCTAAGGCAACCAAGACTACCACATACCACTACTACGCCGTTAGGGACTATGTTGAGTCCGATGACGTGACTGTGGACAATGAACTTATGGAGACGTTCGTGCAGAGAGTTCTTAATGGAGAGGATAAGGACTACCAACTGTATGAGTGGCAGACTGATCCGGAGGAGCGTCGAGAGCAAGCCATCCAGTACTACGTAGCTGACCAGTTCCGGAAAGGTCATCCGTTGCAGGACTGGCAGTACTGCGAGAACTGCTTCGACATAGGAGCTAAGCCGGTAGAGACTCCAGCACAGTACGCGGAAGAGGCTAAGTTGGATACGGATGAGCAAGGTACGCTCTACGGTAGGGAGTTGCGAGAACGCTTGCTGGATACGATTGCGGTTTGGTTCGAGGAGAACTACGGACGTATGGTGGCTGCAGACGCGCACGTAGAAGGGACAGAGATCTTCAACTGGATGGATGCGGTGATAAAGGAAGGTGTAAGTATCCAAGCTATGCTGGAACGGGAACACGCTCGTATACAGAGCCGCAAGTCGGAGTAGTTGATTAGCCGGTAGGTAGTAGCGCTACTACCTACCGGGCACAAAGGAGATACCAATTATGGCAAGCAAGCGACGGATGGTTGCCACTATTGACCAAGTATACAAGTGGTATATACTAGAGGGCTTGACTCTAGAAGAGATGGCTAGTAAGTTTGGAATAAAACTGCCTTCTATGTATGAATGGGTCGTTCGTTGGGGTCTTGATAAGTCTCATTGGAGTCTCCTTCCTAGGCTGGAGCAAGACACACTTGCGTCTATGCCTACTAGACAACTAGTACTGGAGTACTACAAGGTCTTGCGAGTGGAGGAGCTCTTCGCTAGTAAGAATCCGAATAGCAAGCATGTATTAGAGTTGAATAGTGCCCTAGAGTTGATATTCACGACTGTGGCAACGAAAGGTCTCTCGAGTCTGTCTCAAGTCGAGATGGATAACGGGGGTTACTTGGTAGGAGACCTAAACAGTTACGAACTGGCGTGGCTGAGGCACAAGACGAGATGCTTCTACAGTGAACATGCCGGTTGGTCAATCACGACTGATGCAGCTGTGCAAGACTCGGGTGACGCATTCGAGTACTACTTACGGAACCAATAGTACACAACCAGGAGATACCACTATGACAATGACGATGGAGGAACTGAAGCTGATAGTCACCAATGACTACGATGCTGAGATACTTGTACAGGCGTTTGTACCTAGCGCTCACGGTACTTCGCTAGAGGAAGATGTATGGCCGTTGCTGTACGAGGGCGTTAAGGACTTCTATCCACAGGTGTTAGTGCAGTACCTTGCAGGTCACCACCACACTACCGCACGACTAGAACTGCAGGACGAACTGACTGTAGCCGTTGGTGAGACCGTAGACAAGTTCGTACAGGAGCACTTTCCGGGAGAGGACTCTGAAGCGATTGCAGAACGTTGGGGGCCTCGATTGAGAGGTCTGATTGAAGACTGGATGTTGGAGCTTATGCCAGACCGATAGGAGGTAGACATGCTAGAGAAGGCGGTTGGGTATTACCAAGACAAGTTGCTAGGACGCTTAATGGATATACCCCTACAGATGTGGTTGACTGACGAGGATCTGCTTAACGAGTTGTCTGATGTGACAGACGTTATACGCACGTTGAAGAAACTGTCGGATAGGGACGGCTTGCTAGCGACTATAGCTGAGATACCCGGAGACTACGTAACGGATCCGACTGAATGGTCAGATTTGGACGTAGCGATTACGTTCGCGACCGTGAGTTACCAAATTATACTAACCAGTATACAAGTTGGTGAAGACCCTTCCGACACTCACGAACTGATGCTAGAGGTACTACGTAGTATGTATGCGCTGTGTATTGTCGAACATGACAGACTCGAATGGGACGTATAGGAGGGTACCCATGCCACCACTTGACGTTGCCCAAACGTTCCCCGTAGAAGGCAGCAAGGTCTGTAGACCTTATGGAGCACCTAGACGCCTGCTATACCGACGTACAGATCTTGGACCTGAGTACGTGATAGCGGGAGTGCAGTTTAGCACAGTTGACATTGTGCTCATGCTATCCCGGTATAGCGGACGTTGTCACTGTTGTGGAACCGAGTTTAGTGTAGGCGACCCTATCGCTTACGTCCCGAAGGAGGATGGAGTTCGTGATAGAGGCAGAGCGTATTGTGTAGACATGCATTGCTGTACAAGGCAGAAAGGGTACGAACATGAGTGCTAGTTACAACATCGAGAATAACAGTGGGCAAGCACGAAAACAGCTCGACAACGGTACGTATGAAGCTACTCCGTACGAGCTTGCTGTGATACAGACGTTGCAAGCTGAGGCGAGAGCTCGTATACATGGGGTGATAGCACAGATGCGTAAGGACTATGCGGACTCTATCGCAAGGGTACGTTGGGTTGCGTACGACCAGTACAGGCAGTCGGGTAACGAAGATGTCGATCCGTATGAGGATGAGGCTGACGTTTGGGGTGCGTTCTACTACGGAGGAGAATGGCCGTCACTCTTCCACGAACCGGAGGATAAGTCGTGATGGAAGGTGTACCGGAACCGTTAGGGTTCACTGTCTATGACGACTTCGAGATGTACGCATACCAATTGGGTGTGTCTCAGTTGTTCTTCGAAGCGTTAGCGATAGAGTTAGATGCCGCTCGACTAGTCGGGCATATACCAGACGGGTGTACAGTGTCGGACTTAGTTGCCGGTTCGGATTGGTCCACCGAGAACGGGGTGGTAGTTTGCTGTGAACGTGCGATGTCGACTGCCCGTAGACGGTCTCGGGGCGATTGGTCGGCCGAAATAGTATCCGGGGATGCTTGACGGGGGGAGATAGTCCCCGGCGTTAGTTCCCCCGAAACGTGATAGCGGTAGACATACAACGACTGTAGAAGGAGATATGCAATGCCAGAACGGACTGATGAGCACTTAGGTAACTACGTGTGGAGAAGGGCGAACGGTACGTACTATCGTAAACCAGGCGGCAGTCAAGAATCTAGAGAACTCAACTCAAGCCAAGCACTTTTCCTAGCGAGCGATGACTACGAAGCAAGACTAGAGATGTGGAAGCGAGTTGGCGGACAGAAGTTGTTGCTCTACTACCTGATGAGACTTGTAGAGGTACACGAAGAGTTCCGTATACAGTATAAGTACTCTGTTAAGAAACTAGAAGATGCTACTGGATACTCGTTTGACTCTCCACTCGTACTAGTACTGCGAAACGGTGATCGAGAAGTCTGGCTCGGAGATCTCTCAGACTTCACCGAAGAAGGTTGGCAGTCTGAACTCAAGGGGTACGTCGATGAGACCTTCCCGATCGAGTAACCGACAGTAGACATGAGTATGTATACTGTCGAAGCTAGTTAGGTAGAACGCAGACTCTAGCAAGTTCGTGATAGCATAGTAGAGTGCATACCTCTCTATACTTGCGTAGAACGGTCGAGTACGACATGTACTCGACCGTTTGTGTTGGTCAGATCGCACGGTAGAACGTGATAGCCGTAGACTGTTGGAGGTTGCATGGCCGTAGTCCCGTAGACCGAACGGATGCGTGTTGCCCGTAGTCCGTTCCCGGTTGGGGGTGGCCGGTCGTACGTACGTGACGGTCAGGTCGGTAAGGGGGTCACCGGGGACGCCCGTAGGCAGTAACGGCCGTAGACGAACTGGCCCGTAGGACTTTCCAAGGGGGCCTTGTCCATGGGGGTAAGGGGGTGTTTAGCCCAGGGGGTCAAATTTCACCCTTCACAAACTAAAAATTCACACCGCCGCCCCCACTAAATCCCACCTTCACAAAAATAAACTTCAGGTTTCACAACCCTAAAACTTTACCTTCGCCAACCACAAATTTACACTCAGTCAACTCAAATTTTACCAACCTAAAACTTTTATCGCTTGTTGCCTGGTTAGGTCGCTGTTTTGTGGCTTATAAGGAACTGCTTCCAGTGAACACGTTCACTAGTGGCTGTACTGCGGGCCAGCTTCCTGGCAGAAGGCCAGCTTACGCTAGCATTCAGGCGTCGTAGCTCGTTACGGAGAGGGTAGTAACGAAACGTTAGCGCTAGCCCACGAACTTCTACGAAGTGTTAGCAAATTGGGCAAAACTGTAACGTATTTTCCTTGACATCCGTGTATTGGCATGGTATACTCCTTGTGTAGGGTGAGGGAGTGAGGAAACGGGTTACACAGTGTAACCCTCCTACAATCCAGGTACACCCACAAAGGAGATTTCATGGCTAGCTTAAACATCACTGCACAAAATGTTGACTCACAAGCACGCGACAAAGCGTTAAAGCTCGCGCAACAGTTGAACGTCACACTACACGGCTTTCCAACAGGGAAGGCACCTATGCTGGCAGTCATTGAGCGTGCTGGAGAAAAGCAGTGTGATGTGTACTACTCTGAGAGCCAATCACCACAAGGCATGTGTCACATCGCCGCAAGGTCAACGGGCAAGGGACCGTCAAGCAGCAACGCAAACGCAAACGGCCCATTCAACGCCCGTGAAGTGTCGGAGCAAGTAGCTTTCCTGTTCACACGACACTATATGAACTTGCGCGTCGGAACGCCAGGACACATTACTAACCCACAAGAGACGGTAGCCAATGCCGATGGTACGGTTACGTTGAGACTGCACAACGGTCAAGCCTTTACGATCTCTGTCACTGCTGTTAAGCCTGTTACTGTCACTGAGGTTAGCCCGCTTCTTGCCAAGACTGCCAACGCTAAGTAACTCACCTGAGACAGTGTTTCACATGAAACACTGTCTCATACTTCAAAGAAGGAGATTTCACCATGTCAAGGCTGTCTAAGCTCATGGCGCAAGAGGCATTGCTCTCTGACGACGTACTGTTGACTTCGCTCGTTGCGCTTGCCGACCTATGTATGCCTATGCCTATCGCAAAGCTTACCGACGTGCAGCAGAAAAGACTGCTCAAGATTGGCTGTACCTTTGACTTGACCGTACAGTTGACACCGTACAAGGTACACGCTCGTCTAGCGTTCGATAACTCTGAGTGCGCGTACACGCTGTATCGTTGCTCTCATCGTCAAGAGTGCAAGTTTGAACAGGTTGAACTAGCTTCAACGAGCTACCACTTGGCTGAACTGATACAGGACAACATCGATCTAGTACGACTCATGCACTTGACTGTACTCACTATCCGCTAGTTATGTTTCACATGAAACACCCAATACTTAGAAAGAAGGATCTACCATCGTGACTACTACAACCAACCAACCTGCTACCCGTTCACTGATGTCAATCTTGCGCTCGTACGGCTACACGCGTGAGACAGCGTGTGACATCCCTACTGAGACGTTACGCGGTATAGTCGATGTACACATGTACCCATGTGAGTACCTTGTAGAAATGGCTGATACGCCGTTTCCAGTTGTCGAGTCCCTTCTGTATATGGGCTATGCCTTACAGTGTACGATTGAGCGCTACATCGACACGGTACACTGTGAGCGTATAGTCGCGCTTGACGGTCAGGTACACGTATTGGGAGTCGAACAGTCTCGACACTCCTTTACAGAGATAGTAGACCTTGCGTACAGCTTCCCTACACTGTCAGACCTTGCACTAGAGTACAGTACCGACCCCATAGTATGCGGTATCCTGATCGACTCAACCACTTATCCGTACAGTGAGGTGCAACCATGCGCATAGTTGCCCAACGACCAACTGACACGCCTTCTAAGTTGAGACAGGCGCACATCACACTACGACGCCTGTACCTGACATCGCTCGTCGTGTGTCGTGTGTCTGGCGCTATCGTAGAGGTACTACGACTAGCACGCTACCGTATTGTTACAGCGTGGATCGACTCAGCAGAATAAGGAGTTACCTCAATGGAGAGACGATTTTCACTATGGCCCGTTGGCGTAGACATGCATACCCTTGTACCTATGATTGCGCTATTCTTTGTACTACTGGCATACGCCCTACACCCACGTACAGACGAGCGTTACAGTTTTGATGCGTTCTACAATCGGTTGACCCCTACAACTCAGGATCAAGTAGGCTATTGCCCACCTGAGAATGTGCCTACTGGTATGGTTGTACACTGTGCCAACACTGGCGCTAACCCTACTGTACAACAAAGTGACTTGTGGTCTATGTGGGATGAGTGGAAACTGTGTACACACTATCAGGACAGTTTCGCGTGTGCATCGTTGCAGCAATAGTAGAATGGCCCTCCCTATGGCTGAGGTGGTGGTATGGTAGAGGTCTGAGTCGATCAGTAGTGCAATGGCTGATCGACTCAGCGTACAGGAGCCACTAGCAGAGTGTTTCGTATAGCCAAGCCAAGATGAACTGGTGCGACCCTGGATAGTTTCTAGCCCTAGTGCAATCGCTTAAACAGCGTTGCACTAGGGCTACAGGCGTTTTAAGTTTTAGTTGAGTAAGGGAGCGGCGATGAAATGGTCCCGAAGCGCCCCCTGGGCAAAACGCAGCATGACTCTCACTCCACTCCGCCTTTTGTAGCTAGCGATTTCCCCTGCCAATGTGTAAGCCAACGTTGCTGACGTAAGGGTCACCAGCCGCCTCTTGATTTCTGAGACGACATCATGTATAATATAATTACTTAATCACATGCGGATACTGGTACCGCAGACTCCCGCCGTCAGGAAATTGCACCCGTACGGATCGCGATGGAGTCAGCTCTACACCGGCCACGGTATTTCCGCACCATACAATAAGAAGGAGAACGCGATGTCAGACTCTACATTCCTCACGGGGAACGAACCAAGCGGCAACGATGGTGGTACTAGGCTCGACTTCACCGGCAGTAACCGCATGTCCACACATTCAGGCAACGGTCTCGATCAAGTCGCCCTCAATCGTCTACTGCCTGTGCTCGTAGAGGCACGTACTAGAGGACGAATGATGCCCGCGGACCTATCACGAACAGCGCAGGAATGGTTGGCCGAGTACGCCAACGAGAACTATGCCACTGTGCTAACCGGAACGGCAAGGGTGGAATGGCGTATTCATCACCTAGCAGTCGTGATGGAGCAAATGAAAGCACAGGAAGACACGCTCAAAGCGATGTCGAAGTAAAGGAGGAAGACTCGGATGCGTTTGTTTATGCTACCTTCGAGTGGCGACTTTTGCTCTAAGCACCTAGTTATCGAACACGCTAGTACGCACTTGTGTAGCAGACTGTTTCAACGCGGTAAGAGGTTTGACACCTACCGTGGTCGCAACTTACTACAACTACACGGTTTGGAGGACTACCACGACACGCTAGTAGCAGAAATGGAACGTCGTGGTATGCGACATCGCAGTCCTTTCCCTGAAGGGCTGCAGTACCCAAACGTTGGAACTGTCGATACTAAGCAGTCTAGTATCGAACTAGGTGTGATGTGCGATGAGTGTCGTGTACGACTGGAACTGAACATGAACACAGGTGAGTTATTAACTGCGTTTCGACGCCTGCTAGAGGAACGTAACTCACTGGCTGATGAGCACACGTTAGTATTGTGGCAGTTGGATCAAGCGTTACAAAGCGTTGAACCGATTGTCCGTCAGTACGACCCAACTGAACTTGAGACTATGGTCCGTTGGGCCGAACACATTCACCTGAAAGAGACCACAGAGCGAATTCAGCTAACTAACAAGTCTGAAGAGGTTCGGTGGCTCGCTGCTAACATCGCTGCCATTTACGGTATGCTGTCAACTCGAGCGACTCAAGGCTTGAAACTCGCTGAAAGTACAGGTAGAGACTACGTAGACACCGTAGTTGAAGACCTGCAGGTTATGTTCGGGCCAGAAGAAGACGACAGTGACGGCGACGGTAACACAGGCAACCCCAAGACGAACTAATCATAGTATCAGTGGCTGTCCTACTCCATAGCCACTGATACTATAGTTTGAGAGTGTCCCTACTACTAAACGTCAAACGGTTACTCTTGATTTGGGTTTCGGTTTACGATTATAATATAAACATATAGGTACTCTTCGCTACAGTGGTGCCTATTTTACTTAGTAGAAGGCCAACATTTCTCAACAAAGGAATGTGGGAGGAAGGAAGAAGTTATGAAGAATACTTGCGCCCGTGAAGGTTGCAACAACGATGCAGTTAATAAGTACTGCAGCATGAGGTGCTTCGGCTTGGATAGGTCAGCTAAACAAGCACTTGCACCAGTTCCTGTAAACACCTGTGCTTTACCGACATGCAACGCACCCCTGCCAAAGGGTCATACCGGTAAGTACTGCCCTAAGACGGATCACTTCCCGCAGCATATGGCACTGAAGCGAGCAGTCTCTGCTGAAGAGCGTGAAGAGCAGTCTGTGTCGATCGCTTCACGCACAACCACTACGGAGACTGTGTTCGCTGCACAGTACAAAGTGGAACGGTCGAGAGCGTTTTTTGAGAAGACACAGGAAGAGTTGCGACAGACTCGAGAGGATAGCGAAAGGGAGGATAAGTGGTCCGCTTTTGAACACAGGTTTTCAGAGGTTGGAGCAGCTCTTATCCCAGTCATCATGGCTATCGCCATTGGTGCTGACATCGCCGTGTTTCTGTGGAAACACAGTGGTGAGACCAATCCGTTTCTCAACCTACCCCTGCTGTTCCTGTCGATTGGTTTTGAGATTGCACTCGCGGCTCTCACGTATCATATTAGGGGCTTACTGAAGGACAAGACTCTAGCACCTGAGTCGATGAAGGAGTCGGTAGAGCAGCGTTTTCGATCAGCTAGGACCGGTTGGTTCTTCCTAGCTATAGTATCATCACTAGCACAGTTTGCTGCTATCACCGGTGCAGACCTTACTGGACTAAACTTACTAGTTGGGACTGTCATCGCAGTACGTGTATTGGGAACAACTGGCGTAGATGGAGTCATTGCGCTGTGCTTTGCACCGCGAGTCAAGACTCCTGCGATGAGGGTCGCAGAACTGCGACAGGAAGCTGATGACTTACTCCAGTTGGCTGGAGCAATGAGGGAACGGCTTATCGCTGAGGGTGCTGTACGGTTGCAGTTCTTAGAGCTAGATCGACCTGCAGTGGGGTCTGTTAACGGGATCACGGAAGTACCTGACGCTAACGATTCCCAAGCTTCCGCGTGATACGATCGAAGATGCTAGTAACGTTCGATGGTGGAGCTGCTGTTTGCTGTCGAACGTTCAGTTCCAATACTGTGGAGTGGTAGTAGCAGTGGATGAAATAACGTCCTTCATCGTGGAGTTTGAGGTCACAGGCAATGCCTCCACGATGAAGGACGTCTAAACAATCAACTAGTTGTTCGTATTCCGCTTGGTAACCGTCCTCAGTGGTTTCGTCGTCTTCCATGAAACGAGTCCATACTACGCAGACTGCACCGGTTTGAGGATCAATGTACAGTTCGTAGCCCGAACTTAGTAACGGACGGTTATCATCAACTTCTGGACCGTATTTGCATCTTACTACACTACGCAAAGCTAAGTGTGCTTGTAGCGCAGTACGAGATGCATACATAACAGATTACACCTTTCCAGCTTTGACGGCTACGCAATACAGACGTCGTGCTTGGTTGTAGCTGAATAACGTGTCAGTGTTTAAACCTCTCCAGAAGTTGATGAACGCAACATCCGCCTCTATACGACGTGCTAGTTCCTCACGTGTACAGACAGTTGCGTTACCGCAGTTCGCACACTTAGTACGTGTACGTTCGTTACGCTCAAACCCACACTCCAGACAGACTCGATGAGGTTCCTCAGTCCCGTACTCGATCATATATTCGACCTGACTTACTATAACGCTATAGTTAGTTTTTACTGGGTGTATATACATAGATATATAAATCATACGTATACGTTTGCAGCCCGAGTAAAAACTAACTACAACCGTTTCTAATTATGGTTGCTTGTAAATGGGTCTTCCAGTTTCAGTGCTTTTCCCAACAGGCTGTTGTGCTCGCCTTGCAGCAGCGATGTTATCCTTTACTGTTTGGCTAAGCGTCTTTCCCTTCATGGGATGGTCATTATGTTTGTAGTACTCTGTCACAGCCACTCGCAGCTTCTCCTTCTGTTCCGGGGGCATAGGTGGACGTTTACCCGCAGTCGTTGGTGTAGTAGTTGGCTGCACTATCTGCGTTTGAGTCACGACTACAACCGGTGTCTCTTCCGTGACGGGTTCAGCAATCTCGGATGGCTCAGCTACTACTGTAGTTGCATCGTCTAGCACAGACGGGTGTTCTTGCACCTCAACAACTGGCAGTTCAGTCTCAGTGTCAGGACCTTCTTCTACGTCAGGTTTAGGACTAGCGTCAACTACTTCCTCGACGGGTTTGACTACGACAGCATCTAGCTGTGCTTCTGTAGTTGGCTCGACAGAGCCTAATTCTGGTTCGCCCAACTCAAGCTCGAGTGTGGCGGTCTCAACGTTAGCGACTGCCTTACGACGACGTGATGTTCCTTCGGATGTCTTCTTACGTGGCATGGGGATCCAACTCCTTTTCGGTACAATGGAGCGTTTGCTCCTTGTTTTATTATATATGTATATTATAAACGAAGTACCGACAGAAAATCAAGAGTGTCCCCTACAGTTATGACTGCAATTTTTCTCAGGCGTTACCTGCTTAGGTTGTGGAGGCCCACTAAAACCTCTAGCGATAGATGCTGATAACTACCTACTGTGGAGTGCAAGTACCGCAATAAGTGAGCACAGGCGTCAATGTGATGTGCGAGCACCTTATGAGGTTTCAACAGTAAGGTTGCGTCATCTAAGAACGCTGTCCGAGACGAGGGTGTTTGCTGCACCAACAGTAGGTGGTGCAATTCTGAGAAGGCTTCGATGGCACCGATGACTTTGACTGTACGTAGCATCGGTCCATGAGACACATTACCTGAGTTGAACGACTCGCACACGATAACCCCAGAGGGTCCGATGTGCTGCAGATACAGATGTAAGTCTGTATACGTCTTTAGCACATCGGTGTAGAGCGTTAGCTCCCTTAGGTACGCGATCCCGATACTGACTCCAGGATCGACACAGAAAACTTCCAACTGACTACCACTCCAACTGTTACGCTACCGCTTCCTCCTCAGCAACGTAGTACGTCTTCACGGACCGTTCTCCGTGAAGGAACTTAGGTCTGCTGTAGATGCGGCCTTCTTGTTCCAATCGTGCAAGAGCCTCTTCCACAATACTTCTCTTGAATGAGGTCATCAGACAATTCGATCCTGGTTGCCCTGGATTGGTTCTGATCCATCGATAGACTTTGTCCGCGACTTCATCCTCCTTTGTACGTAAGAGCTCGGATTCAGGTGCCTGTCCTTTTGGGTAGTATTTTGTGATTGGTCTGTGGTCCGTCCTTACTAGACGGACTTCGATGAGACCTGCTTCCTCCAACTCACGTAATGCTTCGTGTACTTGCACACGTGCAGTACCTGCCATTAGATTCGTGAGCGGCACTCCGGGCCATAGTTCGATTTGTGCCAACGCTCTCTCGGCGTGTTTCGAGAGCTCAATCGTTGAGACCATGTTCTGCATTCTCCTTGCTTATTGAAACTACTTGGCACTGCGAGGCACTCCGACTGATGTTTATAATTATATAATATAGCATAATGAAAATCAAGGTGGTTCGGGTCTCCTACGCAAAGCACAGTCGCGTTGTAGGGACTTTATACAAGAACTTCGATAACTCGGATAATTTTTTAAGCTCCCCCCATATATATAATATTTTATCGCGGGGGTATTAAAAATATAACGTTGCTATCGATCTCTACTTTACTTATCAATGGTGTACCATGTATATCACACATGATTTCTAAAGTGAAAGTACTTGTTTGCCTTAATTTCGAAATGGCGCCATATAGCATAGCTGAGCCGTGTTTTTACAATACATGAGCTTATCTGGAAACGTAGCTAGGTTGCTTACGTACATCCTAGGGGTGGACCTACAACTGCCCTTGATTTTTCATATGTACGTCATGTATAATTAAATTAATGACGTACATATGTGACAAAGGTGGTGTATATGCCTCAGCCGATCTGGCAAGTGTTTCTTATCTGTGTTGTAGCTGAGCTGCTAGCGTACGTACTGTGCACGTATGGGAGTAGGAAGTCTATTCCTCCAATGCATTGGACTACTCTAGGGGATGCTCCCACATTAAAGTTGAAGTCGACGAAGCATAGAGAGTTGCATGTCTGAGTTGGTGTTAACGATGACAGGAACACCTCATATGCTCAAGCGCGTGAGTGAGTACGTACTCGTACACTTTCCGTATGAGGTTGGTGACCTCCCGCTAGGTATGAAGCCTTCTGTAGAGGGTTTGGTGCTGATCCTACACGTAAGTGAGTTTGCAGAACGTTCGATGTCGTACCCAACCTTTATAACGCAAACAGTGGAGTATTTTCGTAACGATAGAGTGCCGATAGTGTACGAGTTGGTGTCGGACTACTACCCATTGCAGCTGTGCTTTACGAGTGGGGTAGTAGCAGAACGTGTAGTGGAGCAGATACGTGCTATCGCGAACGAACCTTGGGTAGTGAGTTTGGATCGGCGGTGCGTGTATGTGATGCTCAAGAGGGCGTTCCTGTCGCCGTTACAGTGCAGTAGTTTAGTCGAACATAGAGATATTGAGTGGTGGGACTTCCTAGGCGGAGAAGATGACTGGTCCTACGAAAAGTTGTGTGGACTGTTGTGTAGGTTATACAGTCCAGGGTATATAATAGTAGTGGATAAGCACGGTAGGTTTCAACCAAGACCGGCTATACAGATGGCGTCTTGGACAGATGTTACCTTCACGAGATTAGAGTCTGCTCTTAACTACTTGCGAAAGCGGAAAGGGGTGAGTGATGCCACCACAGTGGAGAGCTAAAGAGACCTCCTACAAAGGCGTGCAGTTCCGTAGTAGGATTGAGGCTCGCTGGGCAACAGTATTGGACGGGTTAGGAGTAGTTTGGCAGTACGAACGGCAAGGGTTTGTACTAGGTACGCTGTCGTATCTACCTGACCTGTACCTGCCACAGATCGGAGCTTCTGGCGTCTGGCTGGAGATTAAGGGAGAGAAACCCTCCGATCAGGAGTTAGAGAAAGCTGACCTACTAGCGTTGTATACACGTAAACCAGTATACGTGCAGTGGGGTGACATTGAGTTACCGGTTGAGAGCCAGACCGAGAGTGCGATCGTATACTGGCCAAGTCGTATCTACCACTACGAACCAAGGAAGTTTAAGATGACTCGCATGCCGATGGATGTCGAACCGTCTATTGCATCTGTGCTAACCCGCCTTCAGCAACAAGACTTGTACGTGTACGTGAGAGACCACCGGTTATATACGAAGGATCCGTATAGCCACTGTACGGATATGTGGACCGCTCTTATCGACAAGTATAGAGCGGAACTAACAGCGACTCTACAGCAGATGCCAGAAGGTAGGAAATGGCGAGTCGAAGGTGGTTGGGATACGAATCAGTGGTGGTGTGAGTGTCCGAAGTGTGGGCTGATAGGACTTGCATGGCGGGGTAGAGTCGACAAGTTGCTGTGCAGATGCGTGAAGACTGTTGCACAGTCTTACCTAACTCCTAAGATTGTGAAGGCATTTGAGGATGGTCGTAGCGCTAGATTTGAGTTCCCCTCGCCTATCCCAATAGTTGCGACCTCGGCAGCTAGCTAGAAAGCCCTCTTGTAACTTCCACGTTTATATATTATAATATAAACAAGAGATGTTGTTGCTTCTGAAGTCCTTCCACGTTCGTACTCTCCAGAAGCAACAACTGGCTTTAGTGTAGGAGGTTACATGTATACGATGGTGCTGGTGAGTGGAGACGTCGACGACGATACGAGACTGCTACTAGAAAGGCATTTACCGAGGGAAGTTTGTAGGACCGCCGTAACCGATAGTGGAGTTACGTGTTGGTTCTTTCCTGTAGGTACTAGAGTGGACCTTATTGAGGAGTTCGAGAAAGCTCGACCAGTTCTAGGCGATAGGTTCGGGATGCTGCGAGAGATAGGCATGCAACTAGCGTATGTAAGGATGCCGAATCTGGTGGCACAGATACACTTGATATACGCCTATGGACCGGATGCTCGCTACAACACGTTTGTAGTTGGGCGACGGTGTGGAAAATGTCACTACTACTATGGAGTAGTAGAGTTCAATAAGCACGCTACAAGTGCTGAAGGGTTTCAAAGTTGGTGTCGACGGTGTTCGTCCCAACTCGGGCACAAGCCGAAAAGAGAGGATGTAGATGGTTAGTTTAATAGATACGTGTGTGTCTACAATACCTAAGTCCTATCGAGAGGTATTGTGGAGTATGTTGTTGGGTGAGTTGCTGTCTGCGTTGCGGTCCAGTGAAGGTTCCTCAACCTTGTATGAGTATGCGGAACAGCACTTGCAGTTGGAGCCTCCGTATGTACGTTCCTATATGAGGTTATCCCGACGCTTCGCAGAACGTGCTGACGAAGTGAAGTCGATTCCAATTGCTGGACTTAGAGCTCTAGCTGGGGAACAGCTAACAGATGAAGAGGCCGAAAGACTACTTGCCGATGTGCTAGATGGGAAGATAGAACGACGTAGTTTGAGCATCACCGAGGTAGCCTTTAGACTGTCGCCTACCGCGATGCCGGAGTCCGAAGCGGCTCTTGTAGAGTTAGCCGTAGCGGTGGAAGCGACCAGTGTCGAGGTTGAAACTACGCCAGAAGGGGTGAGAGAGGTTGACCTTACTGGGATAGACGTGGATACAACTCTTTGGGGTGAGTCTGAACGCGGTTTGGAGTACGTAGAACCTCCAGTAGATGAAGAGATTCCTCTGCTTCCTTCGATGAGGGAACTCTCATACAGGGTCGTAACTTCGAGGGAGAGTGTAGAGCAAGAAATGGAGATTGCTCTACAGACAGTTGCGGGTCGTCTACGCCGATGGTCTGAGTTATTGGCTAAAGAAGCCTCTTATGTAGAACGTGTACTCAAGAGGGTCCACTAAGAGACTAACTTGATTTTGTATATATTGTATACTATAATTATATACAAGGACGTTGTTAGTTAGAAAGGTGTCCACTGTATGCATTCTTTAAGGGTTATGTCCTCTAGGGGAGACGACGCAGTTGTATGGAGCGATGATCTAGCGGAAGCTCAAACAGCCGCTGTAAGGGAAGCGGAAAGCATCTTCCAGAGCGCTATGCTGAGGAGAGACTCCGCCTTTGTGATCGTCGAGGGAGAGAAACCTCGACGTGTTACTACATTTGATCGTACAGCACCCCTAATTCTTATACTTCCTCGGGTAGTAGGTGGCTAGAGACAGATAGGTTCATCTGCTCTCCCTTCTAAAACAACACGGTGAGTACTAAGTACTCACCGTGTTGTTTGGTTGGTAACTACGTTTTCAGACGCCACCTCTTGATTTCTGGGTTCAATGTCAGTTATAATATCTTCATCCGGACATTGCGAGCCCATAGCAAGAATGTAGGTGGACATTGGACCAAAGTCTTCATCATCTGCACGAAGAGATCCGTTTATTTCCTGCTTGGTTGAGAGAACTTCACGATATTGAGAGTGACGCTTATAGCTCACAATATACACGTCCTCCGTCAGACACGCCATTCGTAAGTGGCGGCTGGAGAGTCAACTCCCCAGTTGAACGTATAGTCATCAATGTATTGTGTAAAGATCACGTAGTACAGTTAGCTACGATTGTGAGAGCGTGCTTAGCACTGTACTTAGCGTGTCAGAATAAGGACAAGGTAGTACTCGTACAACTATGGCGAGGTAAGCACCACGATATGCTGCCTGAAGACGTATTGCTACGGTACGAGGTATTGAAATCCCAAACGATACCCAATGACACTGTGCTAGAAGAGATGGAGGCTACATGGCTAGAGTCCTAACGCCAAAGTTTAACTCAGAGGTTACTAACACTATTATTGCGTACCTCGAGGAAGGTGCGTTCTTACATGTAGCCGCAGAAGCTGCCGGTGTAGGAGACAGCACCCTAGAAGGTTGGATAGCACGTGGCAAGAACTCGCCAGAAGGAGACCCCTACCACGACTTCTACATGGAAGTGATGAGTGCCCGAGCAGGCGCACGTGCTAAAGCGGAAGCGCGAGTGTATAAGGAGAACGCTCTTGCGTGGCTGATGTACGGACCGGGTAAATCTAAACCTAATAGTGAAGGTTGGTCAAGGTCTATGGAGGTCACAGGGACCCAAACGGTTGAAGTAAGGATACAGACTCAGTGGGGAGGCGGTCAACTAGAGCAACCTAGCGGCGAAACCAAGCAAGCGACTGTAGTAGACTCACAACCACCTGTGCTAGCGATTGATGAACGTAGCTCGCTTACTTGATTTCGTGGGGAGTATATTATATAATAATATCGAGAGCATTCTCTCGTTAGTTCAGGTGGTACTACATCTCCCTTGTTACCACCCGGAATCTATTCACGCGGTGGTGTTGTGGTAACACACTCAGGCTAACTAGGTGTTTCCCGTTCGAGTCGGGACGCGTGATCCGTAGTGGGGTAGCGACCTGCTACGATTCAGTAGATGCCAGTCGCAGTGGTCTTGTGGAATCTCCGTCTGCGGCGAAGCATTTGTTGACCTTCTACTAAGTACACGTGCTCCACAACCTTTTACTGTATGGCAGTGTATGAGAGCAGGTATTACTTAGCGGAAGCGTAGCGAGGAGAGCCGGTGCTCCGGGAGGTCTCATAAGCCTCCCTTGGCTAGTTCAACCCTAGCCCTCGCCATTATGGAGACCCTTGATTTTAAGAGTTTAGTATTATATAATTAATACAAGGAGTTATGTAAATGAGTGTATGTGTCCATACCTTTCTTTGTGGAGAAAGCCTCAATTATTTACATAACGCTTCCGAATGAAGTGCAGGGGTTGCACACTCGCCCTGGGAGCGAGAAGTCGTTGGTTCGAATCCAACCATTCGGACCGAGAAGGCTCTAGTGATTGCACATCACTTAAACTCAAATTTACCTGTGAGGGGGTAACTTAGAGGATAGAGCACTTCTCTATTTCATTCAGTCACGAAGTTGGCTAGTATAACTCAATTGGTAGAGTAGCGCTCCTGTAAAGCGCCTGTTGAGAGTTCGAGTCTCTCTGCTAGCTCCAAGACCTCTCGGGAAGGTCTTGCGATACTCTATGGAAGAGGAGTTGCTTCCATAGAGTACTTGATACACTTTGCCCTGTGAAGCCCTACTAATAAGCGTTGCTTCTCGCCGGACGCAACGGTATTGGTAGTACCTACTGAGCGAGTTGTATCAAGTCTTATGTGAGTCGACTGGCGTCTCCCTGGTATCGACAAGTACTCAGCTGGACCTCTGAACAGTCGACTCACATAAGTATTCGGTCCCGTCACGTCTAGGCTTTGTAGAACCCGTTGCATCAGTGCTACAAAGTTGTGCGGGTTGCAGAAGTCAGCAGTAGCGTTCTTTACTTTGCTTCGACCTCAAGTAAAGGTCGCCATCCACTGCTGACTCCCGAGACTATTTCGTTGTACCCTAACCGTACGAGCGTACAAACTTAGCTCACTGGTAGAGCAATTGCTTTCGGTGCAATGGGTTACTGGTTCAAGTCCAGTAGTTTACCTTAGCTCTTACAACTCGTACAGCGAAATACGCTAGAGTAACTCAATTGGTAGAGTGCTTGTTTTCCAAACAAGCGGTTGAGGGTTCAAGTCCCTTCTCTAGCTCCACGGTACTTAGGAGATGAGGTACCGTGACAGTGTCGCGAAAGTGCGTGAGAGTATACGGAGCTCTCACGCACTTTGCAGAGTCTTTAGCTTAAAAGGTAAAGCACTACTCGAACGGGGGTGTCTGAGTAAGGATGTGGTTCGATTCCACAAGGCTCTATCGTAGATCGCGTCGGCACTAGGCACGCCGACGAGTCCGTTCCAGGATAATGACGCGATCTACGACTTTGATTAGTGTGAGAAGCTAATCAAAGTCGGGACTAGTTTACACTTGGTCATACTGAACTGGATGAGTCTCTCTTAAGCATGATGGAGCTATAACTAGTCCCACTAGGGAGTGAGGGTAGCACTATGATAACGTTTGTTTCCAGGTTGCAAGCGCTCGTAGGGTGCAGTTCGAATCTGCACGCTTCCACCAGGAGTAGCGGAGTCCATCTCTTGCGACTTTCTGACTTGGGGAATATGGGGATCAACGCGCAAGCATAGATCCTCTCGCTTGCCAGTGTGGTGCAACGGCAGACACCTATGGTTTAGGCCCATAGCATTAAGGGTTCGATTCCCTTCACTGGCATTCCTTTGAGGAACTCCGCGCCTTCAAAGGAAATCTTCCGCTTCAGTGCTTTACAACTGAATAAGGTCTGTGAAGTCGTACAACCGGTAGTACCAGCTTAGGACAGGTTGATGTAGGTTCGAATCCTACTTTCGCAATGAGAGGCTGACTACATTCAATTTCGGGAGTGTAGTGTGTCGGAATGAATTGTGGTTGGTCTTTCTCACGGGAGTTGCGGTCCGTAGGGAGAGGACACCGTTCTGAGTACCGGGAATGAGCAAGAACATTCTGTCGGCTCCAGGAGAGGACACTGTAGTTCGTAGGTGACTCCTGACGCCACCAAAGCAAGTTGGTCCATTGGGTTGTTGCTTGCTTGCGGAAAGGATGTACCGAAAGACTATAGCAGACTCAACGGAGACTGCGTAGTAGGGTATGCGGTCACGCGGAGAAGTGAGTTCGAATCTCACCAACTTCCATCACTAAGGGATGAGTTGCCTGTCGACCTTAGTGACGACTTTCTAGGGGTAGTGTCGTATCCGGTCTCAATAACGACACTACTTCGTCCGACTAGCTTAACAAGGAAGAGCGCTTCACTCCAAATGAAGCAGATGAGGGTTCGAGTCCTTCGTCGGGCGTTAGTGTAGGGTTAGCTTCTTTCCTTCTAACCTACACTATAAAGGTCATCGATCCTTTCGCGGTGACTTACTAGCTACACGAGGACGTAAAGATGTTTTACGTCCTTCACTTTTCGGTCTTGTAGCTCAACGGTAGAGAGCACCGACCTTATAAGTCGAAGATAGTGGTTCAACTCCACTCGAGACTACCAAAAACAAACAGAGGAGAGTTAGTAGTGCGTATCTATTGTGAAGACGGTAAGTTGTTTCTCGCTATCAACGACAGTACATTCTTCCACACTATTGAGGAGTGGAGTCAATTCTTTATTAAGTGTAATTGGTTCGACTTCCATCTATGGCAGGCATACCTAATGTGGGATATCTGCGTTCCAGGTGTAGAAGCGGAATTTATTCTATTAGGGTTGGGAGTTCGCTTTCGAATGAACTTCGATTGGGAAGGAAGCGAGATTGGAGACCGACTAGAAGAACTTCGTAGGTCTCGGGAGCCCGATCCGTGTGAGGATGAATATGAGTTGTCTTAGCTCAGTAGGTAGAGCGCCACACTGAAAATGTGGGTGTCACTGGTTCGAGTCCAGTAGGCAACATTGACTGTAGGCATTAGCAGCTGTGCTAAACCGGTCTAGCTAACCGGAAGAGACCTACAGAAAAGTACTTAGCAGAAGGAGACCCCATGAAATCGTTGTCACCGTCACTGTTGATGAAGGCCGCAGTTATTGTCGTCGTAGCATGGTTGTTGCTGATCGGTATACCTAACCTTTTGAAGCCGACTGAAGCAGCAACGCAATCGAACTTGCGACCTACTGCACAGTCAGGTAGTAGTCTTTTTCCATCCGACGTGAGACCTAGTCCTCAAAGTGCCTGTATCTCAGCGAAGCATAGTAACGACCCAACTATGACTTCCGATTTACAATATTGTGGTAGCAACCAGTACGTACTAGTGATTACTCCCGGTGGAGGATTCAATACGGGGAACGTTGTTAGTTGTACTGAGACAACTGCAGCGAATCCAGGAGGCGTAGCGTTACAAGCGTACCCATTCCTTGGTGGACATGAGTACAACTGCTTCCCTATAGGAGATTGGCTTTCAGTAAGCGCCATTTGGTACTCTAGTGATGATGCTAATCCTAGTTTGGGTAATCGAATGTCAGTGACATATCAACGACCTGTAGCAAATCCCTAGTAGATCGTTTTCATAACCGGCCTTAACCGTAGAGTTCGAACTCTACGGTTAAGTATTTCCCTCGAAAGGTCTCCCAATGCTAAGACTCTCAGAGACATTCTCTCCTATCGGCAGTTGTAGTATCTGTAAAGCTCCAGTGTACATGCAGAAGAAGTATCGAGAAGGTGCAAACTACCGACGTAAGACTTGCGAACACACACAAGCCCGTATTATGGTACAAGATCTCGAATACCTCAACAGCTTACCTAAACTTACATACCTAACGTTTTGTCTAGGTATGTACATGAAACGGATCTACCTCGAGTCTTTGGTAGCCTAAACAGCAAAAACGCCTGAGTTCAGTTAAGAACTCAGGCGTTTTTGCTGTTAATTTAGTCTTCCCAAACGTGTTTAGCGTAGCGAAGACCCTCTTTCATAAAGAGGATAGCTTCCTGCAAGTCGTATTCAGCAGCGTTGTGGTCTTTTTGGAATATGGTGATGTCTGTTCGATATGGCGTCGGATGCCCAACAGGCATTCCTGGCCATCGGCCGTGTTTATTTGGGTAGTGTACTGGACTTTCGTCCCAAATGGCGTAGCTACCGTTGCTGTATTGCATGATGTAAGCTTTCGAGACGTACTCTCCGTACCTCTGTATAGCAAGTACATTGTTGTATGTACTTCTTACGGTCGCTTCGTTCGCAAGTGGAGGAAGTTGTATAAGACGACGCACACTTAACGGAGTAACTAGTTCAATAGGTACGAGGTCTATGAGTTTCATGCACCTATACATGAGTCTCATAAGAGAGCCTTCTACAGGCGTGTCTGGAAAGCTACTGCTGAACGAGTATTCGTAGCCCCCTGGAAAGTCACTTTCTGTGTGAGGGTCGTGAGCACTCGGTACAAGAATATGGATAGATCCATAGTCATCGAAGAGTGCTGTACGAAACGTACCCGATAGGAAGTTACAGAACGTCTGCTTGTGAGTAGCGTACGTGTCACTCACACTATCTGAGTTGTCTGACCAATCACGCATAGTTGCTGGGTAACTTGGGTAGTTTGGGTGGACTGGTGCCCGGAAGTCTTCAACAAATTGTTCTGTCAAGGTTTTCTCCTTCGGCTGGTGAGACTATACTAACTTTATATAATATATTATAATATAAACGTGCGGTTGAAATCAAGAGGACTGTACGCATTCCCCCACTTGATTTTTCTGTCGATGTCCATTATACTTATTAACAGACAGATGAGTATGTTCGCCCACTGATAGCGACGACTTAGGGACACGTTAGTGTCCATTTTACATGTTTAGGGTGTTTGATGGCTCCGACTAAGTCACTGACAGTAGAACTGTATACCCCTCACGAAGGTCAAAAGCTCCTACACAACTGTGCTTCACGTTTCCGGGTTATGAGTTGTGGTAGACGTTTCGGTAAGACGATGGCGTGTACGAATGAGGTTGCTAAGTTTGCGTTAGAGCACAGTGACACGCTGTCTATGTGGGTTGCTCCCGTGTATAGACAGACTCAAATCGCCTTTCGCTTGATGTCGAAGGCGCTCAAGCAAGTATTAGCTGCAGACCCGAACAAGACTGAGTTGAGACTGGAGCTTATTAACGGTAGCACAGTTGAGTTTAGGTCTACCGAGCGGTTTGACCATTTACGCGGTGAGGGTATACACTTTCTGGTGATTGACGAAGCTGCTAGAGTAGCACAGGAAGCTTGGGAAGCCGCCTTACGTCCAGCCCTTTCTGACACTAACGGGAGGGCTATCTTTATTAGCACCCCGTTAGGTCGGAATTGGTTCTATCGAATGTTCTTACGAGGGCAAGACTCGAGTCAGGATCAGTATAGGTCGTTTACATTCCCAACCTCTGCTAACCCCTATGTACGGAAGGACGACATTGAAGAGGCTAGACTTGCGCTTCCACAGGATGTATTCCGGCAAGAGTACTTAGCGGAGTTCCTAGAAGAGTCTGCGGGTGTCTTCCGTAACGTCGATGACTGTGTGCAAGGTGAGTTGGAGGAACCCAAGTTCGGTCACTCGTATATACTCGGTTGGGATCCAGCGAAGTATGCAGACTTCTCTGTTATGACAGTAGTCGACGTCGAGGAGCAGAAGGTCGTAGCGTTTGATCGTTCGAATGGTGTGGAATACAGAGCACAGCTAGACCGACTGGTTGATCTAGCGTATCGATATAACGGTGCGTTCGTCGTAATGGACTGTACCGGAGTAGGTGATCCTCTACTAGAACAGGTTCGAGAACGTAATCTGCAGGTTGAGGGCTTTCTGTTTACGTCGACTAGTAAGTCACAGTTGGTGGAGAACCTGATTGTGAAGCTCGAGAAGGCGCAAATAACGTTCCCGGACATTCCTATACTCATTAACGAACTAAAGTCGTTTGAACACCGCTATACGCCCTCTCGATATTTGCAATACAGTGCTCCTGAAGGTATGACAGACGACTGTGTGATGTCACTGGCATTAGCCGCTTGGAGATTAGTGACGAGCGTGCAGACCATACCTCTCGCCGTGTCGTATAGTGTGCCTGTACCAGTTGTAGTGAGAAGTATTCCGAGTGTGGTAGAGACTGACGACGAGGAAGTAAACCGGAGACAGTTGCAGGCGAGTAGATTTCTGAGAGAAGTGTTTACGAATGTACAGCGTCAGTTGATGTAGACCAACTGACGCTGTACTTGAGTGCTAACCCCCTACGATACGTGGGATCATTGTGATGTGGTCAGCAGTCCGATCGAAGTGCTTGATGACTTTACGCTGGTCGCCGTAAGTGGCGATAGCTAAGTACTGTGTCGTCTGCTGCTTCTCAGCGAAGATGCGTACTGCTTCCTGGACTGCTGCGATTTGATCTTCGACAAGCGTAGCAGCCTCCGAGACTGTCGGGTAGTCGTAGGTTGTATCGCCTGTACGGTCAAGGATTCTGAGTTTACCCACTTGGGTACCTTCCTTTCGTTGTAGAGAAAGTATTTCTTCCTCTATTTATATTATAAAGTATTTACATATCGTTTTACAAGAGGGCTATTCCTCTCTAAGTAGTTGCAGGGCTCTACGCTGTAAGTAGTCCGTATGGTAGTATCTATTGCCTGTACTTAAGAATGTAGCTTCGTCAGCCCATAGTAGTAGTATCAGTGAGAGAATCTGGTCAGCGATAGGGAGTTCAGTTACCTTGCCCGACGTTTGGATACAGACTTGGTCTACCTGTATGTCACGTTCGTAAATGTACGTGTTGATGTGGTGGTCCTTGCGGGATCTCACTGCGTTTACTGCGACTTGTAGTGCAGTTGTGTTCATAGCAAACTCTCTATCCGCCGTGAGTGGGTCCGATTCTGGGCCTCTCCAGGTAGGGTAGTAGTATTGACTAGTTACTCCAGTGAAGACGTAGACTCTACTAGGTACATTAACGCTACGGACGGGAACACAACCTAGTTGTACGTAGCACTGCCACTGTGCTTCCGTAAGGTGTGAACGTAGCGTGTTTTCAGCTCGCTCGACGACTTCAGCTTCAGCTTTGTAACGTCGTTCGTATGCGTCTCGACGCTCTTCGGCTTCTCTCGCCATAGCGTCTCGGCGCGCTTGTGAGTATCGTTCTAGTTCGTTCTCAAGCGCTTCCTCATCGTCCTGGATCTGAGTAACCCACCAAAGAGCGACTTCTTTAGGTACCAGCGTTCGAAAGTGGTCGTAGTCTCCGTGTAGAGACTCTATTCTTCTACCGCCGTGTCTAGCGATATTAAGTGCAGCTGTCTCAAGCTTAATACGGTAGTGTTCTCCCTGATGTACTTGAGAATCTAGCTCGATGTACTTGTTAGCACATGCTTGAGCCCATGGAACGTTGCCAAGGCGGAGCTTTAAGGCCTTAGAGGCAGCAAATCCTCTACGTACTCTGTCTGCTAATGAGGTTGAGGTATCCGGCACGAGCGTATCCTTTCCTGGTAAAAGTATTTACTAATTATATTATAATATAAACTCTCGGTTGAAATCAAGAGGGTGTATGACGAAGAAACGTCGCAAACAGCTTACTCCCGTTCCTAGAGGGTCCGAGAAAGCTTATAGACAGCTAGTTCAACTAGTAGAGGCTCCCGAACTCGATGTGCAACGAGTGCAGCAACTGTTAGTATCGAACCCGGTGCTGCTAAAGGTACTGGACGGTGTAAGGAATCGAGAGTTAGCAAGACAGGAAGCGTTGACTAGACCAGATATAGCGTTAGCATCCCCGACTCAGGACTTTCCGAGAGGTGGTGAGTCAGGATTTCCAGCTGCTTGGACTGGTGCTAGGAACTATCCTATCGGAGTTAGTAACGCTAGGGTACTACGTCAGTTAGCAGATACCGACCCATGGGTTAGAGCAGCTATTACCGTACGTAGACAGCAGATTGGTCGAGCGGATATAGCCGTAGTACCACTGAACGAGCGTAAACCCTATAGTCGTACTGTTATGAAGAAGGTACAGCACCTCTTAGATCAGCCGAATGAGTATAGGGACAGTTACCGGTCACTCATTGAGCCTGTGCTAGAAGACGTGCTCGTGTTGGACCGTGGTGTTATTACCAAGAACATGACGATTATGCGCCAGCCAGTCGGTTTGTACTACGAGGACGGAGCTACGATTAAGATCTACCCACAATGGTCAGGAGACCCGAACGAACCTAGATATTTGTATGAAGACGACGTTGGTAGAGTGAAGAAACCCCTCCGTAATGACGAGTGCATCGTCATAATGGCCAACCCCGCGTCGTACCGATACGGATTGTCGCCGGTGCAAGTGTTGTATGAGACCATTCAAGCGGACTTGAAAGCGTCTACAGCGGCTATGCACATGGTAGATATGAAACCACCACCTCACGCTGTGCAAGTACCCGGTGCTACGGAAGCACAGATCACTCGCTTGCGGATGATGTACGACACTGAGATTGCTGGCCGTAAGGAAGTGTTCTGGTTCGGTGGTAATAACCCTGCGAATCACTTTCCGCTGATATTCTCCGCTAAAGACAATCAGTGGCTCGAGTGGCAGGTGTATATTGTCCGTAAAATGTCCGCAGTCTTTCAACTCTCACCTCAGCAGTTAGGAGTGACATTCGATATTAACAAGGCAAACGCTGAGGTTCAGCAGGAGATTTTTGAGGATACCGGTTTAATTCCCCTATTATTACTGCTCGAAGAGTTCCTCAATCGAGAGTTACTAGCAGACTATGCACAGCAACTGCCGAACGACCGTTCTAATTTAGCAGCTCTTAACCTTCGTATCGTGTATCCAGAAGTAAGTGAAGCCGCTCGACAGTTACACGCTGAACGTGCTGTAAACCTAGCTGCGAAGGGTATGGCGGGTCTGCCTTCTATGACCCTGAATCAGGTACTGGCGATGCGTGGTGAGGAACCCGTAGCTGGAGGAGACGCATTCTACGTCAATACGACTGCTGGACCACTAAAGTGGCTGTCATACGGAACGGGTTATCTAGGTGGAGACTATGGTCCACGTTCAGGCTCTGGTGTTATCGGTGCTCAAGATCCTGCTAGTGGAACTAGTGAGGACGCTGACTCACCTTCTACTACACCTGCCGACGATGATCCGACTTCTTCTGGACCCCCACCAGTGTTAGGCGAGTTAGGTCAACCGGTTGAGTCGGTACAAGTCGGCAGTAAGTCATTTGCTTATACACGTAGTCGGCCGCCAGGTAAGCGCTGGACTAGTAGATATACAGATTAAAAGGAGTAATACAATATGTATCACAACGGAGACCATTCGGTTCTCGAGCTGGGTAATGACATTTACGAAGTGAAAGCTGTCGAGTTACAGACAGCAGAAGATGGGACAGTTACAGCACAGATTACAGCGACTCTAGTCCCGGGTAAGGACTATTCGCAAATGACACGTGTGCATAATACTGATGGCGTCACCCATCAGTATCATCATGTGACTGCGACGACTGCAGTTAAACCGACTGTGCCAAAGCCAACTATCGTTCAGAAGCCCGCGAGTAGCACTAAGTAGAGGAATGTATGACAACGATCGAGCCTGCACAAATGGACAGCAAGGTCGGTGGTCTGTCTCCAGACTTCGTCATCTATACTGCTTCGATGGAACCCCTGCTTACGCAGGATGCTGTCCATGGAGGTATAGAGCCTATAGTACATATGGTAGGCTCGAGTACAGTACGAGACCTAGAAGAGGACTCTATGCAGATGTCAGCACTAGCTGACATGATGCAAGTGCGTCCTAAGTTGTCGATTTGGCTGAATCACGACTACGCTCTTCCGGATTCGCTGTTTGGTAGTTTAGTAGATAGACCGGAGCTGTTTACAGCGAATGGTATAGCTGACCTACATCTCAATGTTGGTGTAGAGATGGACAACCCAAACGCTGCTAGGACCTACAAGTACATTCGAAACGGGAGACAGTTCGGTTGTAGCGTAGGTTGTATGGTAAAGGATTGGGAAGCTGCCGACGACGACGATTACGGCGGACCGATTAATATCTTACACGTGGAGGTCGTCGAGTTCTCAGTCGTCGGTATCCCTGCTAACCAGCGGTGTTGGGTTGAGAACGCGATTAAGGGTATATTCTCTCGCTCATTAAGAGAAGGCGTACTTAGTGACGCTGAGAAACTAGCTCCTGTTATGCGGGGCTTGTTTCCTAGAGACTACGAGAGTGCAATTGGACGTACCTTTACAGACGGTGACTTAAGGAAGCACTTTAACAGTATTAAAGCTCGCCCTTCTAATAAGCGCGTGTTATGGTCTCCAACTAAAAAGATGTTTGTACTGTCTCACAACGGTAAATTGGAGGAGATTACTCCCGCTCAAGTACCTACTGTGCTTGCGACTGAGACTAAGAAGTACTCACCAGATGTTAAAGTGGTGTTGGACGGTGAGTCAATCGCTGCTATGGTGTCTAAGGAGCTTGCAGGTGATGTAATTATTACACCGACGACTAGGTTCGAGGTTACGGAAAAGGGTAGAGCGTTCTTTAAGACACTAGAACTAGTACAGTCTGAAGAGGAAGTCGATGCCCTTATCGAGTCCGAACTGTTTCCGGATGAGGCTAAGGCTGCTAGTGGCAAGACGAGTTGGCCTCTAGCAGATAGAGGGGCAGGTTGGGATGGAAGTGGCGCTAGACATAGACTAGTCGAGTGGGCCGGTGGTAAAGACAGCATGTCGTCAGCTAAGATGAAACAGTGCTTCTTCTGGTACGATGCTTCTACTCCCGATAACATTGGTTCGTATAAGCTACCTTTCTGTGACGTGGTAGGTGGCAGCGTGAAGGCGATACCGAAGGGTATCTTTGCTGCAGCCGCCGCAGTACAGGGAGCACGTGGTGGTGTGAGTATACCTAGTGGGGATGTAGGTGCTGTCAGATCTAGGATTGCTGCCTACTACCACCGAATGTCTTCAGCATTCAATGACCCTGATATTACACCACCATGGGAAGGTGGTAAGGAGGTACAACCCGACGTGCTACAGACAACGCACATCGATCCTGACCTTATCAAGACTGATAACCGCGGTATGTCGATTGACTCAGATGGCTCGCACGAACCATTTAAGGGTTCTCATACGCACGCTCATCCGTCTTTCGGTCAGAAGAGTATAGATTCAGACCTACACGCTCACGAGCATGAGCACGACAACGACTTCAATCACGCTCATCCGCACGTAGACTTTCCTACCAATCCGGAGGATGGTAAAGCCCCCTCGCCGCAGATAGCTCCGACTGGAGGAGCTCAAACAGGACCTGCCGGTCCAGCTACGCCAGCAGTTACGCCAGGTTACTCTCCTACACCAGCAAAGACTCCTTCTGACAGTGGACAGACTGGACCTACTTATAATCCTCCGGGTCCAACAGACGTTGGTGCCGATCCAGACGGTGCTTCAGCTATGCAAAGTCAACCAGTAAGTGCAAGTACGCAGGCAGAAGTGACCAAGGGTAAGGTGGAGGTTTCGAGAGACGGTACTCACGCGGTAATGAGTGGGACTCATACTCATATACATAAGGCGTTTGGGTCTCAAGGTGAAGATGAGACGCATACACACACTCACTCACACGATGACGATGCCGGACATAAGCACAGCCATAGCGGAGATAAGAGTCTACAAGTAGCGCACGATGCTATGCTTGCAACCTATAACCAACTCGGTGCCGCTCTTGGCTTTAGTGCCGTTGATGCTACTAAAGCTATTGCTACGAAGGATATGGATTGGTCAGCACTTGCGACTGCTATTACCACGATCGACGCCCACATCGATGCAGCTGATGGTGCTATAGACTCGTTAATGGCCGTACTAGGTATTCCAGACTATGATAACGGTGACGATGATGACGGAGATAGCGGGGAACTAATTCGATCTGTTGCTAGACGTCGGTTACAGAGAGAGTTGGCTTCTTCTACAGACGGTGCTATTACTAGGTCGTTGCCAGAACTGCCGGATGCGTCACATATGGCAATGGCACACGTTATGCACAAGTGCCTGTCGTTTATGTCGGGTGGTAAGACATGTGCAGTTGGCGGTATTCCAGGTTCGGACGCGAATCCAATACCAGAGACTCATATGCCTCTAGCTCACGTCATACATCATGCGTTACAGCATATGACTGGTGGCAAAGTGTGCAGTGTAGGTAGCCCTACTGTATCCAATATGGAGCCTACTCAACCGGATATGGGTTCTGGCGTAAGTGGAGGCACTTACAATAGTACAGAACCCGTTGGTGGTTATCCCAACGCTTCGGCGAGTGCTCCAGTGGATACAAAGTCACTAGCAGCTGTGCTAGGCCTTAGTAACGTGAGTCTATCGCCTTCTATCGATAAACTGACGAGAGCTTTAGATGGTATCAACGTAAAAGGGTTGCAGAGTAGCGTGCAAGAAGCTCAACAGACTCTAGCGAGTATACAGTTAGAGGTCGCTGAACTTCAG